GGTCGACGGTGTGTATGCTTTTTTGATTCATAACATGTCTTATCGGATACTTGTTCAAATGCAGGGTAATGCAGGGTAAGTTGCTTTACACCGTCGGTCGACGGTGTGTATGCTTTTTTGATTCATAACATGTCTTATCGGATACTTGTTCAAATGCAGGGTAATGCAGGGTAAGTTGCTTTACACCGTCGTGAAAACTTTAACGGATTTTATCGTCGAAGAATAGTTATTATTCATTATATTTGCTTAGTAATTAAAACAAACCAATTATGAAAAATATAACATTAAGAAAAAGAAACTTTACACCAAAAAGAATCGCCGGTGATTACTGGATAATGATTCATTCATTTAAAATCCTAGACGTATTCATTCCTGCATTTATAACATTTTATAAATTATAATCATGACCGAACCACAAGAAAAACAATTAGAATTAGAAATTCTAATGTCACTAGAGAACGCAGCTTGTATAGGAAGAAGCCAACAAGACTACGGTGAATATTGTAAGAGATTAACTGCTGGTATAATGAATAAAATAAGAACACTCAACAAGGTGGAAACCGTCGGGGAAAGTAAATAATAATGAATCGTATAATTAATAAAGTAAACATCTCCAGCATAGAACCTGGGGATGTCATATTTCACGACGGTGCTGATCATACAGTCTGTTCAGGTAATATTAAACATTGTCCTTTCATGGGCACAACGGTGTTTGGCGATTCTTACCATTCAGGTCACAAACAAGTTATAAGAGTAACATTTAGATAACAACTAATTCATCAACGGTATAATCAAGAGGCTTTGGCCTCTTTTTTTATGGACATTGAATTCACCTGACATGTTTTAGGGTCATCCCTGTACCCACCGGGGACAACGGTGTTTCCAGCTGCTCCATCAGATGCCAGCTGCAATATCCAGATGCTCTCCACCGGCGGCATCGGTAAGATAGGATCTACCTGGTATCTAGCCTTTAAAAATTGTTTTGAATTTTAACGTTTACTATCATTCGATACCAAACTATTTTTATTATATTTACAGAGTAATTAAAACTTAAACATATGAAAAAATTATTAGTAACCAAAACCATCTTCTTCTCAGTATTATTAGCAATCATAGTTTTACTTAGCTCCTGTTCAAGTGGATGTCAAAGAAGAAAAAAACAATACTGGAGGTCACACAAATATGTGGAGCTTAAAACCCACCAACACAACACAGAAAAGGCTTAGGCCTTTTTTTTGTGGTCTTTTATTGTATAAAAGATTGTATAAAATCAGGGCAAGCACTAAACACCGCCGCCATCGGTATAAAGAGATGTGAAGAGATGAAAGAAGATAAGGAAGAGACAAAGAAGATAGAGAAGAAGATAAGGAAGAGACAAAGGGGAAACACCGAGGCCATCGGTGGTCTTCCAATCTTCATCTGCAGAATTTATGCACTTTCCAAAATCAGCCCAAGAGAGCTAAAGTAAGACATAGTTGCGAGATAAAAAAATTATCTGCGTTAAAGTTACTAATCGTTAAAGTGTGTATATAATTTTTTTATTCAAAAATAATTTGTTATATTTGCTCTGTAATTAAAACATAAACACTCATGAAAAAATTAATCATTACCAAAATTTTATTTCTGATAGCACTTCTCTTTGCTATCTCTCTATTATCTTCTTGTAGCACACCTGAACAAACCGAGGTGAACCCAGAGAAGCACACTGCCATAATCACAATAAAAGGAGGTTCTCCACAATGCTGGGTCAACGGTGCAAATGGAGAGATCAAGTGGACACAATCCCAAATCACATGCCAAGTTCAAAAAGAAGATGTGATCACCGCGATGGGTCTGAGTTACGATATAGATAACTCCAATAACTACGGTGCGGCTGATGTGCACGTCACAGCTCATTGTTCAATTAAAATAGATGGTCAAGAGGTCACCAACGGAGTAAACTGGTGTGCTTACCAAATCCCATAAGCATGTTTTAATTACACTCAGAACAGCTCAGAAAGAGGCTCAGGGAAACCTGGGCCCTTTTTGTGGGGTGACCCCAAATTTACATTATTACCATGAGCACCACCGAGGCCCTCGGTGGCTGGATCAAAAGACATGCTTATTTAATGCTTAAGCGTGACCCGAGGTGTAAAAGGCTAAGCCTGATGCATTTAACTAAATCTCCATAGCATGCCATCCGCGGTGAATTCCCTATCTTATTCCAAAAATTTTAGATTGCATTTTTCAAAGACACCGTGAAATATAGCCCCCCTCCAATATTATGGAGGGGGGTAAAAACGGGGTCCCTCGTAGGGGCTATGAAGCCCCCTCGTATATAGTGTCTATGAGGGGGGTGGAAACCGCTTATAAGGGACCCCTAATTTCTTAAAAGAGAGGGTTATCTTAGGTAGGGGACCCTTATTTAGAGGACCAATTTAAGGGGGCCTCGCGTATGACATAGTGGGTTCACCGTGAGAACGCTTAAGCGGTTTGCATAAGAAGACAACCAGAAGACAACCAGAAGACAACCAGAAGACAACCAGAAGACAACCAGAAGACAACCAGAAGACAACCAGAAGACAACCAGAAGACAACCAGAAGACAACCAGAAGACTTATCCATCCAAGTCTATCCAAGTCTATCCAAGTCTATCCAATAGTGAAGTCCTACTCATTACTTATTTTCCATAGTGGGTTTGTTCCATGGAGTGTGTATACTGTGTGTTGCTAGACGATAATGTTTATGACATCTGTTATTATGTTATTCCGGATTTGATGCATTAGCGGACAAGTATGCATGTTAGAAGAACCCTCTCAATTTTTTTTTGCGTGTCTTATTTTTTGGTTGTGCTCTAGTGGGAGTGATCTCATGTTTGTTCCGTCTGGATAGGGACTCAGATGATTTGGTTATTTGGTGCGGTGCATGGAGTTGAATGTCAACTTGAATATATAAGTCAACAAATAAAATAAAATTATTCATGAAACACATTCAAGTATACGAGGCATACAACCACTTTAACTGGGAGACATCAGGTGGCAGCAGATTGATCATCATTGAGGGCACAGAGTCTTTCCCTGCAGAGGTTCAGAACATTATTCATAGTATGGAAGAGGAGGGCAATCTTGCAATCGTTGATATGTCATCTTGTGACAAGGCGGAGATTGATGCTGTTGTTGCTTCCTCTGTTGCAAAGATCCTGTTTATCAATGGTGATCATTGTGAGAGACCTATTAGATATGCTGTGATGGACTTACATCCAGAGATCATCCCTGCTGGTATGTTGACTGTGGAAGATCTGGGATAGATCTAATTGTTACTAACTCTGCATCTCACACTTAGAAGATGGTCCTAGTGATCATCTTTTTTATTTTATTGGTTAACTGGTGGTTTTGAGTGCGTATGCATCTTAATTATAGGTTGCATCTCTTGAGGATGTTTTTTTTCTTATGGTATGGAGTCATTCTTAGATTTCTGGGGTTCTTTGTAAACTGGTGCCAGGCCCCGGGCCCTAGAAAATTAACAAAAAATTGGGCTTCAAGCGCCTTCGCCTTTGTTACCTATAAAAAATGATAGTTGGAGCAGGCTTTTAAATGATGGAGTGTAGTCTGTGGTTTTTTATGTTGTATGTAATGGGGCTATTTATGAAAACATGGATATATAAATCAAATTATTTTACATAAAATACCATGGGATATGTTTATTTGCTGCTTGAGATTGACAGAAGTAATAATGAAAGTTATAAGATTGGAGTTACTAAAGGTGATACTGCAAAAAGAATAAAGCAGTTACAGACAGGTAACCCTAATGTGATAACATTATCCAGGGTATATAAGAGTAATAACTATCTTAAAATTGAAAAGTGGTTGCATAGAAAATATGGAAGTTTAGTAACTAATGCTAATAACGAATGGAGGGTATTAGAATCTAATCATGTTTTTTCATTTATTGATGATTGCAGGTCAGCAGAAGAATTAATTACATTTTTACAAAATAATAATCATTTTTATAATTGATAAAAAAATAAGGTGAATTTTTTTTTGTTTATCTGGATCTCTCCGTGGGATTTTAATATATTTGCATTTTAATGAAGATGCAGGAAACACATGCCGAATTATCGAACAATAAAATTTGTATATAGCAACCTAATGGGCATTGGTCCCTGTGTTGGAAACTTCCTTGTGGACGGAGAGGAGTATGTGGTGAAGTACGAGGAGACTCCAAAGTTGAAAATGCCGTTTCCTACAGGGGTATATAGAATGGATGCTGATGGTACATTGGATAAATTATCAAGAATAGAAATCACTGGGAATTCGTACATTGGTATAAACAGAATAACCGGACAAATCGATAGGATTTATTCCCGATATATTACCAGTATTGATAGACATGATAATAAAGGCGGAGATCTGGTTGCTATAATCAAAAAGAGCATTGTTGAATGGGTGAAGATAAAATAGGGTTTAAATTCACTTGGATAAAAGGGATGCCACGGAGAAGCAATAGGTACTTATACCGTTATATTGACGGGGAAGAGTATCAGATTGATACCCTGGATAGCATTGTCGGTGTCGGTAAATTTGTCATATTTGGTGATATACAGACGGACCAAAGAATAGGAATAACTGAACAAGATATAGAGGAGCTTAGAAAATTTTCAGTAAAATGGGAGAAAATAAGATGATATCCTTTGTATATGATGAGTCTTTTGATCCGTTTGATACTTGGGAGATATTAGGTGGCGGACCGATCAGATTTGTTCATGACAACCAATATACGGTTTCCTTCGAGGGTGCAACATATTTTCTAATATATGGCATCTTTTCAGGAAGGGACAAATGGACATCCATAGATAGGGAGTTTCAAGGATGGGCTTGTGATATAAAATACAGAGTACTGATAGAATTAATAGGAGGTACAAAAAATTGGATAACTATTTTACCTTGATCCAATCAATGACATCGGCCATAAATATAGAGGAAATTATAACAATAATCAATGAAACATCAGAGCCTAAATGGATGAATATTATCCCCTTATGTACATGTTAGTAGGTTATTAAAAATATATATGAAAAATATAATAATATAAAAAAATTGGTCAGATATATACATAATGAAAAACCTACTATTATTTGAGGCATTCTCACAGGAGAAAAAAATCATACTGGCATCCAGACAAAACCGAGATATTAATATCACCTTATTAGGCGGCCGTATAGACACGATTGATAATAAATCAGGGGTAAACTTCCCTTTCAGTGTAGGTCAGCAATACACACGATCTATTGAGACATGGGCATGTAATAATGGATTTAAAATGGACGGAAAGGATCCATGTCCGGAAAAGAAAGTTTTCGGTATAAGAACCAAGGACATTCCACAGGGTCATGAGCTCAGAATGTTATTCCCTTCTAAATTTAGAAAATAAAAAAATCCATCTCCCGATGGATTTTTTTATGCTTTTATTTTTTCATTCCGCGATATTATGATATATTTGCAATCTAATTATTAATAAACAATTAAAAAAATGGAAAATCTAACAAGGGGCGAAAAGCCAGCTAAAAACAAATTCATTACGAATTTAAGTGCATCTGATGCATCAATCAAGGAAACAAGAGCAACCCTATTATCAAAGGGTGCATCTATCGCAGCAAACGCTTTAGTACAGAAAGTAGAAACAGAGAAGCTTGCACTTGAGATGGAGATTTCTAAGCTTACTGATCTTGCTCCAAATAACAGCTACTGATTAAAACCTGGTGGTGATGATTTTGATGCTGCTTCTTGGGTTAGTTCCTTACATAGAACGAAGCTTAAATTGAATTTGAAAGAGATTGAATTGAAAGCAGCACAAGCAATTGTTGACGAATGGTTCGGATCGAATGAAAAATAAGATATATTTTTCGAAGAGCAATGCCGTAGCCAAGGAGACTGCAGATAAGATTCATAAATATATTTTAAAATTTGACGTAGATTTAAAGGAGTTCTCAGGAGGATCATATACCAATTCTGTTATGGACGACTGTGAATTCCTTATCGTTCTTCCTCCGCATATAGCAAAAAAGAAACCTGGAATTTCTGAAGCTGCAAGTGTAGGGAGAGGTATATTTCAACAAACCCAATATTTTTATAACAAGAAAAAGGAAATATGCAATATACTTATAATTACTGGATATGGTCTATGTGATAATAAGGATATATCTTATATTGAATTTTCAAACCCAAGTTACTGGCATATAAAAGACGAAACTAACTATGTCAATTATGGGGAGATAGAGCTGAAAAGGAATAATCTCAACATGCGTGATATTTTCCCAACAAAAAAATCAACGGATGCGGATTCGTATATAGAATATATTTTTGATATGACAGGATCGGCGAGGAAGTGCAATATAACGGAACATAAAGTTTCAAAAGTTACCGCCAGATATATTGAAACCCCCGCATGGGACGATGTTTATGAAGAATGGTTCACCGAACCAATAAAAGGGATCATGAAATTGGAACCCGATGATTTAGTAATAAACCCAGATGATCACGAGGACTATTCCCTCCTACTAACAATGTAAAAAGAGCCAATGGCTCTTTTTTTTATTTTTTATTTAGATACATAAATAAATAAAATCTAAATAATGAATAGGATAAAAAATTTTCTAACCTTCCTAAACGAGGGAGAGGAGCCAGAAGAACACGAAAAGGTTACAGGAGGCGTCGATAAAGCTAGATTCCAATTTCCTCTTGGCCAATATAAATTGGAAAATCTAAAACCTGAGGATCTATTGAAGCTTAAAAATGATGTTGCTCTAAATATAATATCAAAGCTTATAGATGGTAGTATATACAAGGGTATAACAACAATATCATTAACAGCATCAACTTCAACTATTCAGGTAACACCAGGATTAAGAACACAACTTTCCAAGGATGGATATAAAAGATTGGCAGGGGATAAATCCGATAATGCACAGTTATGCAGAGCTAGACTTGATACAATTAAGAAATTGGTTATGGAAATGCTTGGTGTAGAAACAGAAGAGCAAAAAACGGGATTCAGTAAAAATTTCATATTCAAAAATACACTTCTCACAGATCAGGGCAAGGAGGAAACGTTCCAGTATATAGAGGCAGAACTTCTATTTACAGGTGAGAAATATAGAGAATTGATAACTTGTGCAAAGGGTATAAGTAAGAAAGGTAAGCAAGGTAATGAAAATAATGGTTATGTTGGTTACTATTCTGAAGACGAGATAGGATTATATGCTTCACCAAATACTATAATAAATCTAAATCTCGATCCACTAGCAATTCCTGACTGTTTTGTTGTTTATCAAGGTCCCGATAATTTTTACGTAACACCTTTCCTTGGAGTAAGAACAAGAAAAAGAGAGTCTGAATCACCAGATAATTTTGTGAGCTCACTTAATACTATTAAGGATAAAATACTTAAGGGTATGAGAACAAAATTAGCAGAAATTGGTATACCTGCAGATAAAATAGAAGAGATAATAAAAACAAAGATATTAGACGAAAAAGGAAATTTTAGAATAGTACAGAAGGGAGACGTTAGTGGAGATCCAGACTATAAAATATCAATAGTTAAGAAACCCTATTATAATCAGGCTATAAAACTTATGGTATTCGCTCCTCTTGATGATACCGTATTCAATATAAAAACAGATTGTATTATACCAACAATGGACAAGGTAACGGGTAAGGTCAATATACCAGTAAAAAAATAAAAAAATAAAAAAAAGCAGATCTTACGATCTGCTTTTTTTTTAATACCTATGGATTTATCGTCAATTACTTTAAGATCTATTTGATCCGTCATTTTCTCGATTATCCATGTGTCTCTAGACATCTCAAAAACACCTATAGTTCTAAAGTACCAATCATGATACAAATCTATCTGTGTATTTTCACCATTCGCGTCTATCTTTATCTCATAGGATTCTATTTTTTCACGTGTCTTTTCATCTACAGGACACTGATTTATATCGAAAAATTTATTAAGTGCTTCTGTATATTTAATCTTCCCTTCCTCCGCTAGTTCTTTCCCTGAATATACTCCAAGTATGTGTGTCCTATAGTCATCGTATGAACCTGACGAGGTCATTAATATATATGATATCTCCCCCCCCATTTATTAGAAAATATCAGTTAGTTTATAGTTAAGTCTTTCTGCATATTTGCTCATCTTCTTTATTCCCTTCATATATTTTATTCTAACAGATTCACCGGTTAGACCCATTCCAATATTAATAGATATTTGGGAATAGTTTTCTTCACTTCTGTCATATGGCGATATCCCATGTCTTCTCAATATTATCTCGGTTTCGTAAGAGTCAAGAACCTCCGTTAATTTTAGTAATATTGAATTTTTTTGATTTATATTTGTTTCATTGTCACTATAATATTCACCAGAGTCCATAATGTCAATCAATGTAGAGCTCCCAGATTCGTCACCCAATGGTGTATCGAATGACGATGGTCTTGAATCAGCACCTATGGCATTATGTATTATATCAGTTCTCAATCTCGTAAACTTATCAAGTTTCTTGATCTCCTCTAATGTTTCATCAAAGGTTGCATTTCTCCCCTCTCTCATGGATATTATATTTGATGCGTCCCTCATAGCTTTCAGTGTGTTTACTTGATTTAATGGTATTCTAACAGTTCTACCATTATCACTAAGATGTGCTAATATCTGTTTTCTTATGTGCCAAACTGCGAATGATATAAATCTGAATCCCCGACTAGGATCAAAAAGCGATGCAGCTTCAACCAGGCCAACATTACCTACAGCAACAATCTCAGCAAAATCATCCGGATTTTTAGCATAATTCTTGGCTACTGTCAATACAAATCTTAGATTTGCATTTATTAATTTTAATCTTGCTTCCTCGTCTCCATTGAATGCTAGAAATGCTATCTCTGATTCCTTCTGTGGATCCATTACTTTAGTTTTATCAACCTCGTTTAAATATAACGATGAAGCTTTCGTTGTCCGTGGAGTAAAAGCCTCCTTGTTAACTTTAATTTGTCTCATTTTTTTAATTTATAGTTTATTTATTAATTTTATGCAAAGATACCGAATACGTGCGTGATAAAAAAATAAAAATTGATTTTTTTGATATATAGATAAAATTAAATCACTCAATGTATAATATAAAAGAATTCAAAGATTATATAATATCTGTTAATGAGGCAGTTATAATGCCAATAGATTATAGCGAGCTTATGAGGGAACTTACTGAAGCATGTGCTCAAAGACCAATATCAATAGATCAAGCAAATATGATAGCATGGAATCATGATGTTAAATTCAAGGGATATGATGAGTTTTATAGATCATTACCAGATAATTTAAAACATACTGCTCCTCCTCGAAATACACCTCTTTTCGGCTATATTGACGATGAGAATAACGTAACAATAGTATTAAGCATACCAGGAATAGGCTTCAGAGAGCTTGGATTTATATCCCATATGATACAACACGAGAGCATACATAAGGGCCAATGGGAAAGAAGAGCCAATGTTGAATATACATTGCCTGATGCTAATGATAGAGCTAAGTACTTTTCGAACAAGGATGAGATTATGGCGTTCTCCCAATCAATAGTTGAAATTATGCTTTCACACCAAAGAATTAGACAGATGTCACAATTAAAGGAGCTTTTAAAAACCAATCACCTTTACAATGATATAAAGAAAGTTGTCGGTGATGATGTATTGAAAAAATATAATAAATACATATATCAGTACGCTGAGCAATATCTAAATTAATAGCAGATGAAATACATAAAAACATTCGAATCACAAACAAATAATTTTTCAGAAATAAGCGAGGGGCTTAGATACCACCTTAATGAGTGCATACCATTAATGGAAAGCGTATATAGGATAGAATCCGACGCCTGGCTTAATCTAGTTAACGAGGCAAGGGAAATGTGGGAGAGAAATATGATAGATCTGGAAGATGATGATATCTTTCTAATAGGTACTGATACAGGATCCTATGATATCTACGAGGAAGAGAGGGTAATGCTTGACGTTCCGTATATGATTTGGGATGAGCTTGACGAGGCAGAATACCAAGGTAAAAAAGTACAGTTGAATAAACCAAGGAGAACCCCAGGTGGACCTAGAAAATTTGCTGTTTATACCAAAAATGAAAGCGGGAAGGTTGTTCAGGTTAGATTTGGCCAACCAGGAATGAGAGTAAATAATAATGATCCGAGTAAAGCTGCATCATTCAGAGCAAGAATGAGATGTGATAATCCAGGACCAAGATGGAAACCAAGATGGTGGGCATGCAACGTTGCAAGATATAGAAAATTATTGGGAATTAAATCAAATAGCCCATGGTAGTACCATATGATGAGATATTAGTATCAGATAATGAATTTATTCGTACATTTAAAGAATCATTAGATAGCGAAGAACTTAAATGGCACTGGGATGGGGAGGATCGAATAATAGAAGCAATGCACGAAACAGATTGGATGTTCCAGTTTGATAATAGATTACCAATTAAACTGAGCGGTAAAATAGAAATAAAAAAAGGAGTATGGCACAGACTAATAAAAGGTAAGTCTGACGTAAAGATAAGACTCAAAAAAATAAGCTAATTTATATTAGCTTATTTTTTGTTTATTAGATTTGTATATTCTTTTGTTATGTTTCTTACGTATGCCCCACTATCCTTGGTTGCTTGTGATATTTTTGCAGCGACCTGTGATGCATTCCCTTTTTTGTAGGTTATCTTATAAACCATATATTCATAATCTCCACCTTCTATTATGGGCGGAGCTATATTTTTAATCTTATCCAACTTAGTAATAACTACCGAAGTATTATCTCTTTCTAATTCAAATCTAACTGTACTACCATTTTTTTTAATTTTAAAGGAAACGTTTTGCTCGCTATTTGCTGCTGGACTATTAGGTACAGTAGCTTTACCAACAACAGAGTTGGTAATATATTTGGAAGTATTAACTCCCGCGGACTTTAGTGCAGCAACAAAATTTTTTGCCCTATTTTCTGCTAATTTTTTGTTATTATATCCCTTATCATTTCCAACTGCAGAAGCTGATCCAGTAATAACAATAGCTGAGTCATTCATAGGTTTAAGAATTTCAACAGCTCTTTTAAATTGATTATTATCAGTGTCTATCTCATCTTTACTGAGTTTAAATAATGTACCGTCAAGCACCGCTATCCTTGAATAGTTGAAATTTTTTACTCCGCCTTCCTTGGTGTTATCCCTTCCTCCTCCTAATGACTCATTTATACCTTCATGGTGGAAATTAGAAAATTCTATTAAATTTTCCATATTTGTATGTATTATTATTTTGATATATATATCCAAAAATAATAATAATAATATGTCAATAGTATTAACGGCTAGATATAATAGGGATGCTAGGCATATTAGAGAATTTAGTGTAAAGGGATACAATCAGGAGGTAGTTGAACTATTTAGCGAATTTCATAATGAATACAGGCATAAATGTGAATGTGAGGTTGAATATGAAAGGGATGTTGCAACTATAAGAATAAGCATATCTGAGCATTCTGAAGTCGATCCTGATTTATTCATAAAAAGACTGGATGATAAGATCCATTAAAAAATAATGGTGATCAATTTTTAATATCGATCCCCATTATTTTTTTATTTCGTATTTTTTATTTATCTTTACAAAAAATAAAGATATGATGGACCAAATGAAATTCTCATCCATAACAACAATGCAGGTAGCAGCAATGTGTATAGCTTCAATATTGCTGTATATAATTACAGATTTATTTATTGGTGATACTTATTCTTACTACTTTTCAATAAATCCATTTATTAGCGGATTACTTCATTCTAATATAGAACATCTACTGAACAATCTTCTTATTATTTTTCTATGCCTGAATGTAAAAATAAATAGGTTTTATACATTCGAGAAAATATTTTGGATAACCTCTCTTATATCAATATTACACCTTCCTGTAATAATAATAAACAATGAATTCGCGGCAATAGGAATATCAGGGACCTGTTACTTTCTATTAGCTAGATCAATATGTTCAGTTAATAGATTTAAGTGGCTAGGATATGTTCTGACATCTCTTATACTATACATTGAATTTATATGTACATTTCAAGATGATACAATATCACACAGTATGCATATAATAGGACTTATATTTGGAATAATTTCACTGTATACTGGAAAAATTGGATGTATACATGAAAAAATTTACGAAATAATAAGCTAGAATTTTTTTATTCCGAAATAATTTATTAATCTTGCATTATTAAAAACAAACAACATGAAAAAATTATTATTATTACTGGGTATATTTATTACACTTTCCTCTGTATCACAAAACAATAAAAAAGTATATTCAAGAATATATCTATCTGAGAAGATGGATAATCATTTTAGTAAACATTATAAAAAATATGTGGCTAATTATTTTTATAAAACAACAGGGGAAAAGAGAATCATAGAGAGGGATCCGGTCTTAGATACAGTTGCTTCAGGGAGGAGCGAATATTCAGTATTGGTATTTAAGGAATCGTCTAAACAATACTCCTTTAAATATCTATTAGATAAGTTACCTGATGGTGAAATTGCACATAGAAGATATTATGGGGATCCTTCAATATTTAAAGAACCTAAGGGATGCATATTTCAGGATAAAGACAATCTCCCCATATTAAAGAGAAATAATCTTATTTGGAATTCTGAATTATTTATTCACGATTCTTATTCATACAAATCAGAAAATGGTGACATATCAGATGCAGATATCATTGAGAGATATTCGAATATTATGAGAAAAAACGAGGACCAGTCAAGAGAGGATAACTTTTTAAATGGATACCTAGATTCACCAGCACACAAAAGTTCAATACATAGATATGGAAACTGGAAGTTTGGTTGTAGCACAATGATTATAATATCTAAGCAATATGAAACCAAATCAAGAATGTGGAAATATGAGCTATTTGCATGTCATACTATAATAATAGTAAAAAATCGAACAAAATCGAATGTCTACTAGATTATCTTAATGATATTAAATATTTAGTTTGATCCACAGCAGCTAGCATTTCATCAATTATATTGATTAATTCGCTATCTGAATCAGAATCAAAACATGCTCTACATTCGTCTCTATAGCATTTATACAGATCGTCGATAAACCCCGAAAGATCCCCATCCTTAGCATTCGCGAAATTATAAAGCTTTATAGTAAGCTCCTCGCCGGTTAATACAGGTCTCCCGTATTTACCCATTAGTGTTTCAATAAGAGTATCACCTATTTCTATAATACTGTCGAAAAGGCCATTAAGTGCTTTGTGCTGACCGTATAACATAGACTGCCAATGTAGCAATTTTGTTTGCGCCATATTCTGAAGAACCATCTGGGTTACTCTACCATATTTGGTTACAACCTCGTCATCTTCTTTTTTTGAATTCTTAACAAAAGGCAGATCGCTAAAATCTGCAGGGGTTGGAAATCTACTAGGCGGTGGCAATGCTCTTTGTGGTTCTTCAACATCAACTTGTTTTACATCTTTTGGGTTTTTAATAACCTCGCCAAATGCGCTGAGATTTAATACTCTTGGGTCCATATAATTAAATTATTTTAATTATATATCAATAAATATAAAATCTTTATTGTATAAGGAAACAAAAGATCAATATATAGCTTAAATAAAACAATAAATATTTTTAACCATGGAATGGAAAAGCCTAACGACGAAAAAGACCATCGACCTATCTAGCTACTTAGATGATTGGATGGCAAACAACTCTGAAGACAAGATCTATATAGGGTGTGATTCACAGAATCATAACGGCACCACTACATTCGCTACGGTTATTGTATTACATCAACCGAATAAGGGTGGACACGTGCTTTATAACAAGATGATTGTACCTAGAATCCAAGCTAGGTATGAAAGATTGTGGAAAGAGATCGAATTAAGTGTTGAAACAGCACATTGGATAATGGAGAATTGTGGGAAGACCCCAGACTTTATTGACATTGATCTTAATCCTGATCCAAGACACCAATCAAACACGCTTCTAAGATCCGCAGTCGGCTTAATAGAGGGGATGGGACTAAAGGCTAGATATAAAAGTGCATCTAACTGGTCCATATCTATTGCAGATTCCATATGTAAATAGAAAAATTTTGATAATTGAAACAAAATTCAAAATTTTGATATAATTATTGATATATAAAATTACTAAAAATTAAAATTACTAAAAATGAAAAGGCTATTATTCTTACTTGTATTACTACTCCCACTGGGAATAAACTCATGCAAAAATGTAGATGCTAAAAATTCTACCGATGCAGCAGTTGATACAACTAAAGTTGATTCTACAGAAGTAGATACAGCAACAATTAAAGTAGACACAACAAAGACATAAATCAGAATAATGTTTATATCTAAAGGGTCTAGTTTACTAGACCCTTTTTAATTTAGAAAAATATCAAAAATTATTTTTTTATTCCGAAAGGATTTCATATATTTGCAATATAATTAAAAACAATAATGGCTCCGTAGCTCAGTTGGATAGAGCATCAGATTTCTAATCTGAGGGTCGAAGGTTCGAACCCTTCCGGGGTCACAAATAACTAAAAATGAAAAAACAATTCGATATGCATTAGGTTTAATATAACCAATGCAAAATGTCAAAAAACAGAAACAGAGCAAAGCTCAACGATTGTTTAACTCCAAGGGAGTATAAATTAACATACCTAAAGCATGAATATGATTATTGCTTTATATGTTGCAAAAGAAGTGGAAGCTTCTATTATGATTGTTCACCCATGACTAGTAAAAAAAAGGGAAGACATGGTAACGGTAAATTAATTTCTACGTTTAATGCTAGATCTTACAGAACCTGGAAATATAATAGGATTACACAGTATAAATAGTAACCCTGCCCGGGTGGCGGAATGGTATACGCGCTAGATTTAGGATCTAGATTTTGAGGGTTCGAGTCCCTCCCCGGGTACAAAATATAAAAAATGAAAAGGTCTGGTGGTGGAATTGGTAGACACGCCGTCTTGAGGGGGCGGTGCTAATAAGCGTGAGAGTTCGAATCTCTTTCAGATCACAAAAAAATTCATATGATATCAATCTACTTAGACGATACTAGAACACCATTAGAGCATCCACTAGGAAAAGAATGGGTTACTGTAAGAGATTATGATGAATTTGTTAAATTGATCCTTAATACAGGCCTAAATAACGTTGAATTAATATCATTAGATCATGATCTTGGTCCTTGTGCAATAGATCACTTCTTTAAAAACACAAGGTTCAATTACAACATATGCTATGATTCAATAACAGAAAAAACCGGTATGGATGTTGTTAAATGGTTAATTAATTTAGCAAGAGAATCAAATCTGGATATACCACAATGTTATGTTCATAGTGCAAACCCAATAGGATGTGGTAATATGATGGGTTATATCAACATGTATCTAAAGGAAAGAAGAAAAGCTCAGACATGCATAAGAGCCAAATGGAATCACAGTTATATAAAATAAATTCCTGATATATTAAAAATAATTTTTTTTATCCGAAACTTTTTTATAAATTTACATAAAATATTAAAATCAATTAGATATATAAATCTATAATTTAAAAACACAATGAAAACAACTTTTAGAAATATTGTAAAACCGTTTATGCCGCAGAGCATTGCACCCTTTAATCAGGTGGGCATTGCCAAATGGTATAATGGATATAGCAAGGGATCTGGAGGTCACGATATAATTTAATGTAAGCACTAGTCAAATAAGCATTAAATATTTTTACTCCGGATCTTAAAAGATCTGGAGTTTTTTTTTGGACTGAAATTAAAATTAACGGGATGTGGACTAATTGGCTAAGTCGCCTGCTTTGGGAGCAGGACATCATCAGAGTTCGAGTCTCTGTATCCCGACAAATAAATAAATGAAATGGCAACAATAAAAGAAATTGTAAAAGACAACAAAGTTAGATTCTCGCATTTAAAGAATAATATCGCTTATTATAGCGTTTTCGCTGAAGACACCGATCACACATTTCCTGTTAGATTGGATGATATAGGTGAAGCAACATTATTAGCAGAGGATAATGCCATCTTCTTTATGAGGTATATCAGGAAGGCTTTAGATAATAACGAGTTTCATAAAGCAACTAGATAAACACACGGGCTTGGTGCAATGGTAGCATACCGGTCTCCAAAACCGATGATGAAGGTTCGAGTCCTTCAGCTCGTGCTGGCGCTTTTTCGTACTTTAGTTTGGATGTATAAGCTAAACTAAAGTATAGAAATGGCAAGAAAAGGAAATGATGGAGAAAGTAAATTCGGTTTCTCAAGCAGGAGATAAAAATTATGGATAAAGAATGATTTACTTATGGTAAACAAAAGAATAAATCCAGATGAGCTTGACGATTATATCAATGATGGATTTGCAAAGGGTATTGATATGAAATATTTTAAGAAGTAGAAAATAAAAATGGGATATGGTATAATGGCTCATTACACGTGGTTTTGGTCCACGCAATCAAGGTTCGATTCCTTGTATCCCAACAAAAATAAAAAAAAAAAAAATAAAAAATATTTTTTTAATTCGAAAGCATTTCATATATTTGCAATGTTAAAAAATATGATCTTTGACATAACGGAAACTAAATCAATGTACTAAAGTTAAAAAATCATAATAAACCGGGCAGGTTTATTAAATAAAAACAACTTTATTATACTGACCTCGTAACTCAGCTGGCTAGAGTACCAAACTTTTAATTTGGGAGTCATGGGTTCGAATCCCATCGGGGTCACAAAAAAAGCCAGTATCGTATAGCGGCAATTACTGCAGACTGTAAATCTGTTCCCTAAGGGTTCGGGGGTTCGAGTCCCTCTGCTGGCACAAACGGAGTAAAAGGGTTGGGAAATGTCTGATAGGGTCTGCTTCAGATTCTAGATAGCAAGAGTAAGACTATTAGTACTTATCCCAGATAGTATGGTTCAATTCCAGCTACTCCACAACATTCTTCTGTAGCTCCAATGGTTAGAGCGACACCCTGTTAAGGTGAGGGTTGCTGGTTCAAATCCAGCCAGAAGAGCAAAAATCAAAAGGGACTGTAGCGCAGATGGTCAGTTCGCGCTGGACTGAAAATCCAGAGATGAGGGTTCGAGTCCCTCCGGTCCCACAAATAGCTAATTTTAAGGAAACTTATTTATTAGCAATAACTAAGATTAAAAAGGGTGGATAGCTCAGTTGGTTAGAGCTTCTGACTGTTAATCAGATGGTCCTGGGTTCGAGTCCCAGTCCGCCCTCAGGGTGCCTGGTAAAGCCTCTTTCCTTTGTGGAAATGTAACCAGCGGGTATAAAACTAACATTAAACTTAGTTTGACGCTACCCGATCATGCGATAGTAGCTCAGTTGGTAGAGCGTTGCCTTGCCAAGGAAAAGATCGTCAGTTCGAATCTGATCTATCGCTCACATGCCGGAAGATCCACGATTGAATCATCGTGCCGGCTCCAATAAGCAGGTGTAGTACAACGGTTAGTATGCCAGACTTCCAATCTGGATATGAGGGTTCGATTCCCTCCACCTGCTCAAAATTAAAATAAATTAAGAACATGAAAACAATCATCGATTCAACATAGTTTTAGCTATTAGCTAAATATTATGACTCAAAATTTGAGAATTTGGAGAGTAGTTCCTACCAGTAAGACTGGTGTTCAGGCTCCCACTTTTTTCGTAGAGACTACGGAAGAAGGTCGTGAAAAGGCAGAGCAATCTGCTATTAAACAAGCAAGACAAAGATCTGGCTTGGGTGTTTTTCAAAACTGGAATTTTAACCTCACCAAGATGGAGGTTAGAGTTGATAGATTTGGCAGATATGTCAAACATCACCAGTAAAAGTGATTGTTTTCATAGGTTCAATTAAAAACCTATGAATTGGCGTGTTAGCTCAGTTGGCAGAGCGAGAGAATCATAAACTCTAGGTCGCAGGTTCGATCCCTGCACACGCTACTAAAATTGGGGGCACATGTACCAAGGCTGGCGAAGAACACTTGCAATGTTCTTGGGTGATTTCGATTATCACTGTCTCCACAAAAATAATTAAACAATGAAAAAGAAATTCGACATGTATTAGGTAAAATAACCTAATACAAAATGAGAGCAAAAAAGAGATGGTCTTGGACCGAGGCACAAAGAAGACGGCACACACCAGGCAGATATCATTATTGGAATAACGTTCCCAATGATTTTGTTAGACAATTTAGCAAAGCAAACAGAACAAAAGAAAAAGTATCAATCTATAGATTCACTAGAGATGGAAATCAGGATTTCATAGATTTCTCACCAAAGTATCCAAAGAGATGTGCAGGATGGATTTATTTTTAAAATAAAAAAGATGACAAGAAAAAAAGAAGAGACAGGTTTAAAATTTTACGAGATATCACAAAACAATAGTGGGGGTTGATGATAAACTATGTCACAGATTATTCATAGAAGCAAATACTTCAGATGAAGCAAATTCCATCGCTGAAGATCTTGGAGGTTATTGGAATGGTGTTGATGAGGGCTCAGATTGCCCATGTTGTGGGGATCGTTGGTATAGTGCATATTCAGCTATTGACTTAACTCCGATGACAAGTGCTAAAGATTCGTCATATCCAGTAGAGTTATGGGTTGACGGAAAGACGTCAACAGATGAAGCATTGGCATCACTAAAGAAAAGATATTCAGAATTCGAATGGGTTAAAGAACCATCAATAGGCAAAAAATACGGATCTCTAATAATTGAAGGATCAGTTAAACTTAATTCGATAGAGGATTATGCACAGGTACTTGCTGATCAATACGGTTGGACCTATCCTGATTCCAGAATATTCTACCACGACGGAATGGTAAAAGAAATATTTTCATCTAAGGTGAAAGCACCCAAAGAAAAGAAAGTAAAATAGAAAGTAATAAGCTGGTAGAAATACCAACAGCAAGTCCCATGGTGTAACGGTTAAACATCCTACTCCTACAAAGTAGAGACGAGAAGTATAATCCCGGTTCGAATCCGGGTGGGACTACAAGCTTTCTTAGATTCGATGGTTCGAAGATATATAGAATAAAAGTTAAAAAATGTATATTTGCGAAAAATGTAATTCCGATCATGGTGGCGAATATGGCTCAGGGAGATTCTGTTCACCTATGTGCAGCAGATCATACAGCACCTCATTAAATAGAATTTCAACCAGCCTAAAAATAAGTAAAGCTATAACAGGATCAGGGAATCCTGCAGTAGTAAAAAATTGTGCATATTGTAGGAATGAATTTATAGCTTCCTGGAAAAGAAAAGATCAAGAAAGCTGTTCTATGTCATGCTCAAGAAAATTAAATTGGAATAGTACAGGGTACAGAGAAAATATTAGGGAAAAAAACAAAATAAGATTCTCAGATATAAATGAGAGGAATCGGATGAGAGATATTGGTAGAAAAGGAGGATTTGGTAAAATAGGTACGACAGGGTATGGTACCAGATATGATTCAAATCTTGAAAAAATTTGTTTTGAATATCTTGAATCAAAAAATATAAAATTTGAAGCTCATAAAAATATACCCAATTCATCTAAAATTAGCGATGTGTATTTAATAGACCAGGATATCTGGATCGAATTGGATGGTATAAATAGGGAAAAAAGAAAAGATTGGCTAGGAAAGAATTACGAATACTGGCTAGAAAAAATAGACATATATAAAAGAGAATCCCTAGATATGCGAATAGCATATAATTTGGAAGATTTGATTAAGATAATAGAATAAAATCCAATTAGTTCGTAAGAATAAAAAAGGGTGAATAAGATGAACAGACGAAAGTCATCCCAAGAGGGTAGGATTAAGCCAGTGTAAGCGCACGCGACGGCGGTCGAGGGAAGGCTTGGAAACCTTCAGCTACAAATTCAAGAGTATTGAAACAGGGTGTTAGTAGCGGTCTAAAGTCTGAATTGGATTTTAATAAAATGAAGCTCATAAAGACCCCATTTATAGCTCAATTCCGAACATTTTTGAGCTTAAAGCTGTGTCCTTTGTGAGCTATAAATAGATTGGATAATATAATGGCAGTATAGGTCGTCGATCTACGTAAGTAGGGTATCCTCGGTCGTGTATAGGTTCGATTCCTGTTCTAATCACTAATTTTTAAACATTTTGAAATGGAAAAGGAGAGATTGGAATCATTAGTTAATAGATTATTAGAGATTCCTGCAAAGATTATCGAAGCCCAGTTGGGGTTATTAGCATTAACAGAAACATCACAAGCTCAATCAGAGAAGATCACACAGATTGAATCTGTAATTAAAGCTGAAATAGGTTCTACTGTAGATGGATCTGGTAAAAAAGCTTATAGCAATGCAGAGGCAAGAGATGCTGCTTTTATTGAAAAAACTGCAGACAATCATGAATTAATTGTTGCTAAGACAGATCTTGCTAAAACACAAAGATCTGTACAGGAGAAGAGAATTAAAATAGAAGCTCTTGGTAACGAGCAGAGAAATATTAGATCTGTGCTATATTTAATAAGCGGCGGAGAAGGAGCAATCTAAATAATATGTCACCAAGGGTCGGCCCGTTGGAGGTGATTAATAAATATTCATAAACCCCGGCCACGGGTTAGTAACTCAACGGAAGAGTAGCAGTTCACTTTTTAGGGGACAGCCAGTAAGCAGGTTCGATTCCTGTCTAATCCACAAGGGATAAAAGCACAAGGGAATGTGCAACCACTAAACAGTGGGAGGCAGGGTTCGAGTCCCAATATTCCACTAAAAATTGAAAATATGACACTAAAGGAAAAAATCAATGCTGATTACATTGCAGCATTCAAATCAAAAGACACAGTAGCAAAAAGCGCTTTAAGTGGTCTAAAATCCAAAATAATAGAATCTGAAAAAGCTGGTCCAGCTGGAACAGAGCTTAGTGATGCTGATGTTTTAAAGATTGTTATAAGCACAATCAAACAAAGAAAACAATCAGTAGAGGAATTTACAAAGGCCGGTAGAATGGATCTTGTAGAACAAGAAACAGCCGAATTAAAACCGATTGAATCTTATCTTCCTAAACAAATGGGGGATTCAGAAATAACATCTGCTGTTATGGAGCTACTCTCAGAAATGGATGGGCTCGGATTAAATGCACAGGTTTTAACAGGTAAAGTTATCGGCGCTTTTAATAAAAAGTTCCCAGGTATGGCGAGCACAGTTAAAGTTAAGGAAATTATTATTGAAAAAATTACAAATTAATTTTTTATCACGAAAAAATATCATATATTTACATTATAATAATTAAACATACAAAAAATGGCAACAATCCAGAGAAGATCCAGACAAACAAGAGCATTGTCTATGTTGGAGGAACAATTAAAAAGCGGGGTTAAAACAGAAAAAGGTACAAGGGATACTAAAATTTCATTAACAGACTCTGACGTCAGGAGATTGAATAGGGAGATAGGAATTCTTCAGAGCCGATTATAAATAAAAAAATAATTCACCAAGTGACCGTAGAGGTAAATTTCTGAAGTGTAACCTTAATACGTGAGAAAGGAAGGCGTCATCTAAGTGCCTGATTAGTTGCAACTTTGCGTATAGCGCTAGTCAACGAAAGGATTATCACATTTGTTGCTACTTGTAGATGGTAGGCTTGGTGAATTAATTTAATAGGCTTTATAGTTCAACGGATAGAACACCTGGTTACGGCCCAGAAGATGGGGGTTCGAATCCCTCTAGAGTCACAAAAATATTGGATGATATACCCTTCGCCTGATACGCGATAGAAAGGTTAACTGGTCACATGTGGGTTCGATTCCCATTCATCCAACAAAAACGTTCTTAGAAATATTGGTTAGTGGTAAATTGAAAGGTTACTTCGTTTTTTAGCCCAGTTGGTAGGGCGTAAATTTTTAATATTTAAGGTCGCGGGTTCAACTCCCGCAAAAACTATTAGCATCCCTTTCTAAGCATTCTCTTCCCAATATCTCTAAGAACGTTAAATTTTTAAAAAATATTGATTTTTTATGAAACAAAAAAGATTTTCCTATATATAAAAATCACAAAACGTTCATTGAAAAAGTATTATTGTAAGTGGTAAAGGTAACGAAATTCATCGTTTTTTAGATCATTTGGTAGATCGTAAATTTTTGGTATTTAAGGTAGCTGGTTCAACTCCAGCAAAAACATCATTTCTTTCGTCCTGTCATTCCCTTACAAAAACATATTATAAGTGGTCAGTAAAATAGTTACTTCGCATGCATTGAAAGCACAGTGTCGGTGGTTCGAATCCATCTTCCTCCACTAAACAAATTAAAAATTTGGAGGAATAGCTCAGTTGGTAGAGCACGTTAGAAAAAACGCTATTTACATCATTCCCTTATAAAACATACGACAGTAGTAAGTATAGAAGTTACATCGCACATCGGTTCGACTCCGATAGTTTCCGCCAAAATGGAAATTTAGACAAGTGGTTAAGTCATCTGACTCATAATCAGACATTAAATTGTTAACACTTCTTACATCATTCTCTGTTAGTTTTATAAAGGGGTTAGGACGCCAAGCGACTTAATCCCTTTTTTATTAGAGTAAATTTAGAAAATATTATAAAAACAAAAATTAGAAATTATGAAAAGAAATTCATTAGCAGAAAAAGGATTATCAATGTCACAGGCTCAATCAGTATCAAATCTCTGTAACCAAAGATCTAAGGATATAACTGCAGCCTTAGCTGACATCAACAACGCATCAAAAACGATAAAGATCTCTAAAGAGGATCATCAATTAACTGCTGCAAACCCTTTGCCTGCAGATGTTGTTGAACTTCTTAAATCTAAGGCAAGGTTGCATGCAACACAAGCTTTTCTTATGGAGAACATCAAGGCCAAAGATGAATTAATAAATGAAATCAAGAGAGAGCACCTTGATTATGAGGATCAAAATCCTTCACCTGTAAGAGAAGCTAACATCCAGCCCGAAATCACTGCACAAGTTACTGATGATTGGGGATGGGGTCAACTTTCACTAGACGAGCATAATGAATTTATCGAGGCAGAGGCTTATGCTTCTCATATAGGTCAATTTATTCATAAGAATGGAACTTTAGATCGATTGAGATCTGAGCTTCCCAAAATTCAACTCCTTGAGTTCATGGAAGTTGAAATAGGAAAGAAAACTCCAATTAAAGTTAAAGTTCACCATAAATCAGAGGATTTATTAAAAACTCACGAGGAGTTAGCAGCCCTTCATAGGGGATACGAACAAAGGGTTAATTATTTTAAATCGAAGGTTAAGAATTCTGTAACCAAGGAGAATTCAAGGATTTCTAAAATCAATGCTGATGCTCAGGCTGAGGTTAATGAAAAGAATGCTCTTGTGATGAATGAATATACCAAAAAGAGAGAATCCTGGTTAGCAGATTACAAGAAAGCTAGTCACGATTTTGAGACGGAACGCCAAAATAAAATCGGCGAAGCGGTAAATCTTAAGATTCATGTTGATGCTAGATTTCAGCCAGTTGTTGATGAATTTTTGAAGCAACTAGAAAAATAAAAAAAATAAATTGAGGTGCTGATGGGGTAAGCAAAAGCCGATTCCCCTGATGCTTTGATTCGGAGAGATAAGGTCCTTTATTAATGGCTTCAAGCCATTATCTTATAAGATAAATGACTATTAATCATATACAGCAATTAGAGAGGATCCTCAGGGAACTCTCATCACTCCGCTTCTTCTATAAGAATAAACAAAACTGAGATAGAACTCAATTGTTAGACAAGTTACTGAAAGCCATAGAGAAAGAGAAATCTTTACCACTAGGCAGATAATTGGCTAACATCAGAGACTTAGTTTTTGTCCTTGCCTTTGCGATAGAGGAAGGTCTTTGACATTGATCTTGCATTTGACATAGTCTATATGCTTTATCTTTCAGATAACTCAATTTTATAATATAAACATTTATAATCATGTCACGTTACAATCAAAAAGTAAAAAGAACTGTAGAGACAGTTACAAACCACCAAGGTGGAACAGGTGTGAAGTATGATCCAAAATTGGAATTAATCGCAATTCTTACCACTGGATTGGACAATTCATACTATGAAAAATTATCAGATAGAGAGAATAGATTTATTCAACTTATTGATGAATTATCCAAGAAAGATATAGAGTTCGTCGCTAAAGCCCTAGTGTACGCTAGAACAGTTGTTGGTCAGAGATCGGTAACACACTTCGGATCCGTATCATTAGTTAAACATCTATCTGGCTCTGCCATAGGCAGAAGATTCTTCTCCAAAAGAGACAAGAATACTAAAACCGGTGGTATCATATACCGTTTAGATGACGTATTAGAGATTATCGCAGCTTATCAACACTTCAACCCAGGTAAGCCATTACCTAATTCGATGAAGAAAGGTTTCAAAGCAGCTTTAGAATCAGCAGATGCGTACGAATTAGCTAAATATCAAGGTAAAGGAAAAGCAGTTTCACTTGTTGATGTTGTTAACCTGGTTCGTCCAAAGCCAACAACTCCACAAATGGAAGTGGTTTTCAAGGACCTTATGACCGGTAAATTAAAACAGTTCAATACGGTTGAGGATAAAAACTCGAAAGCTGGTCAAGATGTTGCTGCAAAAGTTAAATCTGGGGAAATCACTAAAGCACAAGCTGAGGTTGAATTGACACAGACTAAAGAAAGCAACTATGCTGAATTGATTAAAACCAGAAAAATTGGTTACCTGGCATTGCTTCGTAATTTAAGAAACATCATAAACACAAGTTCAAATTCTGAATTAGTTAGCGGTGCATGTGAGCTTTTAATCGATGAGAAATTGATCAGGAAATCCTTGGTTTTTCCTCACCAAATAGATATTGCTTTGGAGATTCTTTTACAAGAAACTAGTGCTTCTGCGTCTAGACCATTTGTTACTGCCCTGAATAGGGCTTACGAATTAGCAATACCAAACTTAGTTGAATTATTCTCGCATGGTAGAACAGCGGTTGTTATTGATACATCCGGATCTATGCACGGAATGGGACATGGTGTTACGATGAACGGCAAATCTATAAACAAACACTGTATTGATAAAGCTGCTCTTATTGGAGCAACATTAGCAAAAGGAATCGGTGCTGATTTATATCAATTCGCATCAACAGCCGAAGGTATTAGATATAACCCAGGTGATAGTATCAATACAATAAAAAATACATGTTTAAGCTTACAGGGTAGAGTTGGCCACGGTACAGACTTCGGTTCAATCTTCTCAACCTTACAGACAAGCGGTAAATATGATCGTATCTTCATCATATCAGATTTACAAGGTGGTGATAGAATCGTTACAAACAGTTCTTTCCAATCTTACAAATCTGCACACGGTGAGCCTTTCATCTACACAGTAGATATTCAAGGATATGGTACAACCATGTTCAAACCAGGTAGCAAATTAGTTCAACTTTTTGGTTACTCTGCTGATATCTATGAGATGATTAAAAAAGCTGAGATTGATCCAAAAGCGATTTTAAGAGAAATTGAAGCCATTATTATCTAATAATATTATCAAATTATAAAAGCCATTCATACGAATGGCTTTTTTGTTGTTTATAATTTTGATATAAAGGAAAAATTTATAAAATGATTAATAAATATGATGGATTTCTTTCATCAAGCAATTTTGGAAAGTTAAGTGAAGACATAATGGTGAAACTAACATTGACAGAATTTTCTAATATGTTTGAATCTAAGATATTTGAATCCGAATCGGAGGAGATGCTATTGGAAAAATCGTATGCTATGTATGAATTGGGAATGCTTTATGAGAATAAGAAAGACTGGTTCAACGATGATGAGAAGATATTGATGCTTGAGAGCGATATAGGAACAGTTTTATTTAAAAATGGTTCTGCATTTATAATAGATAATTATACGATGCAAGCGATAAATGAAGGAATGATTGATGATATGGAAGCAGCTTGGGATAAAGTTAAATCTAATGCTAAATCAGCAGTAGATTTAGTTAAATCCAAGAGTGCAAATATATGGAATAGCATATCAGATGGTGCAAAAAGGGTTTGGAAATTTACAAAAAGAATAGTATCTGCCATAAAGGAAATAACAACTAGTTCCAATTTTTGGACAACTGTAGCAATAGTACTACAGATGACAGCAGCAGTTACCCCATTAATACCAGCAGCTGGTCAGATATTAGGGCCAGTACTACTAGGAATAGCCGGTGCAATTGAGACAGGTATAGGCGTATATAAAATGAAAAAAGCATGGTCATATTTATCAGATATGGAAATGGAAAAACTAGAAAAGGCTAAAAAAAGTCTAGCCACAGGAGCACCATTAGTAATAGCTGGTTCATGTTCTATATTATTAGGCCTAAATGACGTTATAATGGCACCAAAAGCAGCGATACCCGGTATAGCAGCATCAAGTACAACGGCACTTAAAGCTTCCGAAAAATGGGCAGGTACATTCGCTGGTCAATTTGCTCATGGCACAGAGCATTTCCTAGCACATGGTGCATCAAAACTAGTTGGTAAAATGGGAACAAATTCAGCAAAGAGCATCGGTGCGATAATGGGGTCAGGTGGATCTGCTCTTGCAGCTACAACAATATCAATAATATTTCTGATGGTCTGTGAAGGTCTTTTAGGTAAGGTATTTGACGGTATAATTTATGCTGGCGGGAAAATATCAGAATTGTTTCAATTCCTTATATCACTTCCCGAAAAATTCTCGAAAGCAATATCAAATTTCATAAAATCTGCAGTTACACCTGCAGCTAAAATAATAGCTAATGCGCTTAAGTCTTTCTTAGGACCTGCTTTAGAAGTTATTAAGAAATTAGTAGAAACTTACATAAAACCAATAGCTCAGCCAATGATAGATTTCATAGGTGATTTAGCAGATGAATACCCAAAAGTATCAAAAACAATTGATAAATTATCTTCAGCTGGTCTTATGGGACCATTTCCAAAAGCTGTATCTGTTGGGTTAAAAACAATCAATTCAGTTCCTGCTATTGTAGGGGATAAAGATTCAAAGAAAATTAAGGAATTAAAGGAAAACTATAGTCTAGATTATTTAGAATCTTTCAGAAATTTTGAATTTATTTAAAAAAAATTGAAAATAATTTTTTTTATTCGAAACATTTCCTTAAATTTGCATAAAATATTAAAATCAATTAGATATATAAATCTATAAAAATAAAAACAATGTCACAAATACAATACATATTAGATACATTACATTTAGATCACACGAGTTCAACTTGTGAATCGTCTATTGTAATGAGGAGAGAGTATTGATATTAAGTAACATAATAAATATCAAAAAGGTCTCCTCGAAAAAGGAGGCCTTTTTTATTGTTCATTGAAATATTGTAAAAGTAAATTGGAGAGGTGCGCAAGTGGTCAAAAGCGCCTAGACTTGAAATCTAGTGTGAGCTCATTACTCCCGTGGGTTCGAATCCCACCCTCTCCGCTTTGGTTACCCTGCTTGTTCCGTATGGGGTTATAAAGACGAATCAGTCAACGGAGCCCATGATGGTACCTATACCGCAGAAAATAGGAAGGATTCTATATGTCAGCCCTCAATGGAGAGTGATTCTAAACGGTGATAGGTCATGCCTGGAAAGCATCGGGTGCGGGTAACTGCATGGAGTTCGATCCTCCCTCTCTCCTCAAAATATTCCCGGATAGCTCAATTGGCAGAGCACTAATTTTGTAAATTAGAAGTTATCGGTTCGAGTCCGATTCTGGGATCTAATGTTCAAATATGGTTATAAGTAATCCATAAATAATACAAAAAGTAATTTTAGATTGATTTGTACAAATTTGAATACTTAGTTACCCATATATAAAGGTGCTAATAAAGGAAACGGTAGAAATACAAAGGGAAATAAATCATGGTGCCTTGCCTGAGTGGCTGAAAGGGGTGGTCTGCAAAACCACTAGAGAAATCTCGCGTCAGTTCGAATCTGACAGGCACCTCTAATAAAAATTAGCAATCATGGAACAAGAAAAAATTGAAAAAATTGAAAAAATCAAAAGGTTCCTTGAAGAAAAAAGAGAAATCGATCGAAGAAATTTTGAGGAAATTAGAAGAAAAAGATGGGACAATCTTAAACCTTTCAAAACACCTCAAGATGTACCAGAAATACCTAGGGTTTGTGAAAAAGAATATCTTGAATATTATATACCGAGACTCATCAAAGCTGGTGCAATACCTAAGAATGAACTTGAAGATGGAGCTTTCTATCTCGGCGATCATAGAAGAGGTAAAATTGGGAGATGGAATGAAGCTATGAACGTCTTCGAGTATTGGAGATTTAAGATGAATAACTATTTCATCGATAAATGTAATCACTTCGAAGACGACGATGGATTCGCTTTATTTACACCAATAAAAAAAGTAACTGAAAGAGAATTTATAGAATCAAGCAAATAGCATCTCCCCAGGGAGAAGGCACTGGCTGGCGATCTGGCCTCATAGATCGCAACATGGTGGCTGTAGTTCAGCTGGTTAGAACGCCTGATTGTGGTTCAGGAGGTCATGGGTTCAAACCCCATCAGTCACCCAAAAAATGCTCCTATGGTGGAATGGTAGACACCCAAGACTTAAAATCTTGTGTCCCGGAAGGGGCGTGCCAGTTCGAGTCTGGCTAGGAGTACAGAAAAGGAGGGTTACTCAAGTTGGTGAAGAGGTCTGTTTGCTAAACAGATAGGATCTAGTGATAGGTCGCGAGGGTTCGAGCCCCTCATCCTCCGCAAAATAAACGGAGCAAGGTCCACTGGCGAAGGATGCCGCCCTGTCACGGCGTGCGAATCGGGTTCGAATCCCGATGTTCCGGCGGCGCGATTTCGTACTTTAATTTAATTATATAATCTAAATTAAAGTATAGAAATGGCAAGAAAAGAAAAACAATTTCATTATATCTATAAGATAGCCAACACAAAGAATGGTAAATATTATATAGGTATGAACTCGACGGATAATCTCGAAGATGTATATTTTGGTAGTGGGAAAAGAATTAGAAATTCTATAAGAAAACACGGTAAGGATTTATACGCCAAGGAAATATTGGAATATTTTGATGATAGGGAATCTCTAAAAAACAAAGAGACTGAAATAGCTAACGAAAATCTTCTAAGCAATCCGATGTGTATGAATCTACAGCCAGGAGGCGGAGGTGGATGCACAGAAACCAATAAATTAATTTGGCAAAAATCTGGAAGTGATGGATTACAAAGAAAATTAAAATCAGATAAAGATTTTAAAGGAAAGTTGAGAATTGTAGCATCCAAATCAATGTTGAAAAGACACGAATCAGTATAATTCGATAGATATGATAAAAAAACATTTCTAGGAAGAAATCATACACAGGAAACTATTTATAATATGAAAGATTCCAAAAAGTGACACTGATTAGGAGAAAAAAATTCACAATTTGAAACAATTTGGGTAAATAATGAATTAACGGAAAAAAAGATTAGCAACAACACAGAAATAGTGAAGTGATGGAAAAGAGGAAGAATAAAAAATTCAAAAAAATATTAAAAATAATTTTTTTATCCCGAAAGAATATCATACTTTTGCAATATAATAATAAACAAAGAAACAACGTTCATTAACATAAAGAATTAAAAAGAAATATTTTTGGAGAGGTTCAAGCCTATTGGTTGCCATACCCTGACGCAATAGACCGCTTTAATCACAGAAATGAGATTAGACCAGCACAGTTCGCAAGACTGGTAAACCAAAGAGTAAAGGGATGTGAAAGTGGTTTGGGTATTTCTTTTTTTAATTATCGGTCTCTTAGCTCAGTTGGTTAGAGCACCTGACTCATAATCAGGGGGTCGTAGGTTCAAGCCCTACAGGGACCACATTTTATTTTATTCCAAACAGTCCGCTATTTATAGCGAATAGACTTACAGAAACAATAGAACAGCTTATCTAAATACAGAAAAGCATCAAGAACTGGCAATAAAATAGGAATCTAGAAATAATGGGATTTCCTGCACATTGATGTCGACATCATGAACAGATTAAGAAATTCATCACCCCCTGCAAAGGACAGTGCCTGTGCACAGTAAAACTGAGGAAGCACTTAAGAATGGAGCGAAATGGGTACTCCATCATTATTTCTTAACCGGCCCGTTCGACTATCGGTTAGATCGTCAGGTTTTCATCCTGGAAAGAGGGGTTCGACTCCCCTACGGGCTACAATAAATATTGCGTTAAAGTGTAAAGGTTGCATCTAAGTCTCATAAGCTTGGGGGGTGGTTCGAGTCCACGTTACGCTACTAAAAATATACTCGGTCTGAATTAACAGGGAGTACCAATGATGTTAACTAGTTGGGTTAAAGGGCGTACAGAATAGTCCAGTATATTTAAAAAACGATAGTTTAAAAATCTATCGTTTTTTTTATGTTTTTTTTTAATTTTTTGATATATAGAATAGATAAAAATAATTCAAATATGAAAAATATAGAAACATTCGAAAGCTTCTCTGGTGGAGAATCAGAAAATATCCTAACTGAAAAAATGAATGCAGGATTTAAGGCTTATCTGGATAAACAGAAAGCTAAGAGAGAAGCTAAATCAGTGGATAAATCAAAAAGCAAAGCAAAACCTGATTTTCTTGATCTGGATAAAGACGGAGACAAGGAAGAATCCATGAAAAAAGCAGCAGCAGATAAAAAAGAAAATGATGGTGATACAATAAAAACACCAAAAAAAGGACTAAGTGCTAAACAAAAAACTCTACCAAAAGCATTACAAGCAGCTATTCTTAAAAAACAGAAATAACAATCACAATAGTTAAAAAAACCCAGATATCAATATCTGGGTTTTTTTGTTTATAGTGAAAATAGTTGGATACTTTTTGAATATATAGCTTGTCGTATTCGATTATAAACAAGCCTATAAATGCAAAATATATTAAACTTTAAAGTATTTATTAATGAAGCAGAATCTCAGGATTCAGCTCATCTATTGTTCAATGGAAATAAATTAGATTTCATAGAGAACGGTAGAGTCATCAAATCATGGAAAGCATGTTCGGGAAGAAGCTATTACCAATGGTATGTTAAGCCAGATTCGTGGATGAGAAGATATAACATGTCTCCTGTCGAATGGTCAAAAATAAAAGCTGAAGGTCCAATACCACAGGGAAAATATAAATTAGACCCAACTGAGGAAAGAGATCTTAATGCAAGATGGAGAAACGATGAAAATTTTGTAAAATTGACATTAGCTAAGCAGACTGTTTTTCTCCTTCCCGATAACGAGGTAACACTAAGCAGCGATAACTTCAAAGAGATAACAGATCCATCCAGAATAGCTTGGGGAAATTTTAGATTTGCAATAATCCCACAGAAAGGAACAAATACTCTCGGTAGAAGTGGATTTTTTCTACACGGCGGAAGTTTACCAGGATCCATTGGGTGTATAGATTTAGTTACAGGTATAAGAGAATTCGTGCAATTTTATAAAGATTGGATTCGAAAGACTGGCAACACGACAATAGAGCTAATAGTTGATTATAAAACATACAGCAAAAACGAATTAATAGACGTTGATGATCAACCATATAAGATGAATTACGATCCAATTGAATCTGATACAGAATATAAAAAATGGTATAATGAAAGTGATGTTCAGATAAAAGATATATTATCAGTAAATAAGATAAGAATGGATTACAATAAAGTATTAGCAGCCAGAAGAAATTAAGGCGTAATAATTAAATATATACAAAGAAGTAAAAAAATCAAACCAAAATGGCTTATAGAATATTATTAAGAAGGGATACATTAGGCAACTGGCAAGCAAATAATCCAGTGCTATTATCAGGAGAACCTGGATATGAAACAGATAACGAAAAACTAAAAGTCGGAGACGGAATTACGCCATGGAACCAGCTTGATTATTATTATGGAGCTACCGGTCCAGCTGGAGCTATAGGACCAGTTGGAATAACTGGTCCTACCGGAGGATTTGGTGAAACTGGAGCTACTGGCTCAACCGGAGCAACAGGAGAAACTGGTATAACAGGAGCAACCGGCCCAGTTGGAGTAACAGGAGCTACAGGTTTAGATTTTTCTCTTATATTGACAAACGGTCAAGCAGGAACATATGCTCTAGAGCTTACTGATAAAAACAAGATAATAAATATTACATCGAGTACTCAGACATATCTGACAATACAAAATGACGTCGCAACTGATTTTGAAATAGGTACAAGGATATTAGTATCAAGAGGCGGAACCGGTGAAGTTGGTATTACTGGAGGAGGTGGGGTTACTATTAATTCTGCTCAAGGATTAAGGAATCTAAAATATCAATACTCTGCTGCAACATTAATAAAAAATGAAGCTGATACATGGACACTATTTGGTGATCTCTCATAAAAAAAAAAGAAAAATGGCATTTAGAGTTCAGATAAGAAGGGATCCATCTGGTAAATGGATAATAAATAACCCAACGCTATTAAGCGGGGAATTTGGTTACGAAACAGACACAGGAAAAATTAAAATCGGTGACGGGGCTACTCCTTGGAATTATTTACCATTCTGGATTGATCCGGAATCTATAGGTGCTACTGGAAGTCAAGGTGCTACCGGACCACAAGGAGCTACCGGACCAGGGGTTACAGGAAATAGAAATGCTTTTATACGATTTGGTGCAAGTATAATATCACCAGCAAATACAGGGGGAAGTACTTATTATATTGGAGGGGTAACTGATTTACCCCCAGCAATAACACCAGTACAGTATCGACAAATACAAGTTCAAGTTACAGGCACATTAACAGAAGTTTCTATTTTACGTTACCCAGCTACAACTACAGGTTCAGGTGAGTTTAGTACTTTTTCAATCGGCAACGTAACTACCGGAATAACTAGTGTCGTATCGAATGCAGTTCAAACAAATAGCACTAATGGAATATGGACTAATTATATATTGAACACGCCACTTGTAGTTAATTCTGGAAATTTAATACACTTAGTTTGGACCACGCCGTCTCCGCCGTGGGCAACTGCACCAACTGCAGTTAGAATATACGCAAACGCAAAAATAATATTTTAAACCATGTACAATTTTATTTATCAGATTAATGGCTATCAAGTTGAAATAGATGGAACTTTAATAAACCGGCAAACTATTTCCTACTGGAGAAATGATGAAGATTGCATAATAGAAGAATATTACGGAACAGCCGAAGAAATTCGATTAGGCTATACTTTAGCAAATTTTACCTAACATATAACTTTTGTTAATAACTTTGTACCCACAAATTTTTATTTGTGGGTTTTTTGTATTATTTTTAACTATCAATTTAAAACAAAACTATTTATGGAAGAAAGTATAAAAATTACAGTTGTATTTTTACTAATTAATTTAATTATGTATAATAACAGTTGCACTAGTGCAGGTAAAGATATATTTTATTAAAAATGAGCTTCTCTGGGTTCCTGTTTGTGTGCAAATATATTGATATATAAGTATAAATAATATAGCAATATGCCATATAGAATACTACTCAGAAGAGATCTATCACAAAATTGGAATTATAACGATCCAGTATTGATGTCAGGTGAACCCTGATATGAGATGGACTCTAGAAAATTCAAGATGGGTGATGGACAAACCCCGTGGTCGCAACTTCCATATTATTCAGGGGTTACAGGACAAGAGGGTCCTACAGGACAAGCGGGTCCTACAGGACAAGCGGGTCAGGGGGTAATAGAGATGACATATTCACAAATATCCTTAGCAGTTGATATGAATGTGCTTATTTCTGGTTCGTATTATTTAATAACAGATTTTCAAACCTGTTACGATCAGCCAGATTTTGATTATAATAAAAATCCAATTCTAACAGGTAATTATAAAACAGCAAGCATTGAGCCAATCTTAGTATTAGCAACATCACCAAGTACTTTGGCGCTTGATGCTTACCAACCGAATCATCCGAAGGATAAGATTGCTTATGATATTTCGTTTAACCGAACGGAACTGCATATGGTAGGATAACAGAAAGAATTGACGAGTTCAGTAATAGAACAGATTACGATCACAGGACAATCTTATTTAAAAGGTATCAGGGGTATTCTAAGTCATATCAATTAAATGGTTTGGTTAATATCGATGGATACACACTTACAGGTACAGATACAACATTTACTAGCGATCTAGTTCCAAATCAAATAATAGGAATCGATAACAGCGAATTATTTTTTAAAGTTGTTAGTATCGATGATGATTTCACAGCAACCATATCGAATGAGTCAATTTTCAACACAGGACCTTCAAAATATTACACGGCAGATTCGGACGGATATATTAATCATCACCAACCAAATTTTGATATTAATGATTTTATAGAGAGCACAACATTCGGGGATGCTATAAATAATACGAACGCTATAAATAATTACATCGGAAACTATTCTAATATATACCTTGCTGAAAATGCAGGATATTTCCTATTATCAAATAACGTTTTTCTAGCGGGACCATGTTTGAATAATAAAATAGGGGAGCTTTCATATAATAACACATTTAATGGTTATTGTGTTAATAATATTATCAGTACTTATTTCTATAACAATATAATTAAAGGTGAGTTTAATAGTAATAACATTAGCGACGATTTCAATAACAATTTCATAAATTCAGCGTTTCAAAATAATATAATAGGAGTACAATTTCAGGATAATAAAATTTATAGTGATTTCTATAAAAATAATATCGGAAATATGTTTATTAGTAATAATTTATATCCGGAGGTTTACGATAATCTAATCACCAACGAATTTAAAAATAATTCAATATATAATAATTTTAATAATAATATAATTAGCGAATATTTTGAAAATAATATAATAGGAGATTCGGTTAATATTAATAGTGGTAGTTTCTATCAGAATAACATCGGTGCAAATTTTCAAAATAATACGATAATCACCAACTTTACAGATAATAATATATTAAACCAATTCTATCAAAATTCTGTATATAATGGGGTTTCAAGCAATCAAATTGGTAATCAATTTAACACAAATACTATTGGTGATTCAAATAATATTGATAACTATATTTTTATTAGTAATGAAATTATGGATGGGTTTGAGGGTAATACCATTTTACAAAACTTCACCAATAATAAAATAAAGTTTAATTTTGCATATAATGAAATATCATCATCTTTTTTAAAAAATAATATCGGATCCGATATAACAAATAATTTCTTTTCTGGTTCTATATTTAGTAACAACATAGGTAATACGTTTATGTTTAATCTTATAAATGGTTCATTTTCATTTAGCACCATAGGTGATGATTTTTTTGGTAATACTATCAGTAATGGATTTGGCTATGATGGTGATGAATCTAGGGGTAATGTAATTAAAAATAGTTTTTTTAATAATGAAATAGGAGAGAACTTTTGGAGTAACACAATAGAAGATTTATTTAGAAATAATACGGTTGGAGATTATTTTCAATCAAATGATATTAAAGCTTATGATGTTAATAATATTGATTTTACAACTAATTTAGGTAACATTGATACATTTACAAACACAACACCAACGTCTTTATCTGGGGATAACATTTACACAGTTATTCAAACCTCAACAACAGGTCAGGGTAACAACGCAAATTTCGAGATAACAATTTCAAATGGTATTGTGACCTTGGTTAATGTAGATAACAGAGGATATGGCTATAATATAGGTGATGAGATTGTTATTAGTGCCTCACAATTTATGGGCAATGCTGCAGATTTAGCAATTACTATATCTGGCATTAGTGATATGCCAATAGTTTATACAATAGCAAATAATACCATATTCAAAAATTCGAACGGTACAAATAGACTTTCGTATTATGACGGATCAAATATATTAACAATTAAAAATATTAACGAATAAAAATAGGACTGAATATATAAATTAAATGCCGCTATTTCTTTTTATATCAAGAAAAATAAATAATCAAAATATTATCCATAAAATTATTTTAATTTTCCGAAATTTTATTCTATATTTGCATAAAATAAAGGATAAAATTTTTTATGAAAAAAGAAGACTACAAAAAGAAAATCTCACCGTCAATGGACCAATACACAGGAGGAGGAGATGAGGATTACCAAAGCGAATATAAGTCTAAAAAAGGTACAGATAAAACACCAATACTGGACTCACATTCCACCGATCTAACAGATATGGCATCAAGAGGGGAACTCGATCCTATTATAGGCAGGGATCCAGAGATTGAAAGAATATCACAAATACTTTCAAGGAGGAAAAAAAATAATCCGGTTCTCATAGGGGAACCAGGTGTTGGTAAATCAGCAATAGCTGAGGGATTAGCTCTAAAAATAGTTCAGAGAAAGGTTTCTCAAACCCTACTGAACAAAAGAATTCTAACCCTAGATATGGGTTCACTAGTAGCCGGAACTAAATATAGAGGACAGTTCGAGGAGAGAATTAAAGCGATTATAGATGAGCTTAAAAAGAATAGAGACATTATTATTTTTATCGACGAGCTACATACTATTATTGGTGCAGGCGGATCATCAGGATCACTTGATGCATCGAATATGTTTAAGCCTGCATTAGCTAGAGGGGAGATACAATGCATCGGTGCAACAACACTTAATGAATATCGTCAACATATTGAGAAAGATGGTGCACTAGAGAGAAGATTTCAGAAGGTACTTGTAAATCCACCGGATATAGAAACAACAATAGAAATTTTAAACAGCGTAAAATCCAAATATGAGGATCATCACAACGTAAAGTACACGGATGATGCCATAATCAATTGCGTAAAGCTCACAGAACGCTATATAACAGATCGTAACTTCCCGGATAAGGCTTTAGATGCATTAGACGAAGCAGGCAGTAGAACCCAGCTAAACGACGTTAAAGTACCGGAGACAATAACAAGGCTGGAAAAAAATCTATCACAAATAGCAATCGATAAGAGTCTTGCAGTTAAAAAGCAAGATTACGAGGGAGCAGCAAAATATAGAGATCTACAAAGACATACAGAGGTGTCACTTGAATCAGAAATAAAACTTTGGGAGGCAAAGTTTAAAGGTAAAAAGAAAACTGTTGACGGGGAAAGGGTTGCTGAGGTAGTAGCTATGATGTCAGGTGTACCACTTAAAAAAGTAAATCAGGACGAAAACTTTAAGCTTGCTAATATGAGTACTGATCTTAAAGGCAGAGTTATTGGGCAAGATGATGCAATAGAAAAAGTATCAAGAGCAGTTTTAAGAAATAGAATGGGAATAAAGGATCCAAATAAGCCAATAGGAACGTTTCTTTTTCTTGGTCCTACTGGGGTTGGTAAAACCCAATTAGCGAAGGAACTTGCTAAACATATGTTTGGCGAAAGCGATTCATTAATAAGAATCGACATGAGTGAATATGGTGAAAAGTTTGATGCAACCAAAATGTTTGGTGCACCCCCAGGATATGTTGGTCACGAGGACGGTGGGCAATTAACAGAAAAGGTCAGAAGAAAACCATATTCAATTGTATTATTCGACGAGATCGAAAAGGCACACCCGGAGATATTTAATACTCTTTTACAAATATTGGACGAGGGTCATTTAACAGATGGACAGGGAAGAAAAATAAATTTTAAAAATACACTAATTATTCTAACATCAAATGTCGGACAAAGAAAATTATCAGAGTTTGGTACAAGTAGTGGATTTATAACATCGGCAAAATCAGCAAATAAAGAATTCGAAAATGAAGCACTTCTTAAAAAAGAGCTTGAAAAAAAATTCTCACCTGAATTCATAAATAGATTGGATGATATTATTTACTTTAAGGAACTTGGTAAGGAAAACATGCTTGATATTCTTGATGTTGAATTAACAAAAACCCTGTCAAGAATAGAATCACTTGGCTATAAAATAAAGGTTTCACAGGATCTTAAAGAAAAGATATGTGAGGATGGATTTAATCCAAAATTTGGAGCTAGACCATTAAAGAGAATAATACAGAAGTATATAGAGGACACACTAGCGGATTTAATGGTACAAACAAAAATATCAGAAGGTGATACGATAACTTTATCATTTGACAAACCCAAGGATGGTGGAATACAGCCACCAGTAAAAGTCAGGGTGACAACAAAAAAGAAATAGCACAAAAAAGCCTAGATAATATCTAGGCTTTTTTTTGATTTTTGATTTTTTTCCGATTTGGATTATATATCATAAAAATAAAATAAGATGTGTATATTTCCAGACGATGAAAATAAAGGAACAAAAGGAACAACAGAGTTATTAATAGAAAACTCTATACTTAAAAGTAGAATAGCATATTCATTAGGATCGCTAGAAACAATAAGCTATTTATTGAAAAATGATGATCCAGAAATGCTAAGTAAAAATATGGAGCATCTAAAAAATACAGTGGATAGGGTTCTTAGTGATCTCAAGAGCAATTTTTAGATATCCACGGTTATAAATCTAGTGTGTTTGGTTAGCATTTTATCATCTATTTTATTATATTTTAAATTTGTTAGTCCGTCATTCATTATAGATTCCTCGGAAGCACTATTAATAAAGGTATTTAATTTATTGATATTTTTCATGTAAGGATCATGCTCTATGTTTCTTTCGTGATCTAAAGATTTATATTTGCATTGTTTTCTATAGATCTGAATTCCCATTATTGAACATCTATATAATACATCATCATCCTCTGCTCCCCATCCCCAATAATCATTAGAATATCCATTTATTTTAACAAAGCTAGGTTTGTCGAAAATGGTAACACCGCCGAAGTAACCATCATAAGGAAGCTTATAGCCAAATTGTTCAGCCTGTGAAGCTAGATGTGTAGGCCCATCAGTATAATCATAGTCAGAATCTGTCGGAAGCATATCAACATCATGAAAAACGTGATAATCACAATTCTCAGTTTCTTTAAATCCTATATTTAAAAGCTTTGCTCTATTAAATCCCTTATCGTCAGATTGATTCACTATTATTATTTCAAATTGAATTTCTTCATTAGTTAACCATTTTTCCATATATGGTATAAATTGTTTGAGATGATTTTCCCTATCTCTATATGGAACAACGACTGATAATTTTTTCATAACTTCACTTTTATATTTTTAGATTATTTATAACTTTTTGTTCCGTTAAAACGGAACAAAACTAATAAAAATGAGTAAAATTAAAAATAATTGATTATGATAACTTTTAATAATATTGGACATATGGGAAGATTTGGTAACCAAATGTTTCAATTTGCTTCAACAGTGGGAATAGCTAGAAAACTTGGATTCGATCCAGTTTTTCCAGAAGAAAAATTCCAACAAGGATTAGATTCAAATTCATATGACGGCTGTAAATTATTGGAATGTTTTAATATACCAAAAAATCTAATAAAACCCGGTGGGGAAATACCAATAAATCACATATATTATGAAAATGATTTTGTGTTTAATCATCAAACAGAGATGTTACCAGATTCGACTTCATTATCTGGATATTTTCAAACTGAAAAATATTTCAATTTTATAGAGCCAGAAATAAAAGAAATTTTTACATTCAGAGACAATATAATAGAAAATTCGAAAAATTATATAAAAATAGAAAATGGTGTGTCTATCCATGTCAGAAGAGGAGATTATTTAACTTCACCTGGGCATCATCCTACGCAGACAGTGGAATATTACACAGAGGCAATGAAACACTTCGATGCAAATTCAAATTTCTATATATTTTCTGATGATCCTGAATGGTGCAGACAAAATCTATCTATAAATAATTCAATAATAATTGAATCAGGAAGTCCCTATATTGATATGTATTTAATGTCACTGTGCTATGGCCACATAATAGCAAATAGTTCATTTAGCTGGTGGGGTTCTTGGCTAGCAAACAGTAAAAAAACAATAGCCCCATCAAATTGGTTTGGACCATATATGCAGAAGGATCCAAGCGACGTATATTGTAAAAATTGGATCATCATATAAATTATGATAACAATACTACTACCTGTTTATAATGATGAAGAATTTCTGGCATATACAATTAAAAGCATATTGAATCAGGACTTCGTTGATTACAAATGTCTAATAGCATTTAATGGAACCATAGACTCCAGCAGGGAAATAGCAAAATTTCTAATTGGAGATGACAACAGATTTAATATAATAGATTATGGGAAAGATAAAGGAAAGGCAAAAACGTTAAATAAATTATTATCTATCGTAGATACAAAATATATTTCATTAATAGATGGTGATGATTTATGGGAAAAAAATAAACTAAAATTACAAATTGAAATATGCGAAGATTTTGATGTAATTGGTACGCTGGCATATTATATAGATATAGATAATAACAGAACAAACGCTCTATATTTAGATCAGAATGACATCGAAATAAGGAGCGGGTTTTCATTGGGACATAATCAAATAATAAATTCTTCATCTTTATTCAGAACTTCAGATGCGATTGAAATAGGTGGGTGGGATGAAACGGTAGAGGGGATGGAGGATTTTGATTTCTGGATAAGGTTATCAAAAAAAAATAAAACCTTTCATAATATACAAAAAATCCTGGTTTCCCATAGGATCCACTCAAAAAGTAATTTTAATGCAAAGCAGCTTCCGTTTACAATTCAGGACATCTTAAATAAAAATAAATACTTATACCAGATAAAAAAATAATATAAAAAATATGTTAATAAAATTTAACGACATAGTTAATAAATACGGGAAGCCAAAGGGTGTAATTCATATAGGAGCACATCTAATGGAGGAAAGACATGATTATCTTTCTAATGGTCTTAATAATACAATATGGATTGAGGCAAACCCTAAAATCTCTTTGTCTCTTCATGAGATATTAGGTACAGATTCAGAGGAGCTAATATTTAATTCAGCAATATCAGATAATGATGATGATGTAATAAAATTCAACATAACAAATAATGGGCAATCCTCATCAATATTAGAACTAGGTAAACATAAAATACACCATCCCCATATCTATGTAAGTGAAATAATAGACATGAAGACAAAAAGGATGGATTCTCTAATAAAGGAAAATTTAATAAATATTGAAAAGTATGATTTCTTAAATATTGATATACAGGGAGCAGAATTACTTGCATTAAAGGGGTTTGGTAATCTACTGAATAACATTAAATATATTTACACAGAAATAAACACTGAAAAACTGTATGTAGATTGTGCTCTATTATCCGATATCGATCTATATCTAGAAGAATTTGGATTTATAAGGGTAGAAACACAGATGACTGAATTCGAATGGGGCGATGCCCTTTATATTAAAAAATGAGAATATGAGAATATATGATATAGGTGCAAATCTAGGAAATTTCACTGAAGCGATCTTGCAACAATACGCAGACTGTGAAATTATAATGGTAGAGGCAAACCCTGAACTAGTTGATATACTAAAGGATAAGTTTGGGAATAATGAAAAAATTAAAATAGTAGGTAAATGCCTATCAGATTTAGATGGTATTAATACCAATTTCTATATTTGCGATACTAATACAATATCAACAGCATCAGAAAAATGGACAAATTACTCCAGATTCTCCACTATTGGATACAGAGAACCAATAACAGTAGAAACAATATCACTAGATACACTTATTGAAATATATGGAGATTCTGACTATATAAAAATAGACGTTGAAGGATACGAAATGGTAGTAATAAAGGGTATCAGAAAATATCAAGGCCTGATAGCATTCGAATGGGCAGAAGAACTAAAATCTGAAATTCTTGAATCCGTAGATCACTTAACAAATGTTGGATATAGTAAATTTTATATAAAATATGATGATAATTATACATTCATTCCAGAGAAAAGTGACTATGTCGACAATTTAAAAATAAAAGACGAGATTGGAAAATTGGATGAATATAGGCAGGAAATGTGGGGAATGATATTTGCAATCTAAATCGAAATAAATTATATAAGGACAAAATAAATGAAAAAAGTTACGCTAAATCTTATAGCAACAAATAAATATACGTTATTTCTCGAAGGTATTATTCAATCAGCTAGAGATATGTTTGTTAATGATTGTAAATTAAGTTTTATAATATACACAGATTCTCAGGATATTATAGATTCCCCTGATATAGAAAAGGTTCAAATATCTAGCGAACCTTGGCCAATGCCAACATTAAAAAGATTTCATTATTTTCTTTCAGGTAGAGAAAAAATAGAAAAATCCGATTTTTCATTCTATATAGATGTTGATAGTATATTTAGAAAACAGCTTCCTCTATCAGATATGATAATCAACGATAAAGGAACTATAGGAACTCTACATCCAGGATTTATTCTAATATCATGGAACCCTCAGGGAACACCAGAAAGAAATCCGAACTCAAAGGCATTTATAAAAAGAGGAGCAAATGAAAATTATTATTGCGGTGGATTTTTTGGTGGTGATTCAAAATCATTTATAGAAATGGCTGAAAAAATTAGTAAAAATATAGATCTGGATCTCGAGAAGGGTATAATAGCTATATGGCATGACGAATCACATCTAAATAAATACTTCATGGACAATAAGCCAGATAGAATATTAGGTATGGGATTTTCCTGCCCGAGTGAATATGAGCATGGAAATAGTCCAACAATAGTTTTTCTTGATAAAGGTGGGGAAGATAAAAAAAAAGAATTAAGAAATGGTTAGGGATTTAAAAAATTGTACTATTATTATACCAATATTAATAGAACATCGGGACAGGTATAATAATGCAAAAACTGTTTTAAATTACATAAATAAAAATTTTAATACAAATGTTTTTATTTATGAGATATCAGATAGAGGATCCAGATTGGATTTTCTAGATACACTTAAAAATATAGAAATAAAACATTGGATAGAAAAACCAGAAGAAGCTTTTCATAGAACAAAATACTTAAATATAATGTTGGATTCTGTGGAAACCCCAGTGGTTGCTAATTATGATATAGATGTTCTAATGCATCCGAATGTGTATATAGAATCGGTCAGAATGATAATGGAAGAAAATGCGGATGTAATATATCCATATTCATTTGGAGGCCTGACGCAAAGAGCAGTTATACAAACACCAAACATACACGGGAATCTATTTGATAATGATCTAAATCTAGATTATATAGATTCTGATACATCATTATTTTATGACTGCTACAGCGAATATGGCCATTGCATATTCTTTAATAGTAATTCATATAGGAAATATGGAGGTGAAAATGAAAACTTCATATCATATGGGCCTGAAGATAAGGAGAGGGGGAAAAGATTTATTAAACTCGGTCTTGATGTAAGATGGGTAGATCATTTTATGGTATATCACCTAGAACATCATAGAGGAAATGATAGCAGTCCAGCTAATAATTTCTTCCGTGAAAATTGGGATGTCTATAATCATCTGGAAACATTAAATATGCACGAAACGCTCGAATATTATACAAATCAGGATTATATAAGAAAATATAAAAAAATGTAAATGGGAAAAATACTAGTAACTGGAGCATATGGCCTAGTTGGTTCACAATTTAAGGGTGAAGAATATGAAAGAATTGGTTCAGGGGATCTAAACCTAATCAATCAAAAATACATAGACGATCATTTTTACTGGTCGGAAAAAAATGGGGATCTACCGGAAGGAATAATTCATTGTGCAGCAAAAGTGGGAGGCATACAAGGGAATATGAATGGACAAGGACAGTTCTTTTACGAGAACATTTCAATGAACACTGCAATAATAGAATCAGCAAGAAAATTTGGTATAAAAAAATTCATAGCATTTCTATCAACCTGCGTTTTTCCAGATAATGTCGAATACCCATTATCACCGGATAAAATACATCTTGGTCCTCCACATTCATCAAATTATGCATACGCTTATGCAAAAAGAATGGCAGACATACAAATAAAAGCATACAGGGAACAGTATGGCGTAAATTATTTTAGTGTAATACCATGTAATATTTATGGTCCTAGCGATAATTATAATCTGGAATCAGGTCATGTTATACCAATGCTTATCCATAGGATGCATCTTGCAAAAAAGAACAATACTGAATTTAAGGTTTGGGGATCAGGTAAACCATTAAGAGAATTTATATTCTCCGAGGATGTTGCAAAATTAACAAAATTACTCTATGATAATTACGACGGATCTGATCCGGTTATATTATCAACATCGGAGGAAATATCCATAGGTTCAGTAGTTGAAATGATTGCTGATATAATGGAATATGATGGAGAAATTATATTTGATGAATCTAAACCAGATGGACAATACAGGAAGCCGAGCGATAATTATATAATAAAAAATATGTTTCCTGATTTTGAATTTACCCACATGAAGGATGGACTTAGAAAATCCATATCGTGGTTCAATGAAAACTATCCAAAAGTTAGACTATAATACACATGGAAAAAACAAGAGCATTAATAACAGGTATTAACGGGCAAGACGGAAGTTATCTTGCAGAATTTTTAATTAATAAGGGGTATGAAGTATTCGGAACGATAAAAAGAAATTCTGTATCCGAAAACCAAACATCAAGACTTGATAGTATATATGATGTAATAAAGGATAATCTTATCTATGCGGATTTATTAGATGTACCCTCACTTCTTCATGCATTAAAGATCTCTGATCCTTCAGAGGTTTATAATCTAGCTGCACAATCGCACGTAAGAATATCATTCGACCAGCCAGTTTATACAGCACAAGCAACCGGTATAGGAACACTCAATCTATTGGAAGCAATAAGGTTACATGATAAAAATATAAGAATATATCAGGCATCATCATCCGAAATGTTTGGAAACTCAATAGATCCTGATGGTTATCAGAGGGAATCAACACAGATGAATCCGGTTTCACCATATGGATGTGCTAAAGTATTTTCATATAATATCTGTAGAAATTATAGAAACTCATACAATATGTTCATAAGCAATGGTATCCTATTCAATCACGAATCACCGCGTAGGGGTGTTAATTTTGTCACTAACAAGGTTATAAAGACAGCGGTAGAGATTAAGCTAGGTCTTGAAAAAAAGCTCGTTCTAGGCAATCTAAATGCGTCTAGGGATTGGGGTCATGCAAAGGATTATGTTAAAGCCATGTGGATGATGTTGCAACAGGATATACCAGGAGACTTTGTTTGCTCAACCGGTGAATCACATACCGTTAAAGAATTGGTTGAATATGTTTTCGATAAATTGGAGCTTAGATGGGAAGATTATGTAGTGACCAGCGAAAAATACCTGAGACCCGAAGAATTAGAGGATCTAAAAGGTGATTCAACTAAATTAAGAAAAGAAATAGGATGGCTTCCTACTTATACATTTGAAACTATGCTGGACGAGATGATATCACATTGGATTGAACATTATAAAAATAATTAAAAATGGAAATGTAAAAAATTAGCAGATATAAATATTTGCTAATAATGAATATAAAAAACGATAATAAGTAAAAACATATAACTTTAGTTATATGTTTTAACATATAACTTTAGTTATATGTTTTTTTTTTGATATATACTATTAAAAAATACAAATTATATTATGAAAAGAGTATTAGATTTTAATTCATATGGGAAAATATTCGAGGTCGATGATAAACCAGCACCAGCTGCGGGAGCAACACCAGCACCAGCTGCGGGAGCAACACCAGCACCAGCTGATAAAAAAGATATACTCAAAAGCAATAATGCACCAACAGCAGCTACATCGGTAGGTGATCAGTTATATAATGCATTTATTGATATCTATTTCGTTATAGTTTCAGGTATGGATGGTGGATATAGCGAGGTAGTTGCGGATCTTCAAAGTATATCACAACAAACAGATCCACTTAAAAAGGGCGATGTTATGGCAGATATAATTAAAAAGATATCTCAAAAACTTAATGGTGATTACAAATCACAAATCGGGGGGGACGTTACAGCATTCTCCGATTTATTAAAGAAATCATACACAACTCTTGTTACTTCCGAGGAAGGAAAAAAATCTTTAGATGGTATCAATAAAAGAATAGATGATTCGATCAATAAATATGTTACAGAGCTTGCAGCGGAGCTTAAAAAAGCTAAAACACTAGTGAAGGAATCATTTCAAGTTTGGAGAGAAGAATTACAATTAAATGAAGGATTGTTTGATAAAAATCTATTTCCAGAAAGAAGATCTGAATTACGCACAACTATAATAACACCAAAAATGGCTCAATTTAAAACTGTTGAGGACACAACTCTAGATAATGCATATAAGCAAGCTGCTAAAACAGCATTCGCTGCAATGAGCAAATTATCTGACGAATTAAGCAACGATGATACTTGGGACAAAATGAAGAGAAGAGAGAGAAAGGATAGATTAGCAGAAATACCAGTGGAGGTTGAAAAGATACAGAGCTTAATGAACGACGCGACTAGTAAATTCACATCTCAAATAAAAATAGATAAAGAAGTAACAGATAGTCTTACCTCTGTTGAAGATAAATCCAAAGAAATAAAAACTAAAGCATCAGAACTTGTTAATAAACAGGCTACTGCAGAAGCTAAGAAGAAAGAAGAGGAAGCTAAGGTGAAGGAAGGGGATAAGAAAGAAGAGAAAACCTCAGATATTAAGGAGATAAAATCGGGCAATATAGAAAAAGAAAATCTTAAAAAAAGCGGATCTAATTATCAAGTGATAAAAGATTTTCAAGGAAAACTTAATGCAATATTACCGGACAGCCAACAAATAAAAGCTGATGGCGGATACGGAAAAAATACAGAAGAGGCCATAAGAAGAGTCGCTAAATTAATAGGTGGTAATACTGGTGACGATTTAATAAAATCAACAGAAGATGGTAAAAAATTAACACCAGAATTACAGACAATGGTTAAAAACTGGACAGATCCAAAAATACAAGCTAAAATACAGGATATAGTTAGCGGAAAGAGTAAATAATGGAAATAAAAAAATTTCACGATTTTAGGATCTACGAGAAAAAAGGAGATCCTATAGAACAAAATACACCGTCAAAAACTGGCGATACCTATAGGGATAATATGAATATTCCTAAACAGGACACCGGTGATGACTCTGCCGGATTGTATACAATATTTTTAACTCAAGCAGCATCCGTTCTCAAGAGCATGTCTACCAATCTAGCACCTATAAATCCAGATAAGGGAAACAGCAGTATTAATAGAATAACTGCAATATCAGGAAATATTAAACCAACATACGAATCACATAGAAAACTATGGGATGAAATTGAAAAAATAAGTGATTATCTTGGTGGTGACTGGCAAGGTGCAACCAAGGGTGAATTATCGTCAATAAATGCATTTGATCAGGAGGGATTGGTTCTAGATTCGTTCAGAAAAAGTATAACTGATCTAGATCAACAGAGAAACACCAAAAAAATAAGTGATACCCAATACGAGGAGAAGGCTAAGGAAATAAGACTCGAAACAAATTCAAAACTAACTAAATCAAATTCATTATATTTTATGAAGATAGGTAAAGCGCTGGATTATTATATGCAAGCAGTGAAGGTTTATAAAAAGGGTGCTATTGTTTGTCTACAAAACATGGAATCTGAATCAGAAGAGAAGGAAAATAGCACATCAGGTAAAAGATATCTGGAAATAATAACTAAAGAAGCTAAAAATATACTAGGTAAAAATTAAATGTCGGATACTAGAAATAAAATAATAAACGAGAGTTTTGGATCTTGGTTAAATCAAGCAAGACAATGGGCTAGTGGAGTTGGTAAAGGTGCAATGTCGGGTACGATATTGGATAAAGGTGAAAAACCAGCTTATAATACACAGGTACAAGATCAATTATACAGAGCTGAGATACTACAAACAGCAATCTTTGATGCTGCAAATACAATAGATAGTGTTCTTAGAAGTTTGCAGGGAACTGATTTATATAAAAGAGCCAAAGAATCTGGCTCAGAAATGATAACATTTCTACAGCAATCAATAAAAACTGTGCAGTCTATAATCTCTGAAGCAGGTGAACAGGAGATGACAAATAAATCCAAATATGAAAAAAAAGGCGGATTAGAGGAAGGCAGGAAAAAACAACTAGACGAAATATCAGATAAGCTCGATAAAATAATACAAAGAGGGGGAAAAGGAGCACTCGACACTTGGGTTAGAGAATTTTTAGGAAAAAATAACGAAGGATTCGAATCTAATGAATATTTATCCACTGGTAACGATCTGGTAGCTAAAGCAACGGAAGTACTTATCGAAATTAAAAATGCAGATATAAGAGATTTTAAGATAGCACAGAAGGATATGGATAAAGTCGTTAAAAGAGGACTTGATGCGATAGAAGGTGTTATTAACGGAAAAAAAGGATCTGAAGCTGTAAAATATAAGCCAGGAAGTGAAGCAGAATCTATAATGTTAATAGACAGAGAAGCGGAAGCAGCAAAACAAGTACCCGAGGCGGTTAGAAAATTTAGAGAAAATCTAAGAAAATTACAAATAGAAACATCCAATGAAGATATATGGTCTGAAAAAGACGACCCATGTGCAGAAGAAGCTGCAAGAGTGGTAGCTTCATTAACAAAGAAAAAATATGATATCAAGGACAAAAAAAGTTTTAAGGAGCTACAAAGAGATGCAGATTCAGTAATAAAAAACCAAAAAAAGATAAAGGAGCTAATAAAGACACCAAAATTATAATAAAGCGTTAAAGTTTAGTTAAAGATTAAAAAATTAGAAACAAATTACTATATAACGGATAAGATAATTATCTTAATTACCCCGGCGAAGAATCTATTATCTATCTAGTACAACTTAGAGCCCAAACTTTAATTATAATATACACGTAACACTACCCTAAACTTTAATTATAATATACACGTAACACTACCCTAAACTTTAATTATAATATACACGTAACACTACCCTAAACTTTAATTATAATATACACGTAACACTACCCTAAACTTTTAAATAAGACAAGATTTTTTAAATAAGACAAGATACCAAAATCTTAATAATTCATTTAAAAAAGAAACAAAACATAAGATTTTCCATATTATAATAGACAAAAATATTAATATAATATGGCTAAAGCACAAACAACAAAAACATCGTCCAGTTTCTCCTTTCTAAACATGGACAAAGCTCTATCTAAGATCTCAGGATTTGAAACAGGTTCTATTCTAGCAACAAATACTTTTAGCGAGGTTGATGAATGGATACCTACAGGTAACTATCTATTGAATGCTCAAATCTCAGGATCGTTATTTGGTGGCGTACCTAATTCAAGATCATTTGGAGTCATGGGTGATCCTGGTACAGGAAAATCATTCTTCTGCCTAAATGTTGTTAGGGAAGCACAAAAAATTGGCTATGATGTTATCTACTGCGATACTGAGGGAGCCATAGATAAATCTGGTGCTGTTAAATTTGGTATCGATATGAATAAGATCAGATATCAGCCTATACAAACAGTTTCACAATTTCAAACATTCGTTTCTAATGTCCTCGATATGGTTAAAAAATCAAAAGCGAATGGGGAAGCACCAAAAATTCTTATAGTTCTTGACTCATTAGGTATGCTAAGTACGGATAAAGAACTTGCTGATGCAATGAAGGGACATAATGCTTCCGATATGGGTGCTAAAGCTAAAGAGCTTAGAAAATTATTCCGCGTTATAACACTTGATCTTACTGCTGCTAAAGTACCATTAATTTGTACCAATCACGTTTATGCTGGTGGTGGAGCTTATATACCAACAAAAGAAAGTTCCGGTGGTGATGGACCAATATTTGCTATGTCTGTTGTTGCTTTCTTATCCAAGGCTCAATTAAAGGATGGTGCAGGCACAAAAACTGGTATCGTTTGTACATCTACACTTAAGAAAAGTAGATTTACTATTCCTGAGCCCATAAAATTCCACATCTCATTTTCTAACGGTATGAATCCTTACGTTGGTTTGCAGGATTATGTTTCCTGGGAAGTTTGCGGGATAGAAAGAGGTAAGTTTGAAGAGGTAAAAAATGCAGATGGTAAAAAAGAACAAGTTTTTAAACCTGGTGCTACTTCAACAAGATGGGGTGTTAGACATCTTGGTAAAACTGTGACTTCTACTGAATTATTTACTGAAAAAGTTTTTACCCAGGAGGTTTTAGAAATGCTTGATAATAAAGTTATACAGAACAAGTTTAAGTTTCCGGATCTTGCAGATCACTCTGAATTACTTGGCTCTCTGAGCGATGAACTTGACGAAGAAGCTGAGGAAGAAGCTGAGGAAGAAGATGGAGAAGAATAATATAAAATTCAAATATCTCATGGGTGTTTGGAAGACTTTTCCTAATTATCCAACCAAAGAAGATATAGTCTACGAAATTAGTCTATATCTTCTTAAAGATAAAAGACCTAATGGTGAATTCTCACCACAAACTTTCAATTCAATATTTGGTTCAAGATGGGAAAGTGAATCCCATGGAGATATTATTAAAAGAATGATCGAAGATGGTGATTTTATAGAAACCAAAAAAAGCAACGCAAGTAAGATATGGTATAGAATTAATAATAACCCTTATTATAAAAATTAAAAAAAATGGATTTAACACACTCTGAAAATGTAATACTTAGGTATATACTTCAAAATTCCCCATATCTAGATACATGTAAATCGGATTTTTTTAAGAATGAATCTCTAGGTTCTATATTTACTGGTGTTAAAGAATTCTGGGAGAAATATCACGAAATGCCATCCGCTGAACAAATGATCGAATCTTTTAAGATGAAGGGGGGTAATCTAGTGGATCATTCGGAAATAAGATCTATATACGGAATAGATCTTTCTAAGTATGAGGATGCATGGTTAAAAGAAACAACTGAATTCTTTGTTGAATACAAGAATCTAACTAAATCTGCGGTTGATGGTCTTAAGTATATACAATCAACACCTGTTTCTTCGGAGAATATTAAAACTGTTATTGATACGTTCAAGAATATTATTGTTGAAAGAAATAGTATAAATTTTAGCTTTGATGAGGGATTGGATTTCTTTAATCCTGAGAATCATAAGCAATTAACTCAATATACATTCTCTAGCGGATTCCCTTTTATTGATACAGTTCTTGGTGGTGGATTTTCTGCTAAGGCACTATATGTTTTTATGGGAATGCCAAAAGTCGGTAAATCATTATGGCTTGGTAATATAGCAGCTCAAGCAGTTAAGACCGGACATAATGTTGCTGTATTATCTCTTGAAATGAGTGATAGAAAGTATGTTAAGAGAATGGGCGCAAATATATTGGGAGTTCCTGTCTCAGAATATAGTAAAATTGCTGACGATGAGCAAGCAATGAAGAAAAAATTGGGATCGATGATGTATGACAATCTGAAGGTTCCTGGTCATTTAGCAATTAAGGAGTTTCCAACTTCTCAGGCATCTGTTAACGACATTGAGAGATATCTCAAAAAGATGGAGGAAATTAAAGGTATTAAATTTAAGGTGATTGTGGTTGATTATATTAATATTATGAAGAATTGGAGGAATGCAAATTCTGAGAATACCTACATGAAGATAAAACAAATTGCTGAGGATTTAAGGGGTATGGCCATGCAAAACAATTGGTCAATTATTACTGCTACACAAACCAAACAAGGTGACTTTGATGCTTCTGATTTAAGTATAAACTCAGCAGCTGAATCATCAGGTCTTGTTGCTACCGTTGACGGAATGTTCGGTATAATTCAAGATCCAATAATGTATGCTAATAAAGAATATAAATTAAAAATATTAGCAAATAGAGATGATGGCTATAAAAACGCCTACAAGGTATTTAGCGTTGACTATAAGTATATGAGAATTACTGAGGATGTTAATGTACCTATGCACGTAGAGTAAAAATAACCATTAAAAAATGGAAGAAACCCAAGAAACACCGGAAAATGTAAATGAAAACGGAACCCCGGAAGTTGCTAAAAAACAGCTTGGTGATAAGATATTTGGAGCACATAATAATCCAACTAAGGATAATGATTATAATGATAGCTTTGATATAGATCAAAGCCATAATATATTAAGTGAAACATACGACGAGGAGGAATATTTACATCGTAAGAAACTGGAAGAACTCGTATATGAGGCATTTCAGACTTCAAGATGGTTTCCTTTAAGTTATAAAAAAAAGATACCGAAGGATTTAGTTCCACATTTATTCCAGGAGATACTTGAAAAATTGGAAGATACCGAGTATTCATTTTCTGAAAAATTTGTTTCCATATGTGATTATGTACAAATAACATACGCTAAAGCATATGAGATAACTCCAATAAAATACAAGGAGATGATCATAAACGAGCTGGAAATAAAATACAGTATTTTATCAAAAAGAAAAATTAGAAAATTGTTTTAATATGAATGAACATTTAAAGTTGGTAAACGATAAAGCACGGAGAGTTTGGTTTATAACGGATACTCATTTAGGTGTAAGAAACAATTCAAATGAATGGATAGACCAGACAAGGGAGTATTTCTTTGATTGGTTTTTTCCATTAGTAAGAAAAAATTATCAACCAGGTGATGTACTTATTCACCTTGGTGATTTTTTTGATTCCAGACAAAGTATAAATCTAAAGGTACTTAATCTTGGTATATCTATTGCTGAGGAATTATCAGCTATCTTTACTGATGGCGTATATGTGATAATAGGAAATCATGATATATTTGGTAAAAATACAAATGATGTCAATTCTCTAAAGTCCATAAAATGGATACCAGGAATAAATATATTTGAAGATCCTGTTACACTTAAACTAATGGATAAGAATTTCTTCCTTATGCCATGGAGAAAGGATCATAATACGGAGACAGAAACGCTTGATTATATAGAACCTCATGATGTTCTTTGCTGTCATGCTGATATAAGAGGACTAAAATTCAATAAGTACGTTAATGTTGAATCTGGTGCTGACATTAATAAATTTAAGAAGTTTACAAAAGTTTATTCTGGTCATATACATTATGCACAAAAACAAGATAATATAACCATGTTAGGATCTCCTTATGAGTTAACAAGATCTGATATGGATAATGAAAAATCCATAACTCTTTTGGACCTTTCTGACATGAACGAGGTAGTTTACCCTAATACATTCTCGCCTAGATTTAAGAAATTTTATTTTACAGATATATTAGAATCAACTCCAGATGAGCTTGAACCTAAATTTAGAAATAATTTTGTTGATATCATGATTGATCCTATGATGGCACTAAAGGCTCCGCTCAGTATGCTTACTGATACAATCACGACACAGAGATTCCTTAAATTTCATCCATATGATCCCGAAAAAAGTACGACACTAACTGAACAGATGATCGAATCGGAGGGTAATGGTCAATTCAATGTTCTTGATTTTATAAGATCTTATGTGGAATCTATGGATATTATCGAAGAAACTAAAGAAAAAATAATTTCAAGCTTATTTAAGCTCCATAATATAGTAATAAATCAAGAACAAGAGAAAAGGTTATAATGAAGATATTAAAAATTGAATGGAGAAATTTCTCATCATATGGAAATAGATTGCAGACCTTAGAATTTCCAAATGAGGCTTGTCTTTTTCAGATAGTTGGAGAGAATGGTGCAGGAAAGACCACTATATCGCAAGTCATTGCGTTTGCTTTATATGGGAAGGTTGAAGGTAAGAAATTAAGTGATATTCCTAACAGAATAAACGGACATGCATGGGTTAAAATAGAATTTGAAAATAATGGAAAAATAATTACTATTGAGAGAGGACTTGAACCCTCCGTTTTCTCCCTATCCATAAATGGAATCCCATATGATCAGGCAGGAAATAGTAATGTTCAATCTTACCTTGCTGATGATCTTATAGGGATACCGTATTATGTATTTAACAATACAATATCACTATCTATAAACGATTTCAAATCTTTTATAAAAATGTCACCACAAGATAAAAGAGCGATTATTGATAAAATATTTGGTTTTAATATTTTAAATCAAATGAGGGAATTATTAAAGGGTGAGATTAAAAAAATAAAAGAATCACTCGATACCCTTTCAGGTAGTCTATCCACAACAGAGTCTGCTATTTCCAGATCTGTGGAGGAGATGGACATTCTATTAAATCAAATGGAGGAGGATATAAAGAATGAGATGGTTGAACTTAATAAATCACTTGATTCTTTTCTGAAGCTCCAGGAATTACATACTGATAAAATAAATAAGTTTAAGGAAGATGAGTCAAAATTAGCAGATCTTTTATATACGTCAACCAAGGAGCTTCTTGAAATAAGAGGTAATGTTGATTCTCTTAGCCGTAGATTAAAGTTATATGAATCTGATCTTTGCCCGACATGTGAAAGTTCACTTAGCGGTGGATTTCATTTACATAAAAAGGAATCGATGGAGAATGAGCTGGATGAATCAAAATCTAAATTAGACGATTCTGAAGAAATTATAGGTAATCTTAAGAATAAGGAATCTGAGATGAAAACTATAAAAGTTGATCTCCAGGAAAAAAACAATAAGATATCTCAGAGAATAAGGGATATTCTCCGTGATATAGAATTACTCAATAATAAAAAAAATGACGGTCAGGTAAAATCATTAGAAAATATAATAAGAAATCTGGAAATTGATAGAGATAGAATAAAGGATGATGTTTTCAAATCTGCTGAAAAGAATGCATGGGTTAAAACCCTTGATGAAATTCTTAGTGAGAAGGGGGTTAAGCAGATGGCAATAAAAACTATATTGCCATCTCTGAATTCAGAAATAATGGATTTATTAGAATCACTACATTTGGAATATCAGATTATATTTGATGATGAATTTAAGGCATCAATATATCAAATGGGTATAGAAATACCTGTACAAACACTAAGTACTGGTGAAATGAAAAAGGTTGATTTCGTTGTACTTATTGCTATAATGAAATTAATGAAATTAAAATTCAGTTCGATAAATTTACTATTTCTCGATGAGTTATTTAGTTCAGTTGATCCTGATGGTGTTACCTCTATCTTAAAGGTACTGCAAAAAAATTCGAGGGAAATGGGTCTTAATATATTTGTCATAAATCATGCTCCTATGCCCCATGAGATCTTTGATTGGAAAATAGATATAAAAAAAACAAATAGTTTCTCTTCTATGACGATAGATCAATTTTAATAAGTTGATCTATCGAATATATAGAATAAAAAAACTAAATTGAGAGTTAGACAATCAATAAGGATAAATTCGGATCCGAAAGAGCTAAGTCCTAAACAGGAAAATGCTTTAATAAAGAGCAATAAGGATAAAATCCCTGAACTAATTGGTGTTCCTGTCACTAGTTTCGAAGTACCACCATCAAAGGCCCAAGAAAGTATACTCATAAAAAGTACAAAGAACAAGGTTGATGGATTGGATTCTATTTCTATAGAAGATATGGAAGTATTACCTTCGTCTATTAAACAGATGGGAATATTTGGTGTTGGTTTACTTGCACCCAGAAATAATATACCTCGTGAATACGTAACAACTACGGTTTCCAGTAGAAATATTCCTATAATTACTAAGGTTTCAACTAGTAATTATTTTTTTATAATATATGACAATCTAAATATAGAGAGAAATATAATAGGAAACACAGTTAAATCTTTTGTTGTTATAAAAACTCTAAGCCAATCGACTGTTAAAGATTGTTCAGAGATGCTTAGATTACATTATACTAATATAACTGCAATAAGTGAATCCGATTATCTTAATGGGTATTTTGAACATCCTAAATACTCCGATGATTCTGGTTATCCACTCCAGATAAGATATGCAGAAATTCCAGTAATAAGACAAAAAACACCAGGCAGACTTGATGATATACCATTGGGTTATCCTGATTTTGATACCACACCGGATGGTGTTATTAGCAGGAAGGGTCCTATACCAGCACCACCCTATACCAACTTCACATCAGGTACTGGAGCTACGTATAATTTAATAACAGCTACTGGTGCAACCGTTTCATTTAAGGATACATCACCAAATTCGCCATGGCAATTTGCTCCTACTGGATGGAATTGGATTTTCGGACCTTCTGCATCTCCAACAGGAAGTACAGCACAGAATCCAATGGTTTCCTATAATTATGCTGGTGATTATACAGTTATATTAACTGCATCTAATACTTCTGGTTCGACCAGTAAAATAAAAATAAATTTTGTCACTGTGACACCTTAATAATTATGTCGGGATTTTTAGAAAAATTTAATATGGATGATGTATATCTAAGAAATCTTATAATAGGTTTACTTAGATCCCTAAACGAGAAGGTAACATATTTTCAGGTTAATGATCAGCAGGAAAAAATAGAGGTTTATATTCCATTTTTTTTCTCCTTAACTGGAGATGAATCATTCTTGATGGATTCTTTTGTTGAATATGAGAACTGTATAGACAATCTTCCTCATGCGGAAGGGAATTATGATATATTGCCGAGAGGAATAGTATCATATCAGTCTTCAGATATAGATGCTCAGGCATTAACTAATAAATATGTTAGAATGTCTTATGCAGTTGAAGACGTTAAAGGGGAGATGAAAACTCTTTCGTCTCATACTAATTCTATACCTCTTAATTTGTCATTTGGCATAGCTATGAAAATAGATACACTACTTGATGCCTTTAAAATATATCAGAATGTTATCAGAACATTCTATAAAACTTATAGTTATAGCTTCGAATTTGAAGGTATGCGAATACCAGTAACGGTTGGATTCCCAGAATCGTATGAATTAACCAAACAGTATGAATTTACATACGCATCTCAAGAATATATAACATTTAACTTCTCAGTAGCACTGGAAACATATTTTCCTGATAAAGACCTATCAACTGAAAGATTTAGGGGTAATCTTATGCAAGCTGGGCTTAGAGTTAAACAAGTAATATCAAAAAATACAAATCCGCCTAATAGAAGGGAAATATTATAAAATAATAAAAAAAAATGGCAATAGACGATAGAATATTATCAATAGAGAATAGAATAATAGATGGAAGCGATAGCAAAACTAGAGATCAGCTTTATTTTATTGGCACTGGTAATGCTTATGTTAGAAAAACAGATACAATAGAAATAATGGAAGTTAAAGCTTCTGGTAATTTCTATTCTAATCCAAATCCGGTTGGTAAGGATTTTAGCGATATACTCGATGGAGGAAATTCAAATAAGAGTGTTTCTCAATTTATTGCGCCAATAATAGGTGGGGTTTTTCCTACTAGAAAAAACGGGATATAAATGAAACAATAATTACTATTATTAGTATAAATTAAAAAATTAAAATGAGTCAGGAAATTAAATTAAGCGATGAGCTATTATTAGAGGTTCAAACATTGAAGGATGAACTTACTGAGAATGTTGTAAAAATAGGAAGGTTAAACGTTCAGGTTTCTTTTTATAAAAAAGATTTGTCCATGATGGAGCAGGAGCTTGAGCATCTCTATAATGAGGCCAGCAGAATAAATATCAGGGAGGAAGAACTACAAGCTAAGGTTGTTGGAGAACATGGCGATGGTAAATTAGATCTTGTTAGCGGGATCTATACCAAATCTTAATTTTAGTAATATTAAAAAGAGGATCCTATTGGATCCTTTTTTTTTGTTTATAGTCTAGGATTTTTTGATATATAAGAAAAAGTATAAATAGAAATGAGCTTTTATCCAGAGAATAGATTTCCAAAAAACGGTACACCTGTATATAATACTGAGGGTGAACAATACGATATATCGGATCCTAGATATGCTTATCATGATGGACTTGAAAATACCGATAAAGTACTCGAATCATCGGTCGATAATATATTTAGTACTGAAAATGGTGCGAGAGCTAGAGCTAAACAATTAGGCTGCTGGGGATTTCATGAAATTATGGTCAGCGGTAATACAATGTATATGCCATGCGAAACCCCTGAATATTATGGTTTAAGAATGGAGCAGCTCGAAAGTGCCTTAAACTTCACCTATATAGGTAATTATAGGGTATTAACATGGGATAAACCTTTCGAGAATGCTACTAAATTCAATGGATGGATAATTGATACTGTTTATTCGAATAATAATGGATCAATCCTGGATGCTAATGATATATCAATAGATTTTAGATATAGTATAGACGGAAAAACGTGGTCTCTATGGACGAATGTTGGTACGGCCCTTAATGGACTAACCAATAATTTCTCTGATGTTTTTTCGATTGATTTGGATCCATCTAATAAATTCTATCCTGAGTTTAGATTCACGTCAGTTCTTATAGGTCCGGACGGAGGTATAATTTATAATACTAATGAACCTATAGATCCATCTGTTGTTATAGTTAGCTTTGATTTGGATCTTGATTTTGGTTCAATACCAGAAAAGATACAAAGCAGACCATCCCCCATATGTTCGCCAGAAACCTCTAATCGACCTGTTGTTTTTTCTGATTGCGGGTTTACATTCAAGCCTTATGCTGTTAATAAAGCACTGAACATATATCAGGACCTTAGCTTAATGGTTAATAAGATGTTTGGTCTTGATGCTAATTATTATTCAGTTCAACCCCAGGCTAGAGGTAGAGATGTTGTCCTTAGAGAATATACCTTATTTAATGTTGTTTCTGAAAAATGCGTAAAATTAATGGTTAATCAGAACCAATTTCCTGATAATAAAATAAATTTTGATCCTTTTGGATTAAATTATGATGATCCTTTTGAGGTTCAAATTGATAAAAGATATTTCGAGTCAATATTCGGTAAGGGATCGCAACCAAGAAAAAGAGATATTATATACTTTCCAATAACAAATAGAATCTATGAAATAAACTCAACCTATCTATTTAGAGATTTTATGAACGCTCCTGTTTATTTTAAAATTGAGCTTAAAAAATATAATCCTAAAAGTAATACTTACTTTAGAGACCCAGCACATAAGGAGGAGCTTGATGGTATAAGTCTTACAACTAGTGATTTATTTGGAGCAGAAGTACAAAGCGAGGAACTTAAAATAACAAACCCCCAGCAGTATGCAACTACAATAACACAGATGTCACAGGATCCTATAAGATCATATGTTTATAAAGATTTATCAATAATAGGATATGATCTTAATAATAACTGGACTATAGTATTTAATGACTATTATGATCTCTATGGATCATTTGTGGATGACTCCGATTTTATATACGCAACCAAGCAATACAGGGAGGCTATCCGCTATAAGTTACTTCCGAAAATTAGTATAGGTGAAGAGTTAGCATTTACAGCATGGTTTAATATAAAGAATCTTTATAATAATCAGCAGCTGATGAAAAGACCATATCCAGTTATAAACATATCTCTGGAATCATACGATAATGATTTTATTATTTTTAATTCATATCCAAGGAAACATAATCTTGAAAGTTGGGATACCTATCAAACTAATCCTGAGGGATACGTAGCAATAAAGGGTGATCTCCCGCATAGTGGCGGATATCAGGTTGCTAGTATTATAGATGAATATAAATTTAAGATTATTAATAAATCTGAGAATTTCTCGGTTGGCCCTGTTACATGGAGAATGCAAAAGGCACAATCTAGAAATTTAATAAGTGGATTATATGAGGATCAGAATGGAGATATTAAGGGATTCAGAGCCGATATTATACATTCAGGTGTAACTGATGAATTAACAAATATTTTCCTAGAAACAGGAAGTCTGGTTGTTAGATTTAATGATCTAATTATAAATACTACCCTACAGTTTATACCTTCCATAGATGAATGGTACGGTGTTGTTATAAATTTCTCTAATGTATATAAGCAGATATCTTCAATAATATGGGGAATAACTTATGATCCTACAAATAGTTCTCCTGATCAATCTAGTAAATTGTCTAAATTACACGAGGATTCAAGAATGTTTACTGATCATATAGTTTTTAATGCACCTTCCAATATGGTTACTGATAAATTCAGTCCATATTATGGTACGGATAATAATTCATATAAGATTTTTACTGGTCCTATACACATCAGTAACGTAAGATTATTTAAAAATATGATAGATATAGATAATCAGTCAACTGTCCTTAATCAGAATATCGTTAGAGATTCCCAGCTAGCACATATAATAGATAACGCTAAACCTTTGCTAAATATACCCAAATTTGCAAGAAATAAATAAATTATGCCAAGAAGAAAACCAAAGCCTGAGAAGGTAATAGAGGAAAGAATAAAAGAGAATCTCGATTCTATATTGATGGATGAGAGTTTCAATGCATCTTTTGTTGCTGATTCTTTAGATCTTCCCCGAATAAAAACTACAGATCTTATGGATTTTGCTGGTGAACAATCATCTGCATCATCGGATGCCAAGTCCCTTATGGATTCATTGGCTGAGTTTTATGTTGATCTTAGTACAGAAAATGCTGGAGCTAAACATGTGGAGCTAAAGAAAAAAATGGATACGATGAATGTATCCGCCATGATGTTCCAATTAAAGACAGCTCAACATACAATAACCAAAATACTAGAGGAGATAGATCTAGGAAATACAAATCCTAGACTCTTTGAAGTTCTTGCTCAAATGCAATCACAGATTATGCAAATGCCCAAGGATTATCAGGCCTATCTTGAAAAAATGGAACAGAATTATAAAAAATCCAGAATTGAGATTGATGAGAAAAAACAAACCAATAGGGTTGTGATGGATCAATCAAATCCTGGTGAATCCTATAATGCTACAGCCTCAGCAATAACAGATAACGGAGGAATTAAATCAAGAGGTACCAGAGGAATAATGGAGGGACTTAGAGATATAATAGGATCTGAGGTTGTTGATATTACAGCGGAGGTAATTGAACCTAATGCAGTAGTTAACGCCAAACACAAAAAAACATTAGATCTTGATAATCCAAATGTAGCTAAAGCTGATGAGGATTTTTGTGATGATGATTTCATCATAGAGGATGATCTTTATTAAAAATGGGAGAGATAATACACAAAAAGCAGGATCAGATAGAAACATCCCTGTGGAATACTGAGAGAGTTAATGAACTTCTGAGAAGAATAGACGAGGAAGGATTGGATTATAAGGATGTTGATAATCCATTTTATGAGCAAGATCCTGAGTTAAAAAAACCTAGTCTTCAATGGGAATATACTAGGGAAGAGGTTATTGAAATGAAAAAATGTGCGGAAGATGTAGCATACTTTGCAAAATATTGCAAAGTAATGACAGACTTTGGACTTGAGTATATAAAATTGAGAGATTATCAGGAATCAGTACTTAAAGAGTATCAATCAAATAGATTTAATGTATTTTTAGCGCCTAGACAGGTTGGTAAATCTATAACATCCTCAATAATTCTTGTTTGGTATCTTCTCTTTAATCATGATAAGAACGCAATGATATTAGCCAATGTTGGTGATACTGCAGAAGAGTTAATGGATAAAATAAAATCGATAATAAAAGGCCTCCCATTTTTTCTTAAACCTGGTATGATAATCAATAATGTAATGACAATGCGTTTTGATAACGGCTGTAGGGTTTTAGCTAAAACTACAACTAAATCATCAGGTATCGGATTTACTATACATTTTTTATATATGGATGAGTTTGCACATATTAATGATAATTTCATGGAGGCATTCTTTAGATCCACGTATCCTACAGTATCCTCGTCCAAGGTTTCTAGAATAATAATAACATCAACACCTAACGGTATGAATAAATTCTATGATATCTACCAGGGTGCGATGGATGGTGATAATAGTTTTAATCCTATTAGAGTTGACTGGTGGCAAGTTCCTGGTAGGGATGAAGCATGGAAACAAAAAGAAATAGGTAACCTGGGAAGTGAGGAACTTTTCAATCAAGAATACGGTAATCAGTTTTTAAGTTCTTCGAGTTTATTATTGGGATCTGATGAACTTAAAAAGATAAAGAAGAATGAGATTGAATATGAATGGAGGGAAATAAGTGAATTACATAATCATAATATATCATATGAAAATTTCAGGTGGCATCCTAAATTTGATATAGATACGTGTAACGAGAGGGGAAAGAAATTTGTTTTATCAATAGATCTTAGCGGTGGGGGAAAGGGGGATTTTACTGTAATAAATATATTTAGAGTTACTCCGTTACCAAAAGTAGTTATAGAAAAAATAGATGAATATGATGACGAGTCTGATTTCTTCGGGCTTATTCAGATTGGCGTATTTAGAGATAATGAAATAAAGCTAGAGGATGTAGTTAAGCTATTACAGGTTTTGTGTGAGAATGTTTTTACTGTGGATCGTGTAAAAATAGCTCTGGAGATGAATTTTAAGGGTGAACTCCTCTATGATAAATTAATATCTAGAGATGAATTTTTTGATGAAATGTTTTTATTTACTAAACATTCGGAAAGCGCAAGAACTTTAAAACCTGGAATAAAATACAACGAAAAGAATAAGATGAAGTATTGTGAATTACTCAGAAGCCTGGTTAGAGAAAACAAGATATTGGTTAATGAAAAGAAATGGACTATACCTGAGTTATTTACTTTCGGTCTTAATAACAGAGGAACGTATTCTAGCCAAAGTGGACACGATGATGTTGCGATGACATTAGTCAATCTACCCGGACTTTTAGATGGATATGATTTTAATCATATGGTTGGCGAGGTATTCGACGAGATGGAGGATAATGAGTATAAGGATTTAATTATAAAAAAATTAGAGGGAGATCAAATTTTCGATGATGATAAGAAAGGACCTTCAACTAAGGAAGGTAAATCATATAGTGAATTCAATAACCTAATGTAGCATCAATAATTCTCATTTTTTTTTTGATATATAGTACAGAAGTAAAAATATATTGAAAAATAATGGCAAATAAGGTAAAAATAGACTATTCTCAATTTAGAGCATCTGGTGTCTATACGCTTGAATTTGACGCATCACAAAACGTCATACTTACATCACAAACAATTAGACTTGTTATAGGTTTCTCTAATAAAGGACCTTTTAATACACCTGTCTATATTCCTGATGCAACAACGATGATATCAATCTTTGGTGATATCGACGCGTCACTCGAAAATAAAGGATCTTTCTTTCATAGATCAATATTAACGTGTTTAAATGCAGGCCCAGTATTTGCATTAAATCTCTTAAAACTGAACGATAATCTCGAATCAGCGGACCCTGATAAGGTTACATATAGATCATTCTCTGTGGATACTGAGGAATATAATGGTGTGGTTACTAGTGAATTATACTCTTCGTATTACAATAAGGAGAGATTTTGGTTTGCGGATCCTAATTATTTTCTTGCAACTTTAAGTATTCCAGATCAGGGTAAATTGTTAAATGTAACTAATCTTGGAAAATCACCTATGAGTATAATAGTTAGAAAATCAACTGATTCATCTAGCCCACTGTTAGGGTATAATATATTTGCTATTGATTGGTATGGTGCTAATAATGTTCCTACGTTTATGCATCCGTATGATTATATAAGTGACTATTTTATAGATGTTATTGCAGTTTATGGTAATTGGACAAATTATCAAGCATTAAATCTTGACCCAATGTGGAGTACATACTTTAGTAATAATGGGTTTATAAAATCGAAAATAGATCAATTCCTTGCTAATCCAAATGTTTCTATAGTTACATCCGTTACTGGATGTATCATACCTGACTTTGTTGATTTGAACGGTGTAAATCAATATATACAAACATTAATAAATAACAATACTGCTTCTACTGGTCTATTCTGTGCAATAGATGAGCAAGCTTTTGATGATATTTGTAACAATCCTTCCAAAATAGATCTTGTTGGTAATCACCTTATAGATGAACTTAGTGGAGACAGAGACCTTGCTAATCCAAGAATAAATTTCTTAAGCTATGATCAGGCATTGGAAGCTGATTATTTATATACACAGAACGTTGTTGGTATAACTGGAGCTACTGGATTTGTTAGTCCTGCTGGGATTACTGGATTTACTAGTGGTTCTAAGGTAGGTACGTTATTTACTATAACTGGATCTACTGCTGGTGTTTATCAGGGATCGTTTGTTCCTTATGATTCTAATGCTTATGATACTGGTATGCATTATCTTTTAACAAGTGCAGCTACTGGATCAACTGGGGGTATGCTACAAAATGCAGGACAAAGAGCTGCTCTTAAATCATTCCTTAATGTTTCATCATCTAATGACGAAAAGTTTATACTTGGTGTTGTTAGCGGAGTTGCTGGATTAACAGGATCACTTGTTAGTCAATTTAACGAGGCTGATATAGTTAAACTTAAAGTTACTGGTACTAAAGACGTTAATGGGCAATTACTTATATGGTGGACACACCCATTGGATAATGCACAGTATAGATCTCAAGGAATTACAGTTAAGCCTACTTACAATTTATCAACTTATAATACTGGTGCTTCTGGTAGTAATAAGCCTTATTATAATGACTCTTACCAATTTGGTGATTCTGATTATTTTGATATAATAAGCCTAGTTACAATGGATGGTGCTACTGGTCCTTTTGCACCAAATGGATATACTGATTCTATTGTTGCTTATAATACATCAGCATTCTTTCAAAATCATAAATATCTTGAAATTGAGGATGGAGATTCTATTTGGATAACGTCTACAGGTACACCAAATCAACAATATATTGGATTTGAAAATACTATTGATAGAGATCAGTTTAATCTTACTTATGCTAGAGCTTATTCTCAACAGGCTTCAATGAATACCAATACAATAGTTAATATTGCTGCATTTGGAACATCCTATGCATCAAATAATATAGGTCTTCCTGTTAGTCCACAAAAAATTGATATTATATCTCAAATAGGTTCGATAAATGATTTCATAGAATGTACACAGATAGACGTTACAACGTTTAATATAAATATAGTGAATGGGGTTTCTCCTTTAGCTGTTGGTGATTGGGTAGTTTCTACTGATCTTGATATATGTGAACCTGCTACAGGTAACAGACAAAGTAGACTTACTAAGGTTAAATCTGTTGCACAAACTGGAACCTATGGGGTTCTAAAAGTTGTTACTGCGAGACCAGTTTTATATTATTCTAATAGCGGTAGCTCACTTAGAGTACAGAAGTTTAAATCTATAGCTCAATTTACTAATTCTTTTGATTTTACATTCCTTAATGGGTTTATTATGAAAGAAAGACATAGACCAAACGGAACCGATGCAAGATTACAGGAAATATTGGCTGTTCTTTATGATACTAATATCGCAAAAACTCTTGCCTCTAAGGATGTTATATCATTCAGATATATTGTGGATACTTTCAGCGGTATAATAGGACCTGAATCTAAATGGGAATTTAGTAAACTTGCAAAAATGAGACAACAGGCTTTAGCTATTATAAATGCTCCTTCGATGGCTCAATTTAGAGCTAGTACTGATCCATCGTTTACCGATGCTCCTACTGCTTCGAATCCTTATCCGCCATTAAATACATCCTATATAGTAGAGGGAGGTAATCTATCTCTTAATCCTACATATACATTTAGTTTGCCTAATGAAGAGGATGGATCTAAATTCTGTGCATTCTATTCACCTTATATAGTTGTAAGAAATGGTAATAAAAATATAAACGTTCCACCAGCTGCATACGTATCTAATAATTTTATTAGAAAATTTGCAAATGGAGAACCTTATGCTATTGTTGCTGGTCAAAAAAGAGGTATATTAAGTGGTGGTAATATAGTTGGTGTTGAATATGATTTTACTGACGAGGATAGAGCAAACCTTGAACCTTTCGGTATCAACCCAATTCTTAAAAGAAGAGGTATTGGTGTTGTCATATTTGGTAATCAAACTGCTTACCAACAAGTAAATTCAGCATTCAATCTAGTACACGTTAGAGATTTATTAATCAGTATAGAAAATGACGTACAGGAAATACTTGCAAACTATCTTTTTGATTTTAATGAGGACTCTATAAGATTGGAGATTAAAACTCTTGTTGATAATTATCTTGATGGTGTTAGATCAGGCGGTGGTATCTATGCTTATCAAACAATAATGGATTCTTCTAATAATACACCAGCTATTATAGATATGAATATGGGTATAATTGACGTTATAATAGAACCTGCTAGAGGTATACATAAATTCATTAATAGAATTACCGTTACAAAAACAGGGGGAATAGCTGCTGGAGGATTTATGCAATTTGTATAATTTGAATCTTTTAGCTAACAAAGATAAATATAAGTAATTATGGCAGGACTATCACATTATCAAAATTCATTATCAGGGATAAACAAGTATGAACCTGTTTATTTAAACCAATTCGAGGTAACAATAATACCTCCTGCTGCTATAGCTGGAGGAAATATACTATTACAGCACGTAAGTAAGATTAACGGACTTTCTTTGGATAAAAATCCAGGTACGGTTCAGCAGAAATATAAATTTGCTAAAAGAAATTATGCAGGGTCCAAACCTGAGAATACATTTATGGATCTTAGTATAACTTTTAGTGTCAATCTTAATGATGCAAATTCAATGTATGTTTTTAAAACATTAAGACAATGGTCGGATTTGATCTATAACCCATTAACTGGAGCTATGGGTCTTAAAAATGACTATACTGGGACTATAATCATTTCTGTTTTTAATAAAGCTGGTGATGTTTATAGAAGAATAACGTGTAAGGATACGTTCCCAACTAAACCTATATCACCGATGAATCTAAACTATACCAGTACTGATCTATACAAAATAGATGATATGGTATTTGCTGTTGATTATTGGGATGATTTATTCCTATAAAATAAAAAAGATAAATGGCTGGATTACCACATTTTACAAATTCGCTTGCAGGTATAAATAATTACGAACCTGTGTTTCTTAATCAGTTTGAAGTACTGATAACCCCACCGTCTGCTATTGTTTCTGCTGGTACTACTTTTCATGGAGAAAGCATATTAACCCAACAAGTTAAATCAATAACAGGATTGTCTGTTGATATAGCACCTGCTCAGACAGTTAATCAAAATTATAAATTTGCTACCAGAAGATATGCTGGGGGTGAACCACAAACAAGTGACATGAATCTTTCTATGGAATTTGAGGTTAACCTTAATAATTCGAATTCAATGGAGCTATATAAAATACTTAGACAATGGTCTGATTTAATTTATAATCCGTTAACTGGGGCAATGGGTCTTAAAAACGATTATGTTGGTTCTATACTTATTTCTATATTTAATAAACAGGGTGACGTATTTAGAAGAATAAGAATACCTTCATGTTTTATAAGTGAACCTATAAATGCCATGGATCTTGATTATGAAACTCCTGCTATCTATACGATAAGAACATCATGGGTTTGCGATTACTGGGAAGATTTATTCGCGTAACAATAAAAAACTTAAAAAAATAAAGGTCAGATTTTGACCTTTTTTTTTGTGTTGTGTTATATAGAATAAAATTAATTATATATGAATAATTTAGATATATCCCCGGAAGAGATATTAAGGATGAGAGAGGAGAAAAGCGGAATTATATACGATGATCCAATTGACGCTGAATCTATACCGATATCCAATGATCCTATTTTAAAAAAAGAACCGGAAGTTATTGATGTACAGGAACAGAAAGTACTAGAAAGATCAGAGCCAGTTATGAATCTTGGTAATATAAATGACGGAAAAATTAGGGAAGAACCTATTACTTCATTAGGTAAAGCAGAATCTTATGTTAATTCTCCTTCCTTTGATACTGGCTGGAAAAATCTTCCGGCTGAAATATTACCATCTAAGGGTATGTTCTATCCTACCGGTTCAAAAATAGCTATAAGGGCAGCTGATGTTAAGGAGATAAGACACTTCTCTGCTATCGATGAGGACGATAGATTGGATATAGAGGAAAAACTTGGCTATGTTATAGACAGATGTCTTAGAATGGATTTCCCTGGCGAAGGTGTTGTATCTTTTAAGGATCTAATACAAGAGGATAGATTCTTTGCTATCATGGCTATAAGGGATTTAACCTTCATAAGTGGGGAGAATTCAATAATTCTTATGCCTAAAATTAAATGTGAGGACAAGACTGAATGCCCCTTTTCTAGAGGAATGGAATTAAGAGCAGGAGCATTAAGATCATATGAGCTTGATCAAAAGATCCTTAAATATTATAATGCCTCAACAAGAAGTTTTACCTTTGATGTTAAAAAAATAGGAAAGACAATAGAAATGACTGTTCCTACGATAGGGATAAATCGAGCTATCAGCGATTTTGTTATTTATTGTTCTTCTAGAAATATCGATATAGATGGTGGATTCCTTAAAATAGCTCCCTTTATACTTAAGGAATGGAGAGGACTAACAAATGAGAAGATACTAATGAGAATGAGGGAAGCAGACTATTGGACGAAAGAAGAATATAGCTTATACTTCGGACTCTCTGAAAAGATAAAGATTGGTACAGAAATTGACGTAAAGCAGGTTTGTCCGGTTTGTGGTAAGGAGGTCACTGCGGATATTGCCTTTCCCTCAGGGATCAGATCTCTTTTCGTTATTTCAGATATCTTTGGAGAATTACTTGGATATTAAATTTAGATTGTTTTATGAGCATGATCTTGATATGAATTGGATAGAGAATGTTCCATATTACGAATACCAGATATTCCTAGCAAATCTAAATAAAAAAATAGAGACGGAAAATCTTGAAAATCAGGAGAGTGAAGGGCTTAAACAGTTATTTAACTTTTCTAAGTAATTTTTAAAATATATAGAATAAAATAAAAATATGGCTACTGATCAAAAACTTATTTCCCAATTATTAGACCTTGGTAGAAACATAGAGAAGCTTTCCGGCGAAGTAAAAAAGAATACTACGGTAAATAAGGATCTTGTTAAAGCCGATTCTTTTGAAGTTAAACCCCAATCCGAAGCCAAGGACGTATCAAAGATTGTTGATGGATTCAAATCTATGGATTTTAAGGGCCTTAAGGATGAATTTAAAGGACTTAAAGATGGATTGAAAGGTATAGATAAACTAGACTTTAAAGGCCTTGAGAATGGTCTTAAAAGTCTAGATTTTAAAGGTCTAGAAAAAGGATTAAAAGGATTAGATTTTAAGAGCCTAAGTGATTCATTTAAAGGTATAGCCGATATTAAAAATTTGGATATTGGAGGAATAACAAAAAATCTTACCTCCGGTGCGGGAGTTAAGGATTTGATATCTGGATCCATAGGAAATATAAGTAAGGGACTTCTCGGTGCATTTGAGAGTGGTGGTGTGGTTAAGACACCTGGTAGTTATCTTGTCGGTGAAAAAGGTCCGGAAATTGCACAGCTCCCAAAAAATACAACAGTAATACCCAACGATAAGACGGAGGCTATATTATCTGGTAAACAACCGGCGGTTAAGAATAGAATAAAGGAAATGAACAGCGGTAGGTATCCAACGAAAGAACAAATTGCTGCAAAGAAAAGCGAGCTTTTAACGGATGATCCCGTTTTTTATTCGGATCCTTCAGAACTTGCTGACGAGATTGAATATTATATACAGAATTATAAGAATAAGAATAAGAATAATCAGGAAACATTCACCAAAGAGGATATAGCAAAGCTAGGTAAACCGACGGCTAAACCAGAAATACCAGGTAGTACAGTATCAACTAAAACAGCACAAGTGGAGGTACAGAAAAAATCCACAGCAATAGAACAAAAACGGAATCAGGAGCTTGCAGAACAAAAACAGAATCCAGAGCTTGCAGAAAAAAAACCAGGACTTTTTTCTAGAACATTTTCTAAGGAAAATGTTAAGAGTGTAGCAAGTAAAATCGGATCTGGTGCTCCTGAATTATTAGATGGTGGATCAAAGAATTTACCGGATAAACAAGGATTGCTTGGTGACGTAAAGAAGAATTTACCAAAGCTTTCAAATTTACCTTCAATTAAGCCTAAGACCGAATCAATACAAAAATCTGCGACTAACTCAGAAACTAAAGAATCACCGAGCACAATTTCTCAAGGTGTATCGGCAAATCCAATTTCTAGTGATACGCCAAGCGCAGAAACAACTTCAACAAATACCGAATCAGCTTCCGGTACAGGTGCAGAAATCACCAAGAAAGATATAGATGATATATTATCAGCACTAGGTAGAATTGGTTCTTTACTGGAGGGACCTTTAAGAGTATCATCAATGGATTCACCATTAAGACCAGACTCAAGAAGGGTTTAAAAAATAATTCTAAAATTATTTTTTTATCCCGTATTTTTTATTTATATTTGTAGGTAACAAAAAAATGTCCATATGAAATTCGAAATTCACAGGGATACCTCATTTATAAACGAGGACTTCCTAAAAAAACCAACATGGAAAATTAAAAAAACGAAATCTGGTGAATATGATTCCTATGATGTGTTTTATTCTGATGATCCTGATTTTATGATTGTAACAGAATCCAGAGAGCACCAGAAAGATTCAATATACATGGAAATGGCCAAAGTATGGTCGAAGAATTCCAGGTGTAAAAGAATGCAGGTTGGTTCCCTTATAGTTAAGGATAAGTCAATAATATCTGATGGATATAACGGATCTCCCAGCGGGTTCACTAATGTGTGTGAAGAGGATGATGTTACATTACCATATGTTCTGCATGCTGAGGCTAATGCAATAACAAAATTGGCGAGGGGAACACAAAGCTCAGATGGATCAACATTATATGTAACCTTATCCCCGTGTTACGAATGCTCCAAATTAATAATACAATCAGGTATTAAAAGGGTGGTATTTTCAGAAATTTATAGAAAACCTGAATCAATAGCTTTTCTTGCAGAGGCAGGGATAGAAATCTTAAGAAAAAAATAATAATATGCAAGGAAAGGAAAAAAATATACAAAAATTGGCATCAGAATTTATAAGATGTAGAACTGATAAGTCATTCAAAGACTTGTTCGAAAGATTAAAGCCTGGAATATTGAATCATTGTTTCTTGATAGTTAAAGATCCATCATTAGCTGAGGATGCCTTTCTTAATACTATGTCAAAGATATGGCAGAAAATAGAACAATATAATGAGGAAAGAGGTAATTTTTCTACGTGGTGTTATAATATAGCAAGGAATGAAACCCTGTTATTAATGAAGGAGGAAAAAAAATATAACGCAAGAACAAGCTTAGAAATGGAATTCTTTTCATCAAATAATGAGATTGGTGATATTGGTGGTATTTATAGTATGGAGGAGGACCAGTCTAATTCATTCTTTAATGAAACAAGTAGGTTTGAGGAAATCTATGAATCTGTTATCGGTGAAATTGAGGGACTTCCCGACTTATATAAGAATATAATGATTGATAGGGAAATCAATAATATGAAGTATAAGGATATTGCTGAGAAATATGGTCTTAAGAAAAGATCAGTTGCTACAAGAATAAGAAGAGCAAGAAGTAAAATAACAAAAAATATTGGTGCTGAAGCGGTTGAAGTTATTACTGGTAGAGGTAGGGAGAAATGCAAGAAATAGATTTAGGGAAACTTTGATTTTTTTTTCTGTATAAAATAATAAAATATTATGTTTAAATTGCTGAGAGTACTGAAGGAGATATCTCTCTATAGAGAATATACCAAAGAGATAAGATCAGAGGAGCTTAATTCTCCTCTATGGAGTAGAAAGAATCTAAGAAGAGATTATCTTAATAGAATGTACACTGTTATAAATTTACCACCAGAGGTTTTGATGTCGAATGATCTTCCGAAAGAAGCGAGGCCATCCTTTGTTCTGAATGAGATAAAACCGATAAATGATTATCTAAAATCATTAAATCTTGAGGAATTGCTGACTGTTTGGATAGAGCCAGTTAAAGGTACTAATGAAGAATCTTATCTTGTTGTTTATCAGTTTGTATTTAGAGAAATTAGCTGGCTTTGGATATTTAGATTTATTTTTGAGATCTCACTGATATCATTTATAATCTATAAATGGGAATGGATATCTAATATATTTCCTTTTGTATGGTAGAATCCATAGAAAGAGCAAGAAATGAAATAAATTCAAAATTAAGATTTTTTGATGATAATAATTTTGAATTTGATGAACCCACCCATGTATATAGGTATAGAGGTGTAAAATTTGATTCAGTTACAACATACCTTAAGAATTTCAAGACACCCTTTGATAAAGAGTATTGGTCGAAAAGAAAAGCTAGAGATCAAGGTGTTGATCAATCGGTCATATTGAATGAATGGAAGAATAAAGGGGATGTTGCTAATGATCTTGGAACTAGGGTTCATAAATTTATAGAAGATTTTTGGAGCGGATCGAATCCAGAATTACCAGAAGAAGGAACTGAATACAGATCAAGAGTTGATAAATTCGTGGATTTATATAATAGAAAATTTCATTCTCTTGTACCATTAAAATCCGAGCTTAGAATTTTTTCTAAAAAATGGAGATTGGCAGGTACAATAGATCAGCCTTTCCTCTTTTGGGACTCTAAAAGAAATAAGGTTCTTTTTATACTTGGTGATTGGAAGACAAATGGTGAATTTAAAGATGATAATCATCCTAAGGGGAGATATAAGAAGCTGCTTAGACCGTTTAATTCATTTTATGAAAATCATCATAACGAATACTCGATACAGATATCTCTATATAGATTAATATTGGAGGATGAACTTGGTATAGAGACTGAGAGTGGATTTCTATGTCACATAGGACCTGATAGTGAACCAAAAATATACCCTGCAAAAGATATGAGGGATGCACTAAGGGCATATTTAGATCAAAATAGATGCAATAATCTTGATATTTTTGATCTAGCATAGAAACAAAAAATAAAAATAAACTAAAAATATAAAATATAAATAATATTATGTCAAAAAACATTAAAAAAGAATCTGAAAAAATTGGATCAGTAAACATAGGTCCGGATGCATCATCCTCTGTAGATTTTAATGATACTGATTTTGTTAGTACACTAGACGATGCATTAATTAGTGAATTAACTGAAAAATTAGAAAATAAAAAATCTGAGATTAGAACAAAGGTTTATGCTGTTTCCTGTACCAAAGAGATTTTCTCTTTATATAAGGATTTCGTGAATAATAAAGCAGAATGGACTTCCACGGAGGCTTTAGGTATTGTTCAGATTAATAAGGAAATAGTTAAGATAGAGAAGGATGGAATCAAGGATGATGTTATTTATCTTGGTGCTCTTCCTTTGGAGGCTAGCCATTATTTTATATCTAAATCTAGAGGCGTTGGGTTAGCTAGTGCATCTGAATTTATTTCATTATATAAGGCTTTTGATCAGGCTTTATCTGATGCTAAGAAAGATGCTTCTGAAATCAAGGATATTGAGGCTCAATTAAATGCGGCAATGCAGGGTATATCTTTGGGCTAGAAATAAAATAAACACAAAAAAAGCTGGATTCGTCCGGCTTTTTTTTGTGTTTATTTTTTCGGATATATAAGAAATAAACTTTTAAATATATGAAGATGAATAAATTTTTAAATGAACATGGAAATAAGGCAGTGATAATTATTTTATTGCTTATCTATTTTAAATCATGTGGGAACGGATCTGATATTGTATCTATGAAAAAAGATATAAAGAAAGAGATTAAATTGGAGGGTCTTAGAGTCGAGAAAAGAATGATACAATCCACTGATAGAAAGATTCTTGATGTCAATAGACAGAAGGAGATAGATAATGAAATATTAAAATTGGAAAAATAAAAATATGTGGGATAAAAATAAATTAATAAGAGGATTTATAATAGGAACTTTTGTTTTGCTATACATTATTACTAGTTTAATATCAACTATACATGTCATAGATTTCTTTAGATTGTCAAATCCAGAATGGCTTGCTATATCATTAGCATTAGCATTTGAAATCGGTGCAGGTGCATCTCTTGCTTCGTTAATAGTTCTTGAAAAAATGAATAGAGTAATAGTATGGGGTCTTTTTATAACATTAACATTAGTTCAAGCAATGGGTAACACGTTTTATGCATATACTCATCTGAATAATTTTGAACAGTGGATAGAATTATTTGGTTTAGTTGATGAAGATCCAATATACCAGAAAAGAATTCTTTCCATTATAAGTGGAGCAATATTACCTCTAGTATCATTAGGATTTATAAAATCCCTGGTTGATTATATAAAACCGGAGGGCGATAGTTCTGATGAATTACCTATTGAAGAATCAACCGAATTAGAAGCTGATATTTCTATTGAAACTGAAGCTATAAATGATGAAGTAAACTCCCATGTACACGAGAATACAAGGAATCTTAGGGATCTAGTATATAGAGAAACTACAGACACAGATCCTACTAAGATAAGATAAAATAATAAAGAATAGTGAAAGATTTAGAATCTCCAAGCATAAATAACTACGACGGTGGAACCGCATCATTTCCTGGTGGGGATGAGATATCCGGGGGCGGATCGAATTTCCAAATAGGACCTAATCAATCACCTGATAATGGTGCAACTGGATCTTTTAAGACCGATTATAGAAATATCGCATTAACAAGGGGACAGTTTAAATCAATAGAAGCAACATTCCAAAGATTTAACGAACCTGTTGGTGTAAAATTCATAAAGGAATCTTTTGATATTGTGTACCAATCCCAAGTTTTGGATTTTCTTGATGTTGCTGATTTTTTTCACCCACTTCAAAGTTTCTCTAATTATCAGAAACAAACAATAATAATAAACCCAACAACATCATTCAATCTTGACCCTGGTTCATTTACAGATACCAATGGTGAGATATCTATGCTGATTGCAAAGGCTGAATATCTACCAGAAGCTAATGATGACGATAGGGTTCTATTATGGGATTATTTAGCTTCTCAGCGAAATCTAATGGGTGATTTTATGATTCTCACTGGAGCAATAAAGAATGGTTATAATTGGAGGGGCTGGGATATAGATCCCTTTAGTACTTATAATCACAACGACTTACCAAATAGCTCTAATGGAGGTTTTATATTTAGTAATCCTACAAGCATGGTTGTAAAATTGACAATAATAACAGCAAACTAATATGGCAACAAGACCAGTAGAGTGTCCGTATGACACACCGGAAGGATTTAGATTTTATAGGAATAATCTTGTTCTTGACGACGGAACAAAATCGTCGCCACCAAAATATCTTTCTATGGATGATTTACTTATAGGTGTTGAATCTTTCTCAAAAAGTAGGGTTTCGTTAAATGCGGGGGAGTCATTTTTATTAAGTCAGAGTGGAATCGGAGACACCATGGGATATGTTAACTTTATTGCAATAAAAGCAATATTTCCTGACAGCATAGTTGAATCTAATAAGTATCTAACCTGGCTATATAAGGGTCAAATGATGAATATGGGTGAATTAATGGTCCTTTCCGGGGCTAAGCAATATTCGACTGATTCATCTTATGATGGATGGAATTTATCGAAACCTAATGAATATTTAAACAACGGGGGTATGATATTTAATAATCCTCATAGTGATTTTCAGATAAAATTGGAGATATTAATAGGTAGATAATAAAATATTTCATTTATGAAATATATAGTAAAAAGTTTCTTGTCCTTGTATGGATATATAATCAATAAAAAAAAGTAAACCATGGACTTTATAGATCAAGTTAAAAAAGTAAAAGAAATAACAAAATCACCTGAGGTAAAAGCTTTATGTGAAAGCTTCCTTAGTGGTGGTTCAGTTTCTAAAGAAAACCTGACAGTTTTAATTAGCGAACATAATGCATCCCTGGATTTAGATAATGATGGAAATAATATACAAAATCATATGGATTTAATAAAAAGAGAAGAGTCAGAGATCTCTAAAAAATCTGCTGCTTCACTTATGGAATCTTGGGGAGGTTTAGGAAAATCTACATCGAGTAATTCTGGATCTTATTCAGATAAACCAAAAGAAAATAAAGATAATGAGAATTCTTTATATGAGAGCATAGTAAATCTTGAAACCTCTGATCCCGCTGCAAGATCGTTTATCGAAACTCAGAGTGTAAAAAATCTTGGTATTAGAAATGCTATAGAGAAGATAAAGGAGTCATCTATTTATACTTATCCTAAAGCAAAAATGGTATGTGAACAGTATCAATACCTTTTGGATAATAAAAATGTTCCTGAATTTTCACTCATAAATAACTTTGTTAACGAGCTTGCTTCATTCTCATGGGATTCTTCAATAGCACCTATTGCTGATGAATTGAAAGAGAAAGCAAAATTATTCTCTAGAGAAATCGAGGTTGCTAATGTTTTAGAATCTATCAAGAATAGCGGAAGCTCCTCTTTCTATTCTGAACTTTCGGAAACCCTTAATACTTGGTTAGTTTCTGAAAATAAATCTAGTGGATTATTGGTAAGAAATATTTCTAAATTTAGTTTCAATCCGGTTATTAAAAATCTTATAAATTTTCTTAATATACAGGAAAGCACAGATAGTAGAAAATTGGAGATCCCAGTTAATGCTCAGGGCGAATCTAGTGTTTCTAAAGTTTATTCACCGGTACTTTTTGAAGGAGGAAGAACATTCTTCTTCATTGGGGGATGTATATTCGAAGCAACATCGGATACACTAAGAAAATTACCAAAATCTGAATATTCTAATCTTTCTGAGAATTATCTAAGACTTGCACTAACAACGATGAAACCACACGTTAAAATAAACGAATCTGGAATTTCAATTAAACTTGGTAAAAAAATAGTTACCTTAGTTGAAGAAAATGATAACGTTTCAGTTTATCTTGGTAAGGATAAACTTAGATTTGGCGATTCTATTGGACTAGCTAAAATAATAGGCTTGGAATCTTCATCATACTTCGGTGTTAATGAATCAGAGGTTGTTGGAGATATTATGACACTTTATACAAACTATTCTAATGTTGTTGAATTAGATTTTGCTAAATCTATAACATCTAATGTATACGAAGGACTTGGTATTAATCTTTTTAAATGGAATGGTCAAATATATCTTCAGAAAATAAATGAAACTATGAGGGAAAATTCCCTTTATGAAGTTAATGGATCCCAAGCAGTATCACTTGTTAAGAACTTTATGAGATATGATATTTCTGAAGGATTAACAGAATTCCTTGAAGGTGAATCTAAAATTAAATCTGTTATGATTAATGACAGAAATAAAATCCTTGAAAATATTTCTAAAATAGAAGGTGAGATTACTAAAGTTGAAACACTTATGGAATCTAATCCTTTATATAATAATTCTAAGGAGATGCACGTGGCACATTCTATATTAGAGAAAGAATTACAATCTCTTAAGACCAAATGGAATCAAATAAATATAGAAATCCAGAAGGTAGAGGAGAATATAACATTATTGCCAGATTCTGATTTATTTGAGGATCAGAAATTTAATATAGGCTCTTTTGTTAAAGTTAAAGAATCAGGCGAAACAGGTAAAGTAATATCTATTGATGGATCTTCTGGTAGATATACTATTCTTTTGGATAGTGGAAAAACTGCAGATCATCAGATAAATGAGCTTGCTGATCTTGATGAAGCACTAAATAAAGCTGCTGATGATAATGCTGAATCTGCTGATGATAATAATGACGACTCTGGTGATGTTAAGGAATCTAATAATCTTAATAAGTCAGATCTACCTGAAAGCGAGCAAAAGAAAATGCTAAAAAAACTTGCTGGAATGCATGGATTTTCTAAAGCTCCTGGTGACGATAATGGAAAAATAGACATGAATGGTGATTCCTTACATGGATATAATAGAACAATGAATGAAGGTAAGGCTGATTTAAAGAATGCAACACCAAAAACTAATTATTCTAAAGCCCCAGGTAACGATAAAAAAGCTCCACATGTTAATGTAAAAAATAAGTCATTAGCTAATTCACCAGATAAGAAGGGGAAATCTAAATTAACAAAAGGCTCTACTGATCCTGATTTTTCCGATGCTCCTGGTAACGATGAAATGAACAAAGGTAAAAATACTAATGTAAAGAAAAATCTAGCGGAAGCGCCAGGTAATAATAATAAACAAAATGGTAAGGAATTAGGAAAAAATAATCTTAGCTCTGCTCCTGCTGACAAGAATGGAGTTTTAAGATTCGATGTATCTGATGTTAAGGATTCTAAAGTTTATAAATCTGGTTACAATATTGCTGAATCAGAGGAAGTAAAAAAAAACTAAGTCGCAACTTCTATTTCGCACCTAAAGGTGAAAACCAAAATAAACCAGGTAAACCTTTTGTTCAATCCATGAAGGGTAAATTCGCGAAGGCACCTACTGGTAAGACGGAGGATCTTAGTGATGAAGAGAATGATGACTCTGGTGAAGATAAACAATAATTAATAAGAATGTAGTATTTTTTACTACATTCTTTTTTTTGTGATGAAATCTTTTAGTATTTTATAACTAAAATACTAAATACCCAAATATAATAAATATTAATGGCAAAAGTTTATGTAAAGAATAGCGAGCTAATGGCAGCTGTTATTGAATCGAAGAATGCTGGAAAATTAACGCCAGCAACTATAGATATGTTCAATCTTATGATTGAAGGAATAGCTAAGAAAATGTCGTACAAGGATCCTGAGGATAGAGAGGATTGCATGGCTTTTGCTATGGAGGATTTATGTAAATATTGGAATAGATTTAATCCAGAAAAATCTAATAATCCGTTTGCTTATTTTACACAGATAGCTAAACATGGATTTGCCAAGGGATGGAAGAAATTGCATCCGCCAAAAAATCCGGTAACGATCCCATTTAGCTATATAACAGGTGACGACAATTCATATAACATCTAGACTATGACTGATATCAAGAAGATAAAGCCCAATGGGGAATATAAATCTGGTAAATATGATCCTAAGAACCCCGATAAATATATAGGTGATATACATAATATTATCTATAGATCTTCCTGGGAATATAGATTTTGTACATATTGTGATACTAACGAATCCATATTAAAATGGAGCTCCGAACCTGTTGTTATTCCATATTATAATCCTCTTGATAAAAAAGATCATAATTATAATGTTGATTTTTATATAAAAGTTCTGAAGGATGATAACAGTGAACAGGAATGGATAATAGAAATAAAACCAGAAAAACAAACAATTAAACCCATAATGGAAGGTGTTATGACTTTAGCTAAACTTAAGTCATATAATAGAAATATGCAAATATGGATAACAAATCAAGCAAAATTTAGAGCAGCTAAGGAATGGGCAGACAAAAGAGGATATAGATTCGGAGTTATCGACGAGAATTTTTTATTCAAGAGTAAATAGCATTAATCTCGATATATAAATATCAAAAAAATAAATTAAATGGCAGGTTTTGTAGATAATAATAAACCATCGGAATCCCCGGTAATACAGAGAATACGGGAGTCGGTCAAAAAACTTAGTACCTTTGGTATGAAGTACGATGATATGGTTATAAGAAATTCACAAGCTGTTGGTGTGACAGAAGCAGCTTTTCTTAATAAGAATAAATCGAACGTAGAGGACGAAAGTATGCTATGGGCTCTTGCTAAGCAGGATGTAACAACCAGACAATTCATAGGATACTTTGATAAAGATTATAAGGGTAAACGTGATTTTTTAAGAATGTTCTCGCTAAATCCTGAGGTTGAATGGGTACTTGATACTATATGTGATGAAGCAATAACATATGATCCCGCTAATTTTTTTGCATATCCGGATTTTATAGATCTTACTGATGTAAACGAGAAGGTAAAGGATGAGCTATATGATGTATATAAGAGCCTATATGATATATGGGGATTTTCTGATGATATAACAGCATGGCAATATTTTAGACAGTTTATTATAGATGGATTTCTAGCATTTGAAATTATATATGATGATACGGGTAAGAAAATAGTTGGATTTAAGGAACTTGATCCTATAACTCTTATTCCTAGTGTTGAGAAACAATTAGACGGAAGCTTTGTTAGTACATGGACACAATATCCACAAGACCCAAAGAAGAAAAGAGTTCTATATGATCCGCAAATAATATACATATCATACGCCAAGGGTAATTCAATATCAAGAGTTAGTTATATTGAGAGACTTATAAGACCGTATAATATATTGAGAATAATAGAGTATACTAGAGTTATCTGGTCAGTTATGAATGCTTCATTTAAGCTTAAAATGACAGTACCAATAGGTACAAAATCCCAACAAAAGGGTATGCAAACACTCGGAGAACTTATGAGTGTCTATAAGGAAGACATACAGTTAAACGATGAAAGTGGGGAGCTTACAGTTGACGGTAAACCAAAGATACAGTTCTATAAGAATTATCTTATGCCTTCTGGTGTTAACGGAACACCGACTATCGAGCCAATAAATACTGAAGGACCTAATTTGAATGATCCTGCTCCATTAACATATTTCTTTGATAAATTTATATTAGAGTCTAAAGTCCCACCATCGAGGTTTCATAACCCCGATGGCGGCAGTACATCACCATATTCCAATGGTGCTGAAGGTTTGGACAAAGAGGAAATAAGATTCTATAAATTTATATCTAGGCTTAGATCAGTATTTCAAGAAATTCTGGTTAAACCAATGTGGCTGCAGATGGTTAATAAGTATCCTTATCTGGAGAAAGATTTTCTATTCAAAAGTCAATTGGGTCTTAATTATTGGTCCGATAATCCATTTAAGGAAAACCAGGAAATTGGTAAGATGGTACAGAGAAAAGAAACAATTTCTAGTCTTGGTGGACTCGTGAACGATGACGGTAAACCATTTTTTTCCAACGCATTCCTTATAGAGGAGTACTTAGGTATGTCTAAACAGGATATAATAGCCAACAAAGAGGCTAAAGAAAGAAAGGCAAGGGAGAAGGCGAAAGCAGAAAAGACATCGGGAGGGAAAGAGACTAAGAAAGAAGGCGAGGAAGAAGCACCACAAGTAACACTATAATAAAATGGCAGGATTTTTAGACTTTTTAAAACCCAATCAAGCGGCATTGGGTAACATATTGAAGAATCTGGGTAATATATCCAAATTCGGTATGCAATATGATGATATGATTGTTAGAAACTCGCAAGCTATCGGTAGAACCGAGGGCTCTTTTTTCAATCAGGAGGGTACTGGTTATACTAAAGATAGTGCTTTTCAGTGGACAGCATCATATCACGATACCAAGGTAAGAAAATATATAGCATATTTCGATAAATCGTATATAGAGAAGAGAAATTATCTTAGAAAGTTTTCGATAAATGGCGAAATTGAATTTATATTGGATATTATTACTGATGAAGCAATAGTTTATAATGATAGAAATTATTTTGCTCAGCCATCTTTTTCTAATATAGATCTTAAAGATAATATAAAAGAAAAGATAAGCTCCCATTTCAATAGATTGTATAATATATTTCAATTTCAAAATACTGTTTTGGGTTGGCAATATTTTAGACAGTTTATTATAGATGGATTTTTAGCATTCGAAATAATATATGATAGTAAGGGTAAGGAAATAATAGGATTTAAGGAATTGGATGCAGTATCTCTTGAACCTATTGTTGAAAAGGTTGGTGAAAATGAATATAAACAATTTTGGTTGCAGTATCCTAATAATCCACAGATGTTTAGAAAACTTACCAATGAGCAGATCATTTACATATCTTATGCTAAGGGTAATACAATATCAAGAACAAGCTATGTTGAAAGACTAGTTAGATCGTATAATATACTTAGAATCATGGAGAATTCTAGGGTTATATGGAATGTTATGAATGCTAGTTATAGAATGAAATTCATTATTCCAATAGGTACTCAGTCACCTCAAAAAGCAATGCAAACTCTGGGACAACTCATGTCAAATTATAAAGAGGAAATCAGTATTAATGATTCATCAGGAGAACTTACTGTAAATGGTAGACCTAAAGTCCAGTTTTATAAAAATTATTTATTTCCCGAACAAAATGGGGTTTCCCCTGAGATATCTTCGCTGAATCCTTCCGGTCCTGATTTTAATGTTATGGATAACGTACTTTATTTTTTCAATAAGTTAAAAATGGATTCAAAAATACCCTATGCAAGATTTGCTGCAAAGAATGGAACCCCTGCTAATTACCAGATAGCAATAGACCAATTAGAAAGAGATGAGATAAGATTCGAAAAATTTCTGAGAAGACTTAGATCCATATTCCAGGAGATATTAGTAAAACCACTTTATATACAAATGTGTCTGGAATATCCTGAATTGGCTAAGGATAGAAGCTTTAAAGCTAATATAGGACTTGATTTTAATAGGGACCTTGAGTTTGAGGATCAGGTAGAAATGACGAATCTTAAAAAGAAGAGCGAATTTGTAACTGCTCTTGCCGATCTTAAAGTGAAAGCTGGCGAGGAGGATGTTCCATATTTTGATAATGACTTTCTTATACAACGATTCATTGGCATGTCTCCGGATCAGTTAAAGCTTAATGAACAATATAAAAAGGAAGAAGAAAAAGCGGGAGCTCCTGCTCCTCCAGTCGAGGGCGAACCTGCAGCAGAGGACGCTGCAGAGAAACCTGCAGCAGAGGACGAATCGGAAAAGTCTCCTCAAGTAACTTTATAAAAAAAGGAATATGAAAATATTCCTTTTTTTTGTGACTTTATTTTTTTAATACGTATATTTTATTTACTTTTGTAAGAAAATTAAAATTATTAAGAATGATAGAAAAATTAAGAATCCTTAGGGAACTTGAATTATTAACAGGAAACGGCTCCCAGAAATCCAAACAGAATTTAATAAAATCCAATATTGATTATGAGCTTAAGTATATACTTGATGTTTGCTTTAATCCTTTCGTGACAACAAAGCTTCATAAGATTTCGTATAATGAGGTTTTATCGGAAAGTAATCCTAACCTATGGGAAGATTTTAGATCTTTATTAGAGGAGCTTAAAATTGCTTCTGCGGCCAATGATAATCTTAGAAGTAGAGCTTGTAATTTAGTATCTGCTAAAATTAGTAACGATCCTGTGGAAGATCTGGAATTAAGATCTGTTCTTATGAAAATTGTAACAAAAAGGATGAATATAGGAATTGGTGCTAAGCTTATAAACAAAGCACTTGGTTATGAACTTGTACCAGATCCTTCTGTTATGTTAGCTACTGATGATCATGAGGTTATAGAAAATTGGGAAAAAATATACTGCGAGGAAAAATATGATGGTGTTAGAGTTATTGCAATATATAAATCTGGAGAAATAACATACTTCACTAGAGCTTTCAATGAATTAGATCCAACCTGTCTTTCGGGAATAACATTCTCACTAAAAACTGCAATGATCAACAGTGGACAAGGAATACTTGGTGACTGGTTTTTTGATGGTGAATTAACGGATCTTAATAGAAAATCTGTTAGTGGAAAGGTTACACAGATACTAAGAGGAACTGCTCCTAAGGATATAGATAAGGATATGCTTTTTAATGTATTCGATTTCGAAGAAGTTATGACACTAAATCACGGTTCAGGTGTCCTTGATTATCTTACAAGAAGGTCCACGTTGGAGAGGGTAACATCATTTCTTCCTGATAACAGCCCAGTTATTCTCGCAAGAATGTGGGAATTAGATAACTCCTCTGATGTTGCAGAAATTTATAAAAAAATAGTTGCTGACGGTGGTGAGGGGGTTATATGTAAAAATAATTCCATCTATGAATGTAAAAGATCAAAGACCTGGATAAAACTTAAAGAAGTTAATGATTGTGATCTGATTATTAGTGGATGGTACCCAGGTGAAGGAAAAAGAGAGGGATACATCGGTGGTTTTATATGTACTGATTCATCAGGTACACTCAACGTTAGGGTTGGGTCAGGTTTTACTGACAATGATCTTAAATTATTAAGTGAAACCCCGGATCAGCATATAGGTAGAATAATTGCAGTCCAATATAACGTTACTATAGAGGATAAGAACGGTAATCGTTCTTTATTTTTACCTAGATTTATTGAGGTAAGAAACGATAAGGATACTGCTGACGATTTAAGTACTAAATTTTAATCAATATAAATGATACAAGAATTATTAACAGAAAAGCTCAGACCAAAAAAACTAGAGCATATGATATTACCCTCAAGAATTTCCAAAGTTTTTGAGAATGGCTTAGGACAAAACATTTTACTTAGTGGATCACCAGGTTGCGGAAAAACAACATTAGCAAAGATACTAGCAGCACCATTTCCTCATTTGTTCATAAATGTTTCTGATGAGAGCTCAGTTGAAACTATTAGAACCAAAATAACGGACTTTTGTTCGACTATATCTGTTATGGATGGGAAATCCTCGAAGAAAGTGGTTGTATTAGATGAGTTTGATGGTGCATCTGACCAATTCTATAAAGCACTTAGAGGTACTGTTGAAAAATATGCTTCAAATACAAGGTTTATCGCGACATGCAATTATATAAATAAGGTTCCTGATGCTATTCAGAGTAGATTTGAAGTTATTGACTTTAATCCAATAAGCACCGAAGAGGACGAGAATCTTAAAGCTGAATGGGCTACTAGAGTAAATTTCATTCTTGGTAAAATTGGGGTAACCATAGAGGATGAAGCTTTATCTGAATTCCAGAGAAGCTATTACCCTGATTTTAGAGCTGCACTGAACAAGATACAAGCTTGGATGATAGAGGGTGTTAAAAATATAGATTCGGCTAGAGTTAAGGAATTTGGCTGGTCTTATGAAAATTTATATATTCTTCTGGTTACATCTAAGGACCCTGTTAAAAATTATCAGACACTAGTTGGCGAATATCAAGGTAAAACCGATGATGTCATGTCTGCATTAGGTGACGAGTTTATAAATTGGATAATAAATAATAAATCTGATTTATCAAAAATTATTCCTGCAGTGATAGTGCTTGTTGCTGAACATCAGGCACAGAGAACGCAAGTGATTGATCCGATGGTTTCGTTACTATCTTTATTTTTTCAGATTCAAAAACTTATTGAATAATGAGAAATAAGAGAATTATATTTGTTGGAAAGGCGGGTTCGGGAAAAGATTATGCTAGACAACAGATGGAAAATTATGGATTCAAATATTGTGTATCACATACGACAAGACCACCAAGGGAGAGTGAGGTTAATGGGATAGATTATCATTTTATAAGTTTGGATTCGGCTATACATCATTTCATAGAGAAGAAACTCCTATATGAATACGTAATGTTTAACGGGTGGTTCTACGGGACATCGATTGATGAATTTAAGAAATCAAATCTGTTTATAATGACTCCTAGCGGGATAAGTAAATTAAAACCTATAGATAGGGATGAATCTTTTATAGTTTATATTGATGCTCCTATTGATATTAGAAGGGAAAGATTACTTAAACGAAAAGATGTTGATAAGGTGGATAGAAGATTAGCTGCCGACGAGAATGATTTTGAAAACTTTAGTGATTTTGATCATAGAATAACTGATCCTAATTTTATTATAGATGGAACGATAGAGTGGATAAAATTATTAGACTAAATATGATATTCACATTTATATCCACCTATTTATATGAAATATTCTATTGTATGTATAATATAACTTATTGAAAAACATGATTAAAAATATAAAAAAATGATAAACATTGCAATTGATGGGAATCACCATTTCCATAAAACCTTCGGAGTATTTGCTGGGTATGGAAATATGGATCCAGGAAAGGTTTTAAAGGAGAAATCTGAACAAGCAGCTTTTATAAGGAAAGTTTCTACCGATTTGTGTTCTTCGCTTAAGATGCTTCCACAAGGTGGAAGAATGATATTTACTGCTGATAGTAGAAGCTGGAGGAAGGATGTTGAGATAGAAAATGGTGGATATAAATCGGGAAGAGTGAAGGACGAAACTGTTGATTGGACCATATTTTTTGAATTAATGTCAGCATTTGGAGAGCAGCTGGAGAAAATGGGATTCATATTTTCGAGAGTTGAAGGAGCTGAAGGCGATGATTTACTGATGTTCTGGTCCGATTATTTTAATTTAAACGGCGAAAATTGTATCATAATTAGCGGTGATCATGATATGCATCAATTAGCAAGAAAAAATGATAAAACATGGACTGCTGTATGGAACACAAATTCAAAGAAGAATATGCTTTCCGTTCATCAGAAATGGGAGGAATTATGGTTAAATAAAAATGATTCCGTTGGAATGAGTATATTTAACATGTCATCGGCGATATCTCCAGAGAAGGATAAATTCAAAGAGTTCCTTAAAAAAGTGAAGATAGAGGAAATTGATAGCTATTCTTTTATATTCAATAAGATTCTAATTGGAGATGACGGAGATTCTGTTCCGAGTGTTTGGGATTATACTGTTAAGAATAAAGACGGTGAGGATAAATTAGTTAGGTTTACTGATAGTAAGGCTAAAAAGGTTTATGTTGCTTTGCTAGAAACCGAATGGCTTGGCATTTCTTTTGATTTATTAATTAAAAATCAGGAATTCCTTAATTGGATAAGCGGATTAATATTAAGAACAACTAAAGATGTTGATACAACTGATAATAGAAAAAAAGTTTCACATAACTTCGAAAGAAATCTTATTCTCATGTGGCTAAATTATAAAGTCATACCTCCCTTTGTAATAAAGGGTGCTTCTCAGGAAATAATAAGAGGTCTTGAGATACAGAAAAAAATTGTTACGCTGGACAGAATAAAAATATTAGAGGGAAGCGAATGGGTAACAACTGGATATCAACCAAAGGGATTTGATCCTTTTTCATACTTATAATAATGGAACTCTTCGATATAATAAAAAATATATTTTCAAAGAATAAAAGAAGTTGGGATTCAGTAGGTAAAAATGACAAGGTCCGCAATTTCTTTATGATTAATAGAATAATGTCCATACAATTTCCTGTACAGGCTAATCAATTTAACAAAATGAGGGTAACCCCGCATTTTGTTGTTGATTGGTGGCGAGACACCTTATCTAATAGATTTTCTAAACCACCTACCTGGATATACACAAAGACAATAAAAAAAGAAACTACTGGAAAAAAAACAAAAGTTTCTGATTACAGCGAAATTGAAAATTTTATTTGTGATAGATATAAGATATCCAGAAGGGATCTTTCCCAGTTGAAAGAATTCTATCCCGATAAATATAATGACTGGATGCTGGACGTTTCGGACCAGTTAGGCTTAAAAAAATAGATATATAAAGAATGAAAAATGAAGTTGATAAGGTCATAGACAAAGTTATCTCCGGAATGGATTGGGATGTTATATTTGATGTTAATAAGTGTTTTAAACATGGTATTGGCGATGGCGTATCTGCTATACCTGGTGTTAAGAGAAAAGCTTTTGCTGATGGTATTACTAAAAATGATCTTAGGAATGAATTAAAGAGCCTTCTTAAATATGTTATTGAAAATAATATACCTGAATTAATATATGGTTATTGGATGATATTTTGGGATAATCCGTTATGGACTGAGGAATATCTCAATGAGATAAAAGAGGAAATGGAAGGCGATGATATAATTGGTGATATTGTGCTGGATCCAACATTGGAGGTAATATATTCACCGCAAAGAATGTATTTGATAGCCAATAATATAAAAAATCAAACAGAAACAGAAACAACTGAATCCGATGCCCTTGATAATATGTTAAAAAAAGCACTTTCTGATGAGAAATTTGAACTTGCTGCTAAGATAAGGGATGTTATAAATATCCAAAAAAATCAGAAATAAAATAATGATTCTAAATGAAATATATTAAGAACATAAACGAATATCTTGATGGCGGAATATTTGGCGATACCTATGGTCTTGGAAGTGGTAATGGTGTTATGAAGGTTAACTATAAACCATTCGATGATCTCTCAGTATCAGTTGGTCCGGATCCAAACATCGATAGAACAGTAAAGGGTTCTGAATTTCAAATAGGAGATGTTGTAGAGTCTCAACCTATCGATTCTAAGAAAAAGGTTATAGGTGTTATAGTTAGATGCTTTAGAAATCCAGATAATAAACAGTATAGATATTTTATACAATCCTATATTAAAGGTAGGAAAAACAAAAAGATAATAGAAATAAAATCAGATTGTATAAAATTTGCAGAGGGTGGTAATCATGGGAATATGGAAACCATATCGAAAAGCAAAGCAAGTGAGCTACCTGGGTCTATGTATAATTCAAAAACTGTCTATAGTGCTAGTGAATTAGGACAGGAAACAAACAATTAGGAGAAACCAATTCAATCATTTATAGTACAAATAAGAAACTCTATAGATGATATCCGGACACAATCAAACAAATATATCGTATCTTGGTATTCCCAAGAAATCAATAACAATAGATAAGAGGATATGCTCATATGAGGATATCCTCGATCTTATTTTGGCTTTATGTATAATAAATTCTAAAATATCATCCAATATAGTTTGCTTAAATCTTGGCGAGCTAGATATAACCCCAGATTTCCTTGAGCCTGGTTTTATAGAGGAGGAGAATCCGCTTCTCTCCGAAAAAATCAATAATATAAATTCATTGATAAATAAAAACTCGATGAGAGTTATCATCTTTATAGGTAAGGATTATTTTCTTGGTAGCCAACTTGAGGATATTAGAATAAAAACTATAAAGCTACTTAATAAGCTCTCCGATGTTCTTGGTGTAATTGGTATGAATGGACCTTCGATGGTTATAAGAATAGGATCAGCTTACGGAAACAGAAAGAAAACAATGAAGGAATTTTGTTTAATGGTGGCTAAACTTAAAAAGTCGACAGTGCAAAGATTAACAGTCATGAATGACGAGAAGCCCAGTCTTTTTTCGATAACTGATCTATTATCTGGTGTTTATTACGAAACCGGAATACCGTTATGTTTTAGAATATTACCACATCAGTTTAACGACGGCGGATTATCCATAAGGGAGGCTATGTTTCTTGCAGCCTCAACATGGAGAGTAAGTACAAAACCTTTTTTCTTCCATTCAGAAGCAGCCGACGCTGATAATAACGGTAAAGCTCTTTCACCTAATTGTACTGGTGTATTAACAATGAGAATCCCAACTTTTGGACTCGACATTGATGTTATAATAGATTCACCGGATAGAGAACTTTGTTATCTTGAATATTTAAAATCACATAGAGGTCTTCCTCCGACTGTAATAAATAAAATTTCGAAGAAATAATTTTATTTATTCGAATTTTTTTATTATATTTGCATAAAATATAATTATGTTTAAATTAGAAACAATAGAGAATTTTCTTTACTTCGATGTTGAAACTGTTTGTTCAGAGAAGAATCTTCTTACACTACAAAGAAAAAATCCAAGGCTTGCTGAGTTATGGAAAAAAAGAGCTATCTATTACAGGGGTGCTAATCCTGAAATATCACATTGGAGTGACGATGACGTTTATCTAGCTAAGGCATCATTAGAACCTGAATTTTCTAGGGTCGTTTGTGTGTCATTTGGTACTTTCAGTGACGGAGAGAAAGTTTTTAAATCTTTTTACGGAACTGATGAGGTTGATATTCTGGAAAAAAGCAACAAAGTTTTCAATAATGCGATGGCAAAAAATCTAAAACTATGTGGACATAACATAAAAGGTTTTGATGTACCATGTTTAGGTAAAAGAATGGTTTATAATGCTATAAACCCTTCGGTGAATCTACAGGTGTGGGATAAAAAACCATGGGAAATACCTTATATTGATACATCTGATATTTTTGCCTTTGGTAGTTGGTCTCAGCAAAAATACCTCAGCCTTGATCTTCTTGCTTGTTCTTTAGATGTCAAATCACCTAAAGAAAATATGGACGGATCTAAAGTTAATAAATACTTTTGGGATATCCAGGCATATGAGGAAATAAAAGATTATTGTGAAATAGACGTAAGAACTGTTATGAATGTTCTTGAGAAAGTTTGCTTCTAGAATATTAGTAAATACTTTAAAGCTTTCCTTTGATATATAGAGGAAAGCTTTTTTTGTGAATAAGATATTTAATTTTAATTTATTTGTGCATAATGATGATGTAGCACTCTCTGAGAAAGAGATTGGTGCATTTTATCATGATGAACTAAATCCTATTTTTTGGAAAAAGAAAAAGGATGATGCTGGAAACACTGAATGGATATTTGATCAGCGTATTAGAAGGAAACTTTTAAGAATCGCTAATGACTTCTATGGAAAATTCCCTGAACTTCTAAAGGGAAGAGTAATAAAGGATATCCAATTAACCGGATCCTTATCAAATTACAATTATACCAATTTCTCGGATCTTGACGTACATGTTCTTGTGAATCTTGATGGTATAGATGACGAGAATCCAAAAATACTTAAAGCCGCTATAGATGGAATAAGATTCATATGGAATCTTAGACATAATATTTCTATTAGAGGATATGATACAGAGTTATATTTACAGAGTGAAAATGAACCCCATGATTCAACGGGTCTTTTCTCTTTATTGAATAATGAATGGGTGAGAAAACCTGTTTTTAATCCTCCATCTATAGATGAAAGTGACGTCTCTAAGAAATATGATTCAATGGCATCTGAGATCGAATCATTAAATGCCAAATTAAGGAATCAATCAGATCTACCAAGTAATGCAAAGTCATTATATAAAAGATGCCTTAAACTTAAGGATAAGATACAAAAAATGAGGAAGGAAAGTCTTTCCAAAGATGGTGAGATGTCTATAGGGAATCTTGTGTTCAAAAAACTAAGAGATGATGGATATATAGAGAAATTGATAGATACTATATCTAAATCATACGATAAAATTTACACAGAAAAATAATTGAAAAAAAATAATTTATATTATGAATATATTTTTACCCAAAAATGGGAAATATAATATTGGGGATGATTTCCCTATGATAAGCATACCCACTGATATTTCTGAATTAAATCCGGAGGAAAAAACATTTGATGATTTTCAATGGTGGGCAGAATCTTCGGAGTTTAAAAAATGGATGAATGCTAATAAAAGACAATGGGTTGCTGATTCTGAAGAAACTAGTAGATACGGAAACAGCTTGACTGATATCATAAAGGAAAATGTAGAATCCTATAGATTTGGTAACAATTTGAGTGAATCCGATGTTTTATCTTTTGATGAGTATGATAGTTTAAATGAAGCAGACGAGACAATATCAGCTGAAGCTAAAATCGGTATAAAATTTCATTATGCTTACAATAAGCTTAAAGCTGACGGTAAACTAAAGAATATAAATTCAGTGGATGTAGATTTACCTACTGGTGAAGAAAAAGCTGTATTTGTTAGTATGGAGGATTCTGAAACAAAAATAAATGTTGACGAGACGCTCAAAGCATTTAAGCTGGTTGCTCTTCCTGGATCTGATGATTCTAAGGTTAAAGTTATTTCAATTAAGGAATCACTCCCTGGAGGACCAGTTGACCCTGATACTACAATGAAAGAATTAGTTGAAGGCATACTAAAAACCGCAGGTGAATATGCAGCTATTGGAGCTGGTATAGGTGTAACGTGGGCGGTATTAAGAAGTGTTGGATATGGTGTTGCTGCAGGAATAGCTTTAAAATCAATAAGAGGTCTTGCACCAGCAGCTACCGTTGCGACTGGAGGTGCTAAAGCTACAGGTCTCCTTGCAAAATCCGGACAGTTTCTTAAGAACGTTGCATCTGGCGGGATTAAAAAAGTAAAAGTCCTAGGAAGTGGCTTAGTAGACGTTCTTAAATTTAAAGATACAGTAGTTGTTGGTAAATCTATAATCAGAGGTGTAAAGGGAGCAGGTAAAGCTGCTATTTTGGGTAAATCTTCTCTACCTAAGATAGTAACTGCATTCAGAACTGGATTAAGTAGAGGTGTCTCCCAGGGTGGTGCTAGATTAGTTCCTTTTGTAGGACAAGCACTATTAGCTATTGATGCTATAGGATCAACATGGAATTGGTTTAGCGATAACCAGGCACCTAAATGGGATGAGATAGAGGATACAATCTCATCTGGCAAAGGAGGAAAGGAATTCGATCCGGGAAAGATAAAGGATGGTACTTCAATAACAATATGCTGGAAACAACCCGCTGGTACAGGTCTAGGTATAGCTGCAAGCTTCCTCTATAGTAATGATACAAGAACAACTGCTGAGTTATTTAAGGTAGGTAAGGGTAATAGCGGTGATTCGATATTTATATTAACTTCTATAAACTCCAAGGAATATCAGAAGGGTCTTTCTGATCATGCTGTTACATTGATCTCTATAAAGAATGGACCAATAAATGCTCAGAGTGGGCTTTCTGGATTAAGAAGGGTTCTAGATAATGAGGATATGGATGTTAAGGTAGCTTATGTTGATCAGCCAGAAGATATAGCTACTAGCTTTAATTTCATGGGTATATGTGACTGGTCAGTTTTGCTTGAATACTATAACGAAGCTCTCGATCAGTATATAATATCCGATAACAATGCACCAGAAACATATGAATATTATTATCGAACCACGCAGAAAGATTATGTGAATGTTTCAGGTAAACTTCTTACCGACGAAGAACTTGGATCAAAATCTAGTGATGATATAGCGGAGATGTTTGCAAGTGGAAACAATAAGATAAACAACTTAAAACCAGAAAAGAAAGAAAAAGGAGGAGAAAATAAAAATATAAAAGATAAGTCAGAAGAGAAGAAAAATAAGAAACAACCTAGTGGAACTGGTGTGAACGATTCGGAAAATAATAGAGAACTTTGGTTAACACCAATGATAAAAGAATCTTCTAAAAATGGAACGGTTATACATAAATTTGCTGAATTTGAGGATGTTCTTGAGTATATAGACATTACTGGTAAATATCCTGATTATTCAACATTAAACGAGGATGAGAAAGAGGAAGGAACAGAAGCCAATGTTAAATCCGATAAATCAGAAGATACATTGAGTTTAACTAATGAGGAGGCATCAGGGCCAGCCAAAGTTGCAGTTTATTCTGTAACCGATATGGAGTATGCAAATCCAGAGGATAGACAATATACTCCTGCAGCTTATAAATATTTTATTATAGATCCGGATGATTATGATGCTAATTTAGGATCCAGTATAGAGGTTGGAGTAAGTACGAACGAGACTCTTATAGATCCTAGAAGAGGTGTCTATGAATTCAAGGAGGAGGTTAAGAAGGAAGATAATAGTGGTAAGATCGTAAGAAAAACAAAGCCTGAAGATAATAAGAATGATGATAATGTGAATTCTGATGTAGATGATAGTGACGATGAAAATACACCGAACAAGGATGATTATTTCATTACTGCGGATCCTGATGATATCAGTATTAAAAACAGAAAAAATGCTACGGTTATAAGAGATAAAAACTTTAAGGGTGGTATAAACATAGTTGATGAATTCCTTACTGATAAAGAAAAGGAAGTTCTTGGAATACCTACATGGAAAGCAGTAACACTTGCTAAAACATTCATGAATGGACAAGGTGAAGTTATAAAGGTTAAACTTAAAAATAGGTATGCACCTATGTTTAATACAGCAAAAACCTATGAAGTTCGTGATGGTGAAGCATTCCAAATCGCTAAAAAATTCGCTAAAGAAGTGGAAGATAGAATAAAATTTCAATAATTCACCAATAAATCGAAAAAATATCAATATATCAATCGATATATAAGTAACATAAAAATATGTATAAAATGCCAACAACCAAAAATTTAAACGAAGAATTGGTCTTCATCCTCGAGAGACAATCATCGGTTCTTGAATCATCAAAGACTGATAACAATGATTATGTCTTAGAAGGTACTGCTGCTGTTTTCGGTAAAGAGAACAACAACAATAGAATTTACGAAGAAGCCGAATACCTTCCACACTTAAACTATCTTAATGAGAAAATAGCTCAGAGAAGATTAGTTGGCGAATTAGATCACCCTGAAAAGTTTGATGTTTCGCTTAAGAATATTTCCCATATAATAGAAAAGCTTGATTATGATAAAGGCGGAAGAGAAATTAAGATCAAAGTTAGACTTTTGGATACACCAATGGGGCAGATAGCTAAAAATCTTGTTGATGCAGGTGTTCCTCTTTCAATTTCTTCAAGAGCTGCTGGTTCTGTTGGCAGTGATAAGAAAGTTCAAATAAAAAAAATATTCACTTACGATCTAGTTGCAGATCCTGGTTTTCAGGATGCACAATTAGAAAGAGTATATGAAAGCGCTGGTTATCATTTTGCTGATTTCTTCGAAATGAGAAATAAAAGTGTTACCAACGATCTTCTCTGTGTAAATGAATCGTTAGGTCTAAAAGATGATTCAGCAGTGAAGATATATAAAGTTGAAAATAACGAAGAATTTAACAACCTCGTATCAAAATCAGATAAAAATAAGACGATCCTCATGGAGAATAATGAATTTGTGACTGCAGAAGAATTAAATCAATATTCTGTTTTCTTGAAAAAAGAAATGGAATCTATGAATTCTAAAATTGCAGAAATTAAAGAACAAAAGCAAGTATTAACAGAATCTAGCTTTGAAGATAAAAATTCAAGCCTTGAAGAAAGAGTTGCTAAACTAGAAAAATACTCAGAATATTTAGCTGAGAATTTAGATAATGCTATTAAATATGGTGAATATTTAGCTGAAAACTTAGACGAAAGTATAAGCTACAGTAAATATCTTGCTGAAAATTTAGATAAAAATATTTCTTATTCTAAATACTTAGCAGAAAATGTGGATAAAGGAATTTCCTATACCGAATATGTTGCTGAATCAACAGACAAAGGAATAGAATATACAAAATATCTTGCTGAGAAATTAGATCAGAATATCCAATATTCTGAATATCTAGCAGAAAACTTAGATAAAGGAATTTCTTATTCTGAATATCTTGGTGAGAACTTAGATAAAGGTATAGCTTATTCTGAATATCTAGCAGAAAAATTAAATGATGGCATAGAGTATTCAGAATACATTGCTGAAGGTCTTAATAAGAATATACAATATTCAGATTATTTAGCAGAAAATGCTAATAAAGGTCTAGATTATTCTGATTACCTAGCAGAAAAATTAAAAAAATCAATCTCTTATACAGAATATATAGCTGAAACAGTTAACACAACCAAATACAAAGCTACAGATTCATTAAGAGAAAATGTGGATCTCTCAGCTTCAGCTGGATTAAACGAATCAGGATTCGCTGGAGATTATACAGATCTTACAACAAGAATAGACAGTTTGATAGAATCAGTTAAAACACAAAAAACTGAATCAAATATAAACGAAGCTTCTGCGTCAATGAAGCAAACAGCCAACACACAAAAGGCAGATGAAGTTCTTAATGAAAATGAGAACAAAAACAAAACAGGTCTTAATTTTATTGACACAATGCCTGAAGAATACACTCAAGTTTGGGAATCACTTAGCGAGGGACACAAGCAATCTATTATTGCTCAGAGTAACTTCTATTTATTAGATACACCTTACCAGGTAAAAAACTTCTGGTCAACACGTCAACTTGGAGCTGCTACTGTTGGAGTTCAAAAATTAGACGAGAGCGAAAATATCGCAATGCCTAATGCACAAAAGCAACCACAAGGATATTCTAGCGAATATATGAATGCTATTGCTTCTGCATTAGAGAAAAAATTTCAAACAAGATAAAAAAAAGTAAATAAATCATGAAATTGATTAACGAACAAGAAATCTACGATACATGGTCACCACTTATTGAAAGTAAAGCTGGTATCACAGATGAAGGAAAAAAAGGGTGGTTAACTAAATATTGCCACTATCACTCATTAAACGAATCTGCTGGAGCTTATAACTCTTTAGGTGTTGTTAATGGTATGGGTAGCGTTGCTCCCCCAGCTTATCCAGGAATGGCTTCATTCCAAGGTGGTAATGCTAATGCAGGTTTCTATAACACAGGTAACCAAGGATCTGGAGATAAATTCCCATCTTTATTACCTTTAGCAATTCAGGTTGCTGCAAAAACAATCGGTTTTGATATCGTTCCAGTTATTCCTATGTCAGGTCCTACAGGTATCTTATCTTACTTAGATTATGTTTATGCTGGTGGTAAATTAGGTGCTGGTGCTGCTACTACAGCTGCTGATCAGTTAGCTACTGCTCCAACAATGATTAAATTCCCAGTTTATACTGGATCTGGTGCTACTGGTGCTACTGGTGCTACTGCAGCTTCATTCCCAACAGTTGGTGCTACAGGTAATATTGGTACATTACAATTAACATTTGTAGGTCTTTCTAGAATTGACGGTTTCCCAATATTTGAAGTAACAGGTATTGCTGCTGGAACAAACATTAATACAATTATTAATGGTACACCAACCGCACTTACTAACTTTGCTATTGCTGGTCCTGCTTTATCAACTGGTGCTACTTATTCACCAAATGGTTATGCTGCTCAATTAGTTAAAGCCTTAGAAGATCACATCCAAGGTTTCTCTGGTGCTGGTTTTAATAACACTAGTGACTGGCAAGGTCCTTATGTTGATGGTACTAAAACTTACGATCCTATGTTAAGAGGAGTTGGTGAGTCTACTTACTTCAACTCAATGGGTCTTTCGACTTTCACTAAATTCGTTGAAGCTGAGACATTCCAAGTAGCTGCTTCTGTTACAACAGAGCAAATCCAAGATCTTAACAAACAATTCGGTATCGACGTTATATCAATGATCGAGAACGCATTGGTTAATGAGGTTTCTCAAGCTATTAACAAGCACATCTTATCAAGAGCATTTGCTTTAGGTTGGTCTAACCACGTTCAATTTAACAATGTTGAACAACAGAACTTAAACTTGAATTTAGTTATAAACAGTACAAATGCTGGTAATACTGCTGCATATGTAAATAAATCTAATGCTGGTGTTGTTATGCCAATTCCTAATGGTCCTGCATCAGGTGGATTTGAGAACTTATCAACTCTTCAAAGAAGATTATTCTCTAGAATTCTTGCAGCTGCAAACGTAGTAGCTAATAGAGGTAGAAGAGGTCCTGCTAACTTCATCGTTACTAACGCTGCAGTAGCAAGTGCACTTCAGGACATCTCTCAGTTCACATTCGCACCTTTCTCTAACACATTAACTCAAAACAACGGTACATTATATCCAGTAGGTTCTCTTGCAGGTATGACTGTTTATGTTGATCAGAATATGAACTATTCAGATACGAGAGTATTAATTGGTAGAAAAGGTGGTGATGACGAACCGGGACTAAAATTCATGCCTTATATGATGGCGGAGTCTATCCAGACAATCTCTGAGGGTACTATGTCACCTAAAATAGCAGTAAAATCTAGATACGCTTTAGTAGAAGCTGGTTTCTTACCTGAAACTATGTACTTGACATTTTATGTTAATGTACCTGCTGGTGGTTTAGCATAATATTGACATTTTTAAGAATTTTAATTAATTCTTTATATAAAAAAAAAGCTCCAGTGAAACCTGGAGCTTTTTTTATTGTATAAGATATATAATAAAATCAATTATTTGAAATATGGTTCTCTCTAATGAATTACATCTATTAATAGATGAGATTAAACAATCGACTCTGGCTGGTGTAAATTGTACTAGTATATTTACAAGACTCCGTAACAATTCCACTTTAAATTCTGAAATTTTTAATATTACTGAATTTCTTGATCTAATATATTCTGATATTAAAGTAGGTCAAAGGATTTATCACATTAATGAATCTATATACAATGTTCTTTTATGCCCGGTCTGTAATTCTCCAAGAGTTTATCATAGGTTAAATAAAGGTTATTTTGCTACCTGCGGGTCTATCCAGTGTAAAAAAAAAACTAAGATTTCTGGATTTAAAAAAACTATTACAGAAAGGTACGGTGGAGACTATTTTAAAGAAGGATCGGAATCCAGGGAAAAATATAAATCCACTATGCTGGAGAAATATGGGGTTAATCATAATTTTAGCGATGGAATTTTAAGAAAAAGCTATGATAGAATAATGGAAAAAAAATACGGAAGTAAATATCCATTAAAAAATACTGATATTCTAAAAAAACGTAACGATACATGCATTAAAAATCACGGTACGTTAAGTTTTATTACTAGTGATAAAACAAAAAGCACAAATCTTACTAAATATGGATACGAGAATGCTATATTAAATTCTGATATCTCTAAAAAATCAGGTATGACATTTTCAGAAAATAGAAGGAACGAGATGCGCCATAAATTGAACTCCGTTGGGATAGACTTATTAAATTACTCATCAGTCCTATGTGAATTGAAATGTAATAAATGTGAATATATTTTTAATAATCACCCAGTTACAATTAATTCAAAATTAAGACTTTGTATAGATATATGTTTAAAATGTAATCCTAATATTTTTAATAGATCTAAGCTGGAGATTGAATTATACAATTTTATTGAATCCATATATGATGGTAAAATAGAAACAAGTTATAGAAAAATATTTATAAATGATCCAGCATTTTCCGAAGTTGATATTTATCTGCCCGACCTCAAAATAGCATTTGAATTTAATGGTCTCTATTGGCATTCTGAAATTTATAAGGATAAAAATTACCATAAGAAAAAAACGGAGGCAGCTTTAGCTAATGGCGTTAGATTGTATCATATATGGGAAGATGATTGGAATTATAAAAATGATATTATCAAATCAAGAATAAGATCTTCTATGAATATATCCAATAGAATATTTGCTAGGTCCTGTAAATTAAAAAACGTCAATCAGCTAGATTATAAAAATTTTTGCAATGTTAATCATTTGAAGGGATATTGCCCTGCCAGTCATATTATAGGTCTATATCACAATGACAATCTTGTTTCATTAATGGGGTTTTCTAAAACTAGAAAGCTTATATCATCTAAAAATACAGCATATGAATACGAGCTTATAAGAAGCTGCTCCGCATTAGATGTAAGTGTACTTGGTGGTATATCTAAAATTATTTCAGAATTTAAAAAATCAATAGGTGGATCTTTAGTTACTTATTGCGATGCAGCATTTTCTCCAGATCCAAACAATACCGGATATCATAAATGTGGTTTTCGTTTTATTGGTTCGACCTCACCTGGTTATTATTGGGTCATTGATGATAAAAAATCCAATAGACTAAATTGGACAAAAAGTAAATTAACTGATCTTGGTCACGATCCAGGTTTAACCGTTGATTATATTATGCATGAGAATGGGTATTATAAAATATGGGACTGTGGTAATCACAAATTTGAATTGATAGTTTAGATGAAATAAAAAATCACATCTGCGATATATAGATGATAAAAATAAATCAATTTATGAAAAGTATTCCATCTTTTGAGGATTTTGAACAATATGAAGGTTTGATAGAGAATCTCGACCCAGCATTTCTTAAAGAATTAAGATCAATCGAAATCCCAGAAATAATATCTCCTATAAACGAAGGAAGAATAGCCAATTTTTTAACGAATAAACTCTCCAAGTTCCTTCTCGGATCATTTTCTGGTGTTGGTATGATAGACGAAGCGGTAAGAATAGTTCTTTCGCTGGAACTTGATCTTATACAGAAAGCTAGTGATTTAAGAAAAAACCTATCCAAATTCGATGAACAGATAGATCAATTAGCAAAAGCAGGTAATAAAGAAAAAATCGATGCAATAGCTAAGGAGAGGGAGGCTAAAACCAATGAGTTTGATGCATACGAGAAAGCACAGAACCTTAAGCTTAAAAAAGCAAGGGATGTTGCAAAGCAGATAGTTAATGGAAATTCTAGGAGAAAGGAATATCTTGATTCTTGTTATGCTGAGAATGAAATAGAAATGGCTGAGCTTGAATACAGATTAGCAAAAGAAAGATCTGAGGATCAGACAGCATTAAAATCCTATGAGGAGAAAGTTACTAAAGCCAGAGAAGAAGCAGAAGCTAAAGCTAAGGAGATAGAGGAACAAATGAAGAAGGAAGGGGATAAGGAACCTAATGAGGTAAAAACTGAGGTTTCGTTTGATACAGAAAAGGAGAAGAAGATTATAGCTAGAAGAAAAGGCGGGGATATAATTAAAAGAAAAAATGAGCTTGAAAAAGAAATAGCTGATATTAAATCTGATATGGAGAGAAAACTAAATCAAATTTCCAATAAGATAAAGAAATCCACTAAGCCACTAACTGAAAGATACTTAGAAAATGCCAAGCTTGATCTTATAGAAATGGCAACTGCTCTTGATTATAAAAAGGAACTTCTTTCAACTTTTAGAAATCTTGGTAGTAATGCAGCTGAAATTGAGAAATCCCTTGGTAATAATAAAGAATTTAAGGATGCCATAGATAAGATCAATAAAGGTGCAGGTAATGCTAAACAAATAAAAGGCGATGTATTAAAAGCATTTAGAGATGCATTTTCAACAGTAGGTATAGGTAAATCTGGTATATTGACAACAGGTATCATAGATAAGCTAAAACAAAAAATAAATAAATAAGTCATGACTTTAAAATTTAAAGATTGGGATCAAATTAACGAAGCTAGTATAATAGACAAAGTAAAAAACTGGTTTAGTAGTAAATTTGGTGGACCTATAGGTAAAATTGACGATATAGTAGAAGAATACAGATCTGCAGAGAGTGATTATGTTGATGAATGGGAGAAGCTACAAAGTGAATTGGATAAGCTTGATCTTGAAAAGGGTCAAACTAAAAGCGATCCTGCTGAGATTAAAAGAATTGATAAATTCATAGGTAAAAATACTCATGCGATAGAAGCTGGCGAGAAAGCGCATGCGAAGAGAATAGACATGATAATGAGCAAGGTAAAGCAGGAAATTAATGGCGATACTAAGCTTAAGAAATATTGGGAATTCAATAAAACAAGGGTTGATGCTGAGGTTGCAGAAGATATGTACAAAAGAGCAAAAAATCTAGCAGATGCAACATTGGGTAAATCCCTATATAATAAATACAAAGCAACTGTTATAAAGGCCAGGGAAAAGGATTCTGAATTTAGAAAGCTATATGGTGATCTAATAGGTGGTACAGGAAAAGGAAAGGTAAATGAACCAAATTCTACTGTCCCGGGCGGAGGATCTACAGGATTAAGCGATTCACAGATGGAACAGTTTTTAAATATGTCCATAACTGATTTTGCAAAAAATGCTAGAACTATGGATAAGGGTGACGTTAGAGAATTAGTTTCTTTCCTTATAAGAAAAAGAAATGACCTTTATGTACAAATGGACGTTGAAAGAGATGCTCTTAATGAACTAATAGCTAAAAAACAAGGTGTTGGTGCAACTAAAGAAAGCGCAGCAGCTAAACTTAAGGGGATACGCGAAAAATATATGAATAAGATCAGGGACCTTAGAGGAAAAATAACAGTAGTTAGAAGATGATAACATTTAATTCTTTTAGATTGCTTGAAGAGGAATCGGAGGCAACAAAGGTACAGCAATTAAGATTGCAATTATCTCAAAATCATGACGAGCTAACCGATGCAAAATCTATTAAAAAGGAGGGTGATCCTGCTTCTGAAGCAGCAAGTCTAAATCAACAAGCAGCAATTCATATTAAGATATCTAATACAATGAAAGCTCTTTCTTCTGAAATTAAAAAACAACCAAAAACGGTAGCTACACCTACTGCAACATAAACTAATAAAGATATGAATCAATATTTAAAAAATAATCCAGTAGCTAGAGCGATGTACGAAAATAGTATATCTGAAAAACTATTTGAAAACGAGGCTGCTGATAACGTATTAAGAACAATCTCTGATGCTTGTCTTGATATTTATCAGAAGGTTGTTTTTGATATCGCACCATCGAGAGAAAGAAATCCTGAGGGTAGTAGAGAAAAACTATCACCTATAATTTCTGCGAATACAATAGAATCTTTAGTTGCTGTACTTAGAAACGATTCGGCTGAAAGCGGGGTTAAAACCTCAGCATATGCGGAGTCAAAAAATTTATATTTACAGGCACTCGAGAAATATACTGAAGCTTTAGTAAGCGCATGTAAAGTAAACAAGGCAAACGAGAAGTTCGTACTTGATTATATGAAAGCTGGTGCTCAGGTTAAACAAAGAAGAACTGAACAACTTGCAAAATCTGCTAAGGAGGAGAACGATTCAAAAAATGGAATTGCTGAGTCCTACTATTTTAATGGCGAATTAGATATGCTAAACGAGGATGGTATATTTACTGGGTATAAAGGTAGAGTCGACGATCTTAGAAAAATATTAGCGAATCTTATACTTTCGTCTAATGGAAAAACATCCAAGAACGGATATGGAAGAGATTGGCAGACGACTTTTGTTGATCTTGACGAGAAAAGAAAATCTTTAGATACTTCTAAGGGTGCATTTGGCGAGAAAGATAAGAAGGCTTTAGATGATCTTGAAAAACAGGTTGATAAGTATAGATTGGAGTATATTAAAGCTTCAAATGCTGCAATAGATAAATCTCTTACTAATATACAGAATGACGAGGAACTTAATGGAGCTTACGGTGATGTAAATACACTTTGTGACGAGGCTAAATTATTAAAAACTAGAGCGGATTCGCAATATTCAACAGCTCTTGTTACTATAAAGGACGAGCACAAAGAGAAGGAGGAAGTTTTTAATAAAACTTTATTTCCTATAAGTAGAGGTAATACTGATGCTGATGATAAATTCAAAGATAGCGGATTAATATTCGCAATACAAAAAGCTCTTTGTGATGGTATACCAGCAGCCAGTAAATTGATAAAATCTAAAGGTGGGCCTAATGGTAAATATGGTCCAGCTACAAAATCTGTTATCGCGACGATACAGAAGATGGAGAAGAATAAGAATGTTAATGGAGAAATCGACCAGGCATTGCTTTCTGATATACTTGCCTCTGATTGGGTTTCCGATGAGAATAAAAAAATAATACATAAAGCACTTGATGTTGCTAAAGTTAAAATGAACGAAAGTATATCGACTGTTTTTTCATTTACCGATTTTATTAAAGAATCTGGAATAAATGAAAATAATAAGATTACTATTAACAATGATGATTTTGAGAAGGAACTTGCTTCCCAATACAACGAAACAACATCAAGTGAACCACTTTCGCAGGCCAAGGGTAAATCTACATCGAAGGAAGGTGAGGAGGACGAAGATTCAGAGTCAATGGAATCAAAATCAGTGGATGCCAATAAACTTGCAGAAAAGCTTAGAAGTGTTTATAAGATCGATGTGGAGGGAACAAACTTTACTAGAACTGATGGGTCTCTTAAGCCCTCATATAATTCCAAGTTTATAAAAGCTTGGATGAAAGCATTAGAAGATGTAACTACTTCTCCTAACGATTATGGATACTTTTTTAATGATGGTGGTTTGTATAGAATAAATAGAAAGGATACGTCATTAAAATCCCCTTCGAACTGGCCAAAATTTGAGAAGGTTGATGAAAAGGACGACGTCTATCTCTTCTTTAAAAATAATGCATTACAATTTTCTACCCTTGGTTATATTAATCATAAAAAAAGGTATGATTCTCTAAGTAAATTTGCTGGCGTACTTTCAGAGAAGGGTAAATTTAAAAATATAGCAAATAGGATACAAAGTATTTTAACCAATAAGGAAGTTCCTTTTATATCAATGGAAATTATGAAGGGTGACGTAAAAAGGGCATTCGAGATTGCATTAGATGTTGATTCTTCTGATCCTGATATGGGATCATATGAATTTGTATTATTGAATACTCTTCTAGCTTCAATATCCAATTGCGTAACGTATGATGCTGATAATAAAAAATATATTCCTTGTATTAAATGGATTTCTGATAATATTCTAACTGAAGATGTTTGTCAGAGGGTAGCGGATGATAGATTAATGAAGGATGAAGCTAGTGATGGAGAATTGATAACATTTAGCAAGGATACTCTAATTAATCCAAAAAGAATAGAAATAACAGCAATATTAAATAAAAAAAATAATGATGGATTTACTGAGCAAAAAGCTCTTTCTTCCTTTACCCCTCTGATTAAATTCAAACCAGCTACTGGAATGATGGCATCTAAGGGTGTAGTTATTCTAAATCTTAGAAGGATTACAAAAACAATATATCCAGCAGTTTCTGAGCTATGTAAAAGAATGAATACTGTTGAATTTAAAGATTTCCCACAAAAATCTCCATTCAAGTGTATTGAGGTAAAGTAATAAATAATTAAATTATACAAAAAAGGAAGGATATTTAAAATCTTTCCTTTTTTTTGTGTAATTTTATAGGGTCGAAATTAAATTATTTCCCACATCTATAATATTTATGATATACGTATTCGAAGGACCTAGAAATTCAGGAAAGACATATCTTTCCAAAGAAATGAAATCTAAATTGAATCTTCCTAGATTTCAGTTTGATTTTGGTAGCTATTTCAATTTACTTGAATTGAAAAGCAATGATAACAGAGAAGCACATTCATTCTCGATGGGGAAGGAACTTATGATAATGCAGATAGCTAAGGATCTAAAAGGAACAATCCCGGATTTCATACATGATAGAGGTATATTGACTGTTCTCGCATGGGGATTATCCGAAAATAGAATAACAAGGGATGACGTCATAAAACAAATAGAATTCATAAGGGATAAAAACCTTATGTCTGAAATTAGGGTGATCTATATAAACGGTAATAACCCGGATAAATCCGATAGAAATAAGGACCAATGGGATTATGCAGAGCTTGATAATTCTGAGAGATCCTCGTTTGAATTTGTTATTTATAAGTTCGTGGAACTTGGGTTTGATAATATAAGAATATTTCAGAATGAATTCACTGATGAAAGCGTAGATGAATTAATAAAACTAATAAATCAAATATAATTATGTGCGGTATATTACTAACAACTGGTGCTAAGACAAATCCTGAAATACTGGATTCAATAAAACATAGGGGAATAGAGGTTCAAAGCGAGACCTTTGATAATGTAACTCTATGTCATCATAGATTACCAATCCAAACATTGGATGGTGATGATTGGGGACAACCGATTAATGTCGCTAAGGATATCTATATGATGTTCAACGGTGAGATATTTAATTATGATCAGAATTTATTTTCTTCTGATACTGAATATCTATGTAATCTTTTTTCTAAATTAGGAGGGACCAATTTGGAATTCTTCTCAGCAATGTACATTCCCCATATTTGTACATGGGATGGATTCTGGTCGATAGTTTTGTATAGTACTGTAACAAGTCAAGTAATAGCGTTTACTGATCCGCTTGGTAAGAAATGCCTATATAAGAACGAGCTTGGGGAGGTATGCTCAGAAATAAAAGGATTATATACGGACAATTCAAAGATTGATGATAAGTTCATAAGCTCTGTCAGAAAGTTTGGTTATAATACAGATAATAGAACTGCATATGCCAATATAAAAAGATTACTTCCAAATACAATATATTCATGGAATATGGGTTCTCCTATGTTTGAACAATCTTATCCTGAATATTATAGAATATGGGACACACCGATACCCGAACTTGTTGATGAGGATTACGAAACCCATAAGGATTGGTTATGGGATAAGATGTTTGAAAGTGTTAATAATAGATTGGTTTCTAGAAATTATCCAATATCGATACTAGTTTCTGGTGGACTTGATTCTGCTATAATTGCTGCGATACTTAAGGAATCTGGATCTGATGTTAAATGGTTTAGTATAGAGAATGGTGAAACCCCCTTTGTTAATGATTTAGAAGCTCATTTAGGAACTTCTACAAATTTCCTAGACTATGATATGGATTTGGAAAAAAATGCTCTTATATACGCCAAATGGAACGAATCACCAATAGATCTTGGATCTGTTATTCCACAGTATCATTTATTTGAAACTATCCGTAAAAATACTGATTATAGAATAGTAATAAGTGGGGATGGATCTGATGAGTTATTTGGTGGATATTCAAGAATACATGAATACGATTCCCAGAAATCTGATATTTTCCAAGAGCTTAGTTTTTATCACCTGCCAAGATTGGATAAGATGTCAATGGCACATACACTTGAGCTAAGATCCCCATTTCTTAATAATGATATAATTAGATTTGCTATGCATTTACCATTGGAATGGAGGACTGATAAAAAGATACTTAAGGACACATTCGGACCTATGCTTCCTAGCTCAATAGTTAATAGAAAAAAAGAGGCATTAAAGAACCCCGAAATAAAAGAGGATAAATTAGCATACAGACAAAAAGCTGTGGATCTATTTCTATCTAAAGCATAATCTTTATTAATCTGAAACTTCTTGGATATATACATAAATAAAAATGTAAGAATGACAAGAATAGTTAAAAACTTTGATGCATTTTCAAACAACAATCAAATCCACGAGGATTTTGATATAATGGGTTTGCTCGGTAAGACGATTGGATATCTAGGAGATGGATTTATCGATACTATAAAACAAAAATTTACTGCAATACTCTTAGAAAAGCTTGGAATAGAGGAGGAAAGCATCGCATCCGAATTTGTACAACAAGTAGTTTCTAGTATAGATATGAAGGAGTGGCCAGGTATACTTAGTGGTGACAACAATAATATGAATTTTTTCATTCCTAAAATCGCAGAATCTATACAATTTACATTGGAGAGAAAGGGGTTTGATGGAATAGCGAAAGAGATTGGTCTAAAACCTAGCAGTATAATATTAAGAACCCTCGTAAATACGATACAGGATAAAGCAACAGGAAAGGAGAGGATTGAAAAATTCCTTTTTGAATTATTCGGGGAGAATAATATAAGTGGTGATATTATATCGTCGCTCAACAGTAAAGATAAAACGCAATTTAGTAATGCACTAACAAAGGCTTCTGGAAATAAATCTAGATCGGACGATACCAAAGGTGACGGTGAATCATTTATTAGTAATATAATGGGTGGATTATTAGGTGGTAATAACACAGCAGCAATAGTAAAATAAAAGATAAGCTATGAATCAAAAAGATGTAAGCAAGAGAGATATATTGGACTTTGATAAATTTTTAACAAAAGTTCATGATGATAAATATAAGCCATTTGCACCAATAAACCAGGAGGACAGGGAGGATGCTACTGGGTTATCAAAGATAAAAAGAGAAGCGAGATATGATTTTGTTGGGTATGCTGATGCTATATTCGGTCACACCTCGAAAATAAATGTCCCTGGTTATAGGGTCAGTGTTGACGGTAAAGCTGGTATGGCTGATGCTGGTGCATTTGGTACAGCATTTAACACTAGTGAATCCGAAGACACCTGTAATTTCATTAAGAGGTTATCAGATTTCTAATAGAATATACATAGAATAAAAAAAGAGAGCTGTATAGCTCTCTTTTTTTATGTGATTGTTTCTATGAATTTTTCTTTTGCTAATTTATATATGTCAGAATCTTCATCAAAGTCCTCGTATATTTCAATAACAAAAAGTTCAGGAGATACGTTTTTTTCTATCGAGAATTCATCTAATATTTCGTGATATATGAATTCATAATTCATTGAATATCTTGTATTTTTTAAAATTATTTTCTTGAGTACACAAATCTGCTTATTTCCTTGATCTGTCTTTAGTGTAACCGAACCCTGCCAATAATATGGTATTATTTTATCTGTTACCATATTTCTTATTATTAATATACCAGAATTTATTGGTTCTGTCTTCTCTGAATTGAATTTTGACTGTACCTTGAATATTTTAATTTTTGATTCCTCTTCCTTGAGCATATCTAAAAATATTTCGGAATATTCGTATAGTATTTCTAGAGATGATTCTATTATTTCTAATATCAGATCCTTTTTTTGTTTTTCTAAATTTATAAAATTGAAATTTTCTATGTATTCCTTTTCCTCGTCGGATAACTGTGAAATTATTACTGTCCCTATTTTGTTATTTTTCTTAAACTCATTAAGAGATTTAACTATTTTGGAAACTGCCCGTAATATGGGATAGCAATTTTTTGAATTTATATTTTTACTTATTGATTTTAAGTAATCCAAAAGAACATATTCTTTATGCTCTATGTCTATTGGTTCTTTAATGAACCAAATTGTGCTTAGGTTTTTCATCTTTAACTGTTAAAAGTTTGATTGCTCTATATATTTACATTGTAATTTTTTCGAAATGGATATATACACTAAAAGATTTCTAGAAATGAAAAGAATAAACGAGGGAAGAATTTATGATTATTCTGCTTTTACTGATAGTAAAAAGCCAACCAATACAAATGATTATACTTTCGGAATAGAACTTGGATATACTGATATAGATATACAGAACAGGCCTGAAGAATATGAGGATATTTCCGATGCTAAGATTTTTATGGACTATTCGGTTAATTTAATTATAAAAAAATCAGGTATAGATAGCATGGATATAGTTGTTAATTCAATGGAACTTGATTTCGAAGTTGATGATTATCCAAACGATTCGAAGGAATTTGATATAGATCTAATACCGGGTAGAACCATAGACTATAATCAAATATTAATAGATAAGAATGATGTTCTTATACCATCATATCCTAAATCTGTTGAAATTGATATGAATAAATCAACGGAGGCAAGAAATTTTAAAATAACTGTGGTCTTCGGATCATAATTGATATTATATGAAGATTTTAAATTTCAAAGATTTTATCTTAAACGAGGAAAGTTTACAAATATATGAGGAAATTCCTGGTATTAATTCACTATCTGATAATGGATATGAATTGGAAGCTGAAAAATTTAATTCAGAAAATGACACACCTCCATTCGGAAAAATCCTATTAACGAAAGATTCCCCGAAAAATATTAGACTTTCATTCCATAATTATAAAGGTAGAAAAATGAACGATTTATGGATTCCCAAAGATCATTGTAAGATTAGTGATGATTCAGATTCTTCATGCAAAATTTCTATTTCAGGAGATGGCGAATGGCTAAGTTCTGATAGCAATAGAGCTAAAGTTGAGGATTTTATAGAATCCCTTTATGATAGCAAGATGAGAGATAAATTATATTCGGGAGATATAGTAGATACCATAAGGGAGGATGTATATCACATTATGGATATAATTGGGATTCCCTGTGAGGTTGTTGATGTTAAGAAGCTGGATGGAGATAATGAATATTCGGTTGTATTGGATAATAACATTTCAATAGATGTAAATAAAAGATCAGATAAACAGCTTCTCGGTGAATTTAAGATGTATAAAAATAATGCTGAATCTTCTCCCTCTGTTGAGATAAAGAGTAAAAACGGTAAGCATAATTTTTATTTTTATAATGACGATCTACCTAACCTTGAGGATGAATCTGATCTGTCTGATGTTAAGAAAAATCATAGACTCTATTATCTACTCAAGAAATCATTAGGCGTTGATAACAATGTGGATAGGGATAATATCTATAACCATTTCGAACAAACCTCTCAAAACTACAAATCTGGTAATGAACAGAATCTAAGTTCTGAAATGAAGAAATTGAGGATTGAAGATGGTAAAAAATTAAAGGACCTTAAGAATATAGTAAACACGTTCATGCCCGAAGATAAGATAAGAAAAATATTTCAGGAAACCTTAGTAAATTAACACTAAATAACGAAACAAAACTCCATTATGTAATCTACAATGTTTATGTAATGGACTTTTTGTATTTGGATGGTCACAATAAACTGAAAGAGGAAAAAAATCTAAATAAATGATATCAAGTATTAAAAATTTTTTTTCGTTAAAAAATAAAAAACCAAAAAGGATGAACTTAGCTGAAATTAATAGTATCGACGAAGTAATGGATACTTATAAAAACATGGAATTTCAATGGATTAAAGGGGATGACATCGGAGCGATTGAGACATATAAAAATGTTGCATATGCTGGTGATTCATATTTTGTTGAATTTATTAGCGGAAAGAGAATGAATGTCAATCTTGTTGATGAATTTCTAATGTATTACCCTGCACCGCCAAAAAAAGATATTGGTATAAGTGCTGAATTCATAGAGATACCAAAACCTTCCAGTGTAACATCAATTGTTTATGGTGAAATTTCAGCCAAAAATGAACTCGAGGAATCTCCGATATATAAGTTGCTCAAGAAACAGAAAAGGAATTCAGTGGAAGTTTCAATAAAGCTTAAGTTGAATTTACCATCTAAGGAACTTTATGGTGTTTTATCAAGCTCTTTTGAGGACGCTGAAAGGGATATAATAGATTTTGTTCTTTCTGGTGTTGATATAGATGATATAAAAGCATCACTTGCGGATTCAATAAAAAAAACATATTATGTTTCTGAGAAAAAGGAACCAGTAAAAACTAGTAAGAGCCAACCAAATAAAAAAGATAATAATGAATAAGGAAAAAATACTACTAGAAACACCAAAATTTGACGTTGTTGAAAGAGAGGATAAACCTGGTATAGTTTCTAGAGTTGAAACAGTGATGATATTACCGTTTATAAGTGATGATCAGGGACTACCTTTAATGGTTGGTGTACTTAAAGAAAAAAATCTTTTTAGAGATGGAGGAAATACTCAAAGCCTAATAACAGGAACTTGTGACGAAGAAGATCCTGATTATCTAGCAACTGCTAAGAGAGAATTACTGGAGGAGTCTGGATACGATGTTTCCGATAATAATAAATGGTATTTTCTTGGAGCTGTATCGGGAAATAAATTTGTTGATAAGGAATATCCTGCTTTCGCTGTTGATGTCACTGGTATAGAAAAAGGAAAAGCAGAGGGCGATGGATCTAAACAGGAAATCGAAGCGATTTTTCATTTTATCCCAGCAAATGACGTTGTTAAATCAAAGGATATATTTATTCCCGGTCTTTTTTTAAAGCTGTTTAAGTTTGTCGTCGGCATGGATTTATATAATAGGGAGGACTCAGTTTTTGGAGCAGAGAGCGGATTTAAGGACGTTGAACTTTAATATTTATATTTATGAGTAATAGAAGACAGAGAAGACAGATTTTGAGATCGATGGGATTATTAAATGTAGAGAAGAAGGATATATTTGATAACAAAGAAAAACTAGAGGACGGAAAAAATAAGCACAGATTGCATCTTCAGATGGTTAAGAATAATCAGATACAAAAAGAAAATAAAGCGGAATCCGAAAATGATTTCTTCATGTATAGACAGCAAGAATCAGAGTATTCTTCTTTCCAATCGATGCTAATGAAGAAAGATTGGAATAGTTTTGAATCAAATGATGATAATGCAAGAGATTAAAGTAAAAATTCATCTATCTAAATATTCGCCTAAGGAAGCAAAAAAGAGATCTGCTGTAGGTTCTGATTTTTATGTCGTTGATATCTCTAAAATAATAAGAGATCTTGGATATGAATTGGATAACCTAACGAGAGAATCTGAGTTTGTAATAAACTACACTATTCGAAAGAAAATACTACAAGGAATATATAGTACAAAGTGTGATGGTATACTTGTGTGCTATAAGAATATAAATCAGGATTTTACTAAAAATCTTGAGAATCTATTAGACGAACATCCGGAGGAAATACAATATACTATTCACAATCTTTAAAAAAAAGATTATGTATAATGCCTATAACAATTAATGATGGTACTAGCGCTCCTTCTCTTGAGGAATTAAGAGGCAAGGGTATAATAAATGACCTTGTCCAGAGATGGAGTAATATAGGTTCCAGTAATGTATTTAAAGGGCCAACAGCAAGAACCCTATTCTATGAAGCTGGAAAAAGAAGACCTGGTAAATATGGGCAATTCCTATTCTATTCATTAGGTAATCACGAAAACAATTTTATTGATGCTTATTATAGATCTGAAAACAGAGAATATAATAGAGCTGTATCTTCCAGAAAATCTAAGAATCCCTCAGCTGGACATCTAGTTAGAGAAACGTTTGCACTTGAGGCAATAGTTGCTAACTGCGATAGTATATTGAATGGATTCACATCAGCGTTCGAGAAAAGTATAATCGGCGGTATGGCAGCACCATATTATTGGAAAGATTTCCTATTCTGTAAATATTACGCTACTATTCCTAATAATTATATGATAACTTTAAGGAGATTCCCGACCCCTGTTCTGGATAATCTGTCTGTTCCCGGTGCACTTAAATCGTCGGGAGCTTATAATATTGAGGGTGTTGGTAGACCCGTTGCACAAGCTGTAACCTGGTTTGGCGGAAATACTGGTAATAAATTAAGCGAATTGTTATCGTTCAGTACAGGTATAAAGTGGACAAATAAGGAACAGGATCCAACTTTAACACAACAATCCATGAGCCAGGGATTTCTTGATGATACTTCTAGAATACTTGGTGATGTACTGAATGGTATAGGTGATGGTGAAGCTGCAAAAAATATAAAGGCCATAGCTAATGCTGTTGCAATAGCTTCAGATCCCAATAACACGAGTCTTGAGAATACTAAATATATGAAGATGAGGGACATGATGAAGGATCCTAATAAGGGTGCTGGTCTTTTCAGTGAATATATCTGGACATCTGTTGACGTTGTTAGCTCTACACATTTTAGAGGAGTTGGTTTACCATTCAGCTGGGGAAACTCTGGCTCTATAACTGTCACGTTTGAATATGATTTAACATCCGTCGGTGAGGTTAACACAAAAGCATCTATGCTTGATATAATGGGTAACCTTCTTAGTATAGGTACGAATTATGGTTCTTTCTTAACACCCGATTTTAGATATAATTCAAATTTCCCAGCTTTTGGATTTCCTGGAGGAAATAAAGGGCTTGAGATGTTTTATAAGGATCCAATCCAATTTATAATAGATTATGCTGAACAATTGGTTAATCCAGTAGACAGTGCAAAGTCCGCAGCAGGTGATCCGAATAAGGGATCCTTTGGTGATGCTGACGAGTTAAAGAATTCCATGAACGTAATAACCAAGCAAGCTAGCGGTAATCTTGGTGCTGCTGTTAAAGAAATGAAGGAATTATTTGGATCCTCTGCTGGTAGATTGCTAAAGACCGCACTTACACCTTCTTTTTTTGAAGCGTATCAATTCCCTGCCAGTCTTTTAACAGGTGCACCTATAGGTGAATGGCATTTAGTTGTTGGTAATCCCTGTAATCCTATAGCAATGATTGGAAATCTCATATGCGACGGTGTTAAAATTGATTTTGGTGAAGCTCTTGGTCCTGACGATTTTCCAACCTCACTTAAAGCAGTATTTACATTAAAGCACGGTAGAGATAGGGAAAGAGGTGAGATAGAAAGTATTTTTAATAGAGGTGATGGTAGATTGTATCAGTCATCAATGCCAACAACAGCTAATGCACAATCATACGATGCTATCGCTACAGTTGATGGCAAAACACTTAAGAATGCTGTTACCAGTGTTTTCAATCAGGAATCGTATGGTACCTCCTCAAATAATCAGGCTTCACCTGGAAGATAAAAATAAAAATAGTTAAAATGTCAAATTTTCTTATAGATACCATATCAAAAAATAAAAGCGTATTCAATCCTGATCCTGTTAATAATAAACCTGGATATGGCATATGGAATCTCACCCAATCTTCGGTTGATTATAACAGCGGGATTGCCCTTGATGATTTTTTTGTTGTTACTGAATATTATCAAATGAGACCAGATTTGATAGCTGCTATAAAATACGGTGACCACGGAAGAGTAGGATCACTTCTGAAATTTAATAGCATAAGTAATCCCTTTGCCGTGATGGAAGGAAATATCCTACTTATACCAAATTCTAAATCTATTGATGATTCTTTTAATAGTAAAAAAATAATAGGCCAATCACAAGCTACTGCTAACAACAACACAAATACGAATCAGAATACAATATTTAAAAAAAATCAGGAGAGCAAAAAATTTAAGGTAAGTGACGCTAGAAGAAAATTCCTTGAACAGAAAGTTAAAAATCAACCAAACATTGTTTTACCGCCTAATGTGATGCAACCCGACGATAAAGCTATAATGAAAGAAAATGGATTCTTAATATTTGCACCTAGTGCAGGTGGTGGTGGATTTAATAAACCTATTAATTAATAATGACCGAAAAGGATATAAAAATAAATTCAATAGCTATAAATAATATTAAGCTTGATGAATTGGTTAAGGTAGATAATGCGAATGGATCTAGTGATGCGAATGTACTTAGAGAAACTGGAGCATCCGAGGAAAAATCAACTGGCCTCAACTCCCCTTATGTTTCAATAAACGGATATAACGTTTCTAGATTTATGAGGAATTTCAATCTTGATCTTACTGGATTTCTCCCCGTTATCTCATTTACTTTTTCTGCTGCTGATACAATATTTATGTCTGTAAATTATCCTAAGGATGGTGATATAGCTTCAGTTTATATAAGATCTACTGATAACTACTATAAACCATTTAGAATGGATTTTTTAATAATGAGTGTCATTGGTGATGTATCAAGCGTATATTCAGAGAGTGGAACCGACCCGGAGGGTGAGAATTTTAGATTTAATATTGTAGCTGAATGTTATATCCCTGGACTATATAAACAAAGAATAAAGGCATTTCCGAATATGCCATCTATAGATGCATTATTAGAAGTGTCACAGGACATTAATTTAGGCTTTTCTACGAACGATAAATCAACAAATGATATAATGTCTTGGATATGTCCAAATTATTCGTATTATGACTTTATACAGGAGATATCGATTAGAGCATATAAAGATGATGAAACTAGTTTCTATGACTGCTGGATCGATTCTTATTATAATCTTAATTTTGTAAATCTTGGAACTCAATTTGCTTTTGAAGGCCAATCAACGGAGGTTGGCTATTTTACTCCTGGATACGGGACAAAAAATCCAAAAACTGATGCTGCTATACCAGGAACTGCAACACCAAAGATGACATCAGTACCTTTGGTTCTGACTAACTATATGGGATCTGGGATAACCCCATTTTTTATAAATGGATATACACTGACATCAAGAGCTGGCGATAATTCAAATAATATGGGCTATATAACGAATATAGGATTTTATGATGATATAGAACAATCAGAAGAACCAAAGAAAAAGTATGTAAAATATGATATAGAATCAATAACAACCGATAACGTTTCAACTGGAACTATGCTACAGAAAGGTAGAGTCAGAAGTGATTCTTATAAGGACGAAACCAGAACGGAATGGCTTGGTGTTCTTGATAGATTTGCTGATGGCTCCGGTGTTCATCAGAATTATCTTCATTCGAAATATCAGAATTTAATAAACATTAATGATGTAACTAAATTAACATTAGAAGTTGAACTATCTTCTTATTATCCAGGAATAATAAGAGGTCAGGTTATACCCGTTGCAATTTATGTTAGTAAGGGAGGTAACAGACAACAAAATGTTGGGCAGACACCAAACAATAAAGCTAATAACACAAATCAACCAACATTGGATTCGTTCCTTTCTGGTAATTATGTTGTTATGGGAATGCAGGTGTATTGGACACCTAGCGGGGCTATGAGAGAAAAATTAATATTATGCAAGAGAACCTGGCAAGCTAATTCGTCTGGTGCAACACCAAGGTCTTTCCCTAATAGTGTACTTAATAAATAAAAAAATAACATAATATAATGTCATTAGGAGCAACAGATAAACAAAGGAGTCTATTTCTTAAGGGATTTAAACTTTCTAAGCAGGGACAATATGAAGATCCAACATATCTTGGTTTCAAGATTGTTATAGATTTTGGTACATTACCAATAAATCCTGAGGATGGATTGCCACCAAGTCCGTTATTTAGAGATACTAATTATGAGATAGGTGCAGGGAATAGTTTTTTTGCTACTAACCCTTTTGGCCAGCCACAATATGAATTTAGAACACAGAGAACCATTAGTTACTATAGTGCTGTTGGCTATCTAACGGAAAGAGAAATTAGTTTTCCCTATGGAGGAAAAAGAGCGGACATGATGAGGCAATTTAAAGTAACCTTTAACGATCTTCTAACTAATTCACCATGGTTCATCCAATCGATAAGCGGTCTGGATGAACTTATGAAGGTTCCGAGAGGTGGATATCAAACACAGACCGAAGCAAGTTCAACATTTAATGTACAGAGAACTGCAGGAAAAACGTTAACCTTTAATACGCTGGAGTCTATGAATCTTAGAGTAACCGCTCTTGCTGATCTTTATAATCAAGCAACCTTTGATTATGATTACATGAGAGAATTGGTACCTAGAAATCTTAGAAAGTTTACTATGTACATATTTGTCTCTGAGATAAGAAACTTTTTTAAAACTTCAAGATTGTTGGGGTCATCTACAGCTTTAACTACAATAGATAATCTATCATCTCTTCTGGGTTCTGGTAATAATCCAGGAAGCAGCATTGCTGCAGCATCGGATGTTGCAGGTCAACAGAATGGTAACTTTAGTAGTGGAAGTTCAAGTAGTCTTAATCCTGCTAGTTCTTTCAATTCTTTTGTTGGTAATATATTCAATCAGGCTGGATTGGATAATGATTTTTCTCTACTCAAGGATCAGCAGGATCAATCTGGTATAAAGCCTATGCTTGTATTTGAATGTAAGAATTGCGAGTTTGATTTTAGCGAGAGTACACCTATACAGAGCGAACTTTCTGCTGGTAGTGCAGCAGGATCAGCCACACCTGAATCTCAGAAATTTAAAATTCATGTTGGTAGGGTAAGAATGAGAAATCAATATCCAAATATAAGATTGGACGGGAAACCGCTGATATTAGGTGACAGCTGGGATAGCGCTAGATCATCGGTGCAGGCTAATCCAACCGATGATAGAAATGACATATTAAGTTTAGGTGGTGAATTACTAACTAATTTTGTTAGTAATTCATTGAACGATCTTATAAATGAGGGTGTGGCAAATTTAGCAAAAAACGTAGCAGGTTTAGATAAGGCTGTTCTTGGTAATGCATACAGTTTTAATCCTAGTCAATTATTATCCAACCTTTCATTTAATAGCGCTCAAAATTTCCTTTCACAATTGGGTGGTGCCAATATAGGACTAAATAAAACTACTCTACCAAATCCACAAAGTATGGGATTAGGAGGTCCACCAAATAGGGTTTATCCTACCCCAGGTGGGGATTCTTATCCAACTTCGCCAGGACCTGATTTGGGTGCACCTGATAGAGTTTACCCTGCACCTGGAGGGGATGTATATCCAACTTCGCCAGGATCTGATTTAGGTGCACCTGATAGAGTTTATCCGGCACCTGGTGGTGACGAATATCCAACTTCACCAGGACCTGATTT